TCTTGTCCCTCACTATCGTAGTGAACTTTATTCAACCAATACTCAAAAGGTTTACCTTCATTTGATATATGAATGGTGTGTTGTACCTCATCAGATGATGGAATATAGTCAGGACTACAACTTACTAAAGATACTATTACAGTGAAAAAGAATAATCTCAATACAATTACCAATAATATGTCTTTCATGTTTTTTGTTTTAATTCGAGTACAAAGATAATACTTTATTTTTAATATCCAAACACCAATCAAACTTTTTTCAAAAAAAAAACCCACATACATAAATTCTCTCGAACATACATCTGTGGGATATATGTTTCACAAAGGTAAGTAATAGTTTTGTTACTATCAAATTTTTTATGAAACTTTTGTTGGGGTGTTTTGGTTCTCTCGAACCGTGAGATAATAAATATCTCATAACATCACCAAAAGTCAATACCTTTGTTATTTTTTTTTTTAATTCGTAGTCAGGACAGGACTCGAACCTGTATGAGTTTATTTCATCTCCACTCCTTAATAGAGTTGCGTCTCTCCAATTCCGCCACCTGACTATTGTTTATCTTGTTTCTACTCTTATACGAAATAATTTATCACTTAATCGTTTTTCATCAATAACATCACGGATTTCCTCAGCAACTTTTTGATGATTATAACCAAATACCTCAATAATATACTTCGCTTTTCCTAAATTTTTACTTTTCGAATCGGGATTAAAGTATGAAGTTGGGTTTTCATTAACAGGTTTAACTTTATTACTCTTTGTCGATACAAAAAATGTTTCTGTGTGTGGCATATTGTTTTGTTTAGTAGTCAGGACAGGACTCGAACCTGTAAGGTATAACCACTAAAACGTGGAGATGGAGGTTAAACCCTCTTTTACAATACCAACCTGTGAGCGTCTACCTCGTTATAACAGGATTTCTCACATTATAAGCTTTCCGCCACCTGACTGTTTGTAACGTTTAATCTGATAACCTTACGAAGAGTTGTTTCTATATTAATCCAATTGCGTGTAAATAATTACAAGGTTGGTTGTTGGAGGGAAAGTTACACGTCTAAACCCGTCAGGAGCTACCAACACCCCTTGTAGTCATGGTGGGACTCGAACCCACAGACATAAGTCCCATCCACTCTAAAAGAGCTCGACCTTATAATCATGACTATCTGAGTTTAGTATACCTCAAATCTATTAACAACAGTACCTTTGGGTACAATTATTTTATATTTACTATTTTCCACATCCAAATATCTAAATAACCCCGACTTTGATTCATAATGAGTTATCTTAACCTCAACGTGTGGTTTATCATTTGTTGTTTCAACAATAAAAGTCTCATCAACCGGTTTCTTACCTCTAACATAACCTTCCACTGATTTGTAATAGTAGTAGTAATACTCTGTCTGTTCTATATTACCACAACCCAACATAAAATGTCCTCCAACCTCATCACTATTCTTAATTGATTGGATGTTAACTCTACGTGAGTAATACTCAGTACTATCAGAATCAATCCATCTAACAATCGGGAAGATGGCAATTATTAATAACAATGAACTAACAATCGCACAAGACCAACGTAAGAATGATGGAAATTCATCATCTGTATCTAACTTTTTGAATAAAACCACTAAACCAATTGATAATGTAATCATCAAACCTAACAAAAATTGTTCTTCTGAAATCATAATTTTTTATTTATTTTTATGGCACAAAGATAATACTTTTTTTAATATAACAACTAAATTCTTGTTTTTTTTTATCTTCCCTCATATTGCCATAAAACAGCATTACAATAAGCGTGTACCGCACCTTCGGTCATATTTGTTTTATGACAATGTTGAAGATGTATCGGATGTTGTAAAAATCCCTCCGGGAACAACTTCCAATTAATCGGTTTACCTGTTATTCTATTGGGTGCAACCTCATCTAAAGTCTCCCCGCAATACATACACAGATTGTTCTGTTCCTTTATGTATTGTATCCTAACCTCTCTTCTTTGTTTAGGCGCTAGTTTTGTGTAATCCGTTGGTAATTCCATTTAATTTAATCTTTGTAGTCAGGAGAGGAATCGAACCTCTCTACAGGGAGCTACCCGTCATCCATAACCTTCCATCGGACTCGAACCGACCTTGTATCCAACCTGACTATTTTCGTTAATGTTAAAAACTAGTCCAATCCCCCTAAAAACCATTAACTTCCTTATTACCTATATGGGCGCAGCCATCCCGTTTATATATAGTTTTACCTGAAACTTCTTTGGGTTGTTGATTGACCACTCCCACTTACTCAAGTAGTTTTTATTTCTCTTTATTATTGGACACTAATCCAACCATTAACACAACTCCTAAAACAATTCCCACAATAACTCCCGTAAAGAATGCGTCCCCTAATTCCGTCATATCTTAATAAATTTTTAATTTGTAACCTGTTAGTCTACTAATCTCATCTTTAGGTGAAGTATAAGAATACTTACTAATACTTTTCTCATAAAGACTATAATCACCTCCAAGTAAAATATTTTTGTTAGGAAGTTCATATTCAAACTTATTTCGGTTTGATATAACAATATCTTCATTATCTATCGAACACAAATTCAAATCACTCTTCAGTTCTCTCTTAATGTAGGACTGTAAAAGATTCATTTTAGAAGTGTTAATCTTATTCTCACCATCATACTGTAAAGATAATATATCACACCGAATTCGATATCCACCGCCATAATCTAATGTTATTGTTCTCACCCGGAAAGAAACTATAAAGGGAAGTCCATTTACATTTTTGTATCCGTCGTATATCTTACCATTAAAGAATTTATTGTAAGCCGTTATAGGACCTTGCCCACTTAACTCATTTACATTGACATCATCCATCCCATTCGGTTTTGCGCTTGATACTCAGTGTAGGTACATTTCCTCATTGAATTGTAGTCCGGAGTCAACTTAACATGTGTTGGATATTTCTTCGCACTTTCTCTTCTTTCTCTCATCACCTTAGCATAAGCCTCCCTTTTACTTGAAGCCCACACATCATTAAATCCTCCACCTATCCAATTGAATAAGTACAAATACTCTCCGTTAACACTTCTATACAATTTCTCTTTAGCCATATCTTTATCGTTTTGTGAGTACAAAGATACTATTAATTTTGGTACCTCCAAATAAAAAATGAATTATTTTTTCATTACTATCGAAATAAGTTTGTGTAAGTTCACTCCGGTCTGTTCCGGTTTGATTTGATTGAGTGTGAAGTATTCCCAATTGCTATGTTCATCACCTGACATAGCATTATCAAAATCAGGCTTTAATTCTTTATCAGTATCCAATTGATAAACATACATTATACCCCTGATTTTCGTACCGTCACGATTTGTCCTTGGTACAACACCGATAAAGGTTAAATCGTAATCGTCAATATCAATATCCGTTTCTTCGAAATGTTCTCTTTTTGCACAATCCATTGTTGTCTCCCCATCTTCAAGATGACCTCCGGGTAATGACCACATTCCGGGATATAATCCTTTGGCGTTTCTCTTACATAGTAAAACTTTATCACCACATTTTACTAAAACACCAGCATACCTTGTAATTTCCATATATTTATTGTTATGAATGTAAAAATTAATCAAAATATCTTCAAAGTCAAAACCCTAATTGATAAGAAATCTCAAGCGATTGGCATGATGGGAAAAACATTTGACAAATCTTTTGAAGGTTTGTTATTCCTAATGGGAGGTAACAAACAATGTTTTTGGATGAAGAATTGTATAACCAATTTGGATATCATAATCATCCGTAATAATGTTATTGTAAATATCCACCACAACTGTCCTCCATGTGAAGGTGAAGAATGTTCAAGTTATTGTGGTAACGGTAATATCGTACTAGAACTTGAAGGTGGAACCTGTGAATATTTAAATATCGAAGCGGGTGATGTTATAGAATACTTACTCTAATTTTTGCCCCTCAGGTGTTCTTGTATTTCTTCCCCTTCTTGAAAAGATTACAAGATACTTGAACAAAACCCAATGGCTACGACATAATAAAAAAACCCTCATCAGGATTATTTCTAAATGGGGTATATCTACCATAAGACCTATGTTTGAACATACTACCTCAATTGTATTGAAAGATAATGTTGTTGCCGATATATGGAAACCCCTACATCGATACTTTATAATCTTAAACATTTTTCTTTAATCGTTCTGATTTAACGTTATTCACTTTTTTTCATATCACACTGAAGGTGTCATTATAATAGCAATCACATCCCCACCTTTTAACCCTTTTGATAATTGACAACTTTTATTAGTTGCAATTATTTCGTCAACACTACTAACACCAGGATATTTCGATGCAATACCACTTAATGTATCACCAGTTCTAACTTTATGTAATACAACATTATTTCCGTAAGTTGATTTCATTCGTTGTGGGTTCCCAAAACAATATTTTCCACCCATTTCAGGTTTAATTTTAGTCATTTGAATATCAATCGGTGATTGAGTATTCATTTGTTCTTCAATAACTCTTCTAACAATATTTGTTAAATCTGATTCAGTTAATCTTATAATCTTTGTCATGTGTATTTTTTTTATTATTATTTATATATTACATTCCCGGTATTGGGTTTAATTTACCCATAAGAATCCCTTTCAACATTTGATTAAATGGGTCGTCTTTAATACCATTATCCGAACTTGGTTGTGTGGGAGGTGCAGGAGGTGTTGGTGTAGTTGTTTCTTGTGACACTCCACTCATATCTTCACCCCAATTTTTCTGACCTTCCTGAGTTTTTGAATATTCAATCATTTTTTGTTTTACATTCTCTTCTCCCATCTTTTCAGATAATTCTTCAGGTCCAACAAAGTTTCCAACACCCAAATAATCAAGCAATCCCGCATAGAATTTAGTTTTTCTCATTAATCCGGTTAATTCTCTATTTCTAAGTGAAACTCCAGGCCAAACATATTTAGCCATAAATGAAGGGTCAGTCATTTTATAATCTCTTAATGTCCTACTACTTTTACCTAACTGTGTTTTTAATTGTTTTACCAATGCAGTTGCAGTTGCCGGGTCAGCCGCTTTAATTCTTTTAGCAAAATTTGCAGTTACTTTAGTAACATTTTTTCTTTGTCTAGCTACACCAGTAAAAAGGTCAATCCAATCTATTAATGTTTTTCTTAACCCCGCAGTTAATTTTCCGCCAGGGATTCTATCAATAATTTGTCTTAATTTACCTCCCCAACTAATTGAAGTGTTTAACAATTTACTAAATAGTGGTGAAGCCTTTCCTGCATCAGATAATATTTTACTAGCGTCTGCAACATTACCCCCATTTTTTACAATACCCATCGCCTCATTTACACCTCTCATAGCTTTACTACCTTTCGATACCCCCATAAGTGGTTTGGCAATTACATCTCCAACATAAGGAACAATTGCTATCATAGACAAAAACCCAAATAAATATTCCCCTTGACGAATATAATCAAGACCATTAACCAAATCAACAACTCCTGTTGGGTCGAAAATACCCACAACATCTCCAAGAGTGTTCCACCATTCTTCGTTTAACATTTGGGTGTTTTCATCATATAATGATTCCCCACCGATATATCTTTCTTGGATGGATTTCAAATGAGATTCTGTTATAATGATATTCTTCATTTTTTATTTTAATTATAAATATCAATACAAACAAAAAAAGGGTCTTACGACCCTTTTCTATTTTAATTCTAATTCAATTTGTTCTCGTTCTCTAATAAAATTTTTAATTCTATTTCTTGCGACCTCACAATAACCCGGAGATACTTCAATTCCAATCCATCTGCGGCCCAACGTTTCAGCACTGACCGCCGAAGTCCCGCTACCCATGAAGGGGTCAAGAACAATATCGTTCTTATAAGATAATATCTTAATCGCTTTGCTCGGAATGTCTAAACTAAATGTTGCCTTGGTTAATGATTTAGTATCTGCAAAGTATTCCCACCTTCCAAAAACCAAGTTCATAAACTCTTTCTTATCCTCATCTTTATAAACCATTTTATTTTTAATGGTTCCGTCTTCTTGAATTACTTTAGTTGGGTTTCCCGTCCATTGAGATTCACCTTTGGTTAATTTTTTACTTGTCTTCTTATAAGCCAATATAATACATTCTTTTGGGTTATAGATATAGGGACTGGATGCTGACATCCACGAACCCCAAGCGGTTTGTCTCACTCTATGTGGTGAATCTTCAGTTAAATCAACCATCCCGTAGAACTTAAACCCGACTTCCTTCATCTTCATCCAAAATTCAGCGTTGAATAGTATTCTCCCACCTCTTTCTTGAACATTCACTTCTATTGGAACATTGATAGCAATTCTTCCGTCATCCTTTAATACTCTATACGCTTCAGTTAACCATTTTGTTGTAAAATCCCAATATTCATCCATTGGAATACTATCGTTATAGACATCGTATTTGATGTTAACTGAATATGGAGGACTAGTCACCACTAAATCCACACAACCTTCAGGAAATGTTCCCATAACCTCAACACACTCACCATTTATAATCTTTCCTGTTTCTATCATACTATTCTATTAATTGGTATTCCCAACCATCTTCTTTTTTTATTGGTGTAATCTCTAAATCTAAAAATACTGGTGTTAATTCGCCCGCATATAAACCTAATATATTATAATCATAAAACTCTTCAGCTTCACCATAAGTCATTAAATCTCTTTCTTGTAGGATGTGTAATATTCTTGGTTTAGAATATAACATTTTTCTTCCCGGAGAACCAAAATCCTCAACAATCCCAATAATTGCGTCCTCTAACCCATCTAATAAAACCGCACCTTCCGCGTATTGGTCAATATCTACTGTCATAACTTACCATCCTTTTTCATCTGTTCCCTAATTTTGGTTGCAGAAATATTCTTAATCTCATCCGGTGGGAAATGTTCAATTACATCATATCCAACACCTCGACCAATATTAATACTATCAATGTCCGGAATGACTTGAATTACCAATCGACCTTCTTCAATTAATTCTTTTAATTCATTGTTTAAATTATTCACAACCCATTCAGTCGAAAATGGGTTTTTATCGTCAATCTCAACATCTCTTACACAAAGTAATACATTTTTGTCTAAATTAAGTTGTTGGTCAATCAAGGCTCTGTGTCCATGGTGCCATGGTTGCCATCTTCCAACAAACATTGAATATTTTTTATTTGTTGATGATGAAGCAAACGCAGCTTGTACGTGTTTTTTTCTTTCCCAATTTTCCATTACTTACTAATATGTTCGTCAATTTTATCTATTAATTCACCAATTGAATCGAATTCAGAAATACCTGTGGTGTCAATGTCTATATAATTTTCAGTTGGTTTTTCATAATTCTCAACATGAAAATTTTCTCTACCTCGGATATCCGTTGTATGAATATAAATTTCAACTACTTCACTTTTTTCTTTTAATTCATCCCTCAAATCTTTATAAGGTGAAACTAATGATATTATGACATTAAACCCCTTAACATTTAAAAACGTTGCAATGTCTTGAGCTCTTTGAATATTTTTTCTTCTACCTTCTTCAGAGTAATCTTTATTTTGAAAGATGTCTCTGATATCATCCCCATCTATTTGAATAATGTTTTGCGAGGATAAATGGTCTTTTAATAATTTGGACAATGTGGTCTTACCAGCGTGAGGTTGTCCGACTAAATAATATATCATTTTTCTAAATTTTTTATCTTTCTATCCAAATAAAACATCGCTTTTTTCAAATCTTCAATTTCTTTATCAGGATTTTTTTTACCGGCCCTTGAGATATACTTTACAGTATTACCCAAATGAAAATCTAAAGACCAATTTTCTATCACCTTAATAGCCTCATATGGGTTATCTACGCCCCCATAATGGTCAGGGTTGTTCACCATTTCTTTAGTCATAATAATTACTGAATATTATTCTTACCTCTTTTGGTAATAGGTTTATCCTCAGAACCTTCTTCAGTTTCTTTCTTAATAACAGGTTTAACTCTCCTTGTTAACGCTTTCCATTCACTCTTTGGACAATACGCCCAAACACCTGTACTCACTCTTATGTCAGCATCTTTTTCTTCAGTTCTGATTACTTCTCCAATCTCTCTTGAGTTGGTTTTTTTAATTGTTTTAATGCACTTCATCTTTTTCCGTGTTTAAATTAATAATGTTTAGTATTTCCTGTTCGGGTTTCCCGGACAAGTATAAGTCATAAATGATTTCACTAAGGTCATCTTCAAATATCATCGTATCGGCCCGACCATAATAGAGTTTTAATCCATTACAGTTGAGAGCCTCTAAAGATGATTGTTTTGTTATATATCTTTTGTTAAATCCCACAAGGGAATAATAATCAAATTATTTTTCAAAGTCAAAGTTATTTAACTTTTCTGAATTAACAATTTGATAAATATATGAAGTAAGTTTTCTCTTCATGATAGGAACTAAAGTTTGTTCCATTGGAAAATTTTGTGAAGATTGTATTTCAAATATTGGGAGGTCTTTAAAATAATCCGTTTGATTCCAAGTTGAAAAGGCTTCGATTATTTCAGGGACTAGTAAATCTTCTGAAGAACCACTATAAATCGAAGTAACATATGTTTTATGGCTATGTCTGTCTTCTTTAGATTTTTTAATTTCATATTCCCATACGAATATTTTTGTATCTAATTTATTATGATAAAAAACATAACCATGTCCAGTTGCAATTGATTTTCTATTCTTCTTGATATACAAGTCAATATTGTCGTAAGCCAAATTCCATATTGATTTTGCAATATTAAATGCATCAAATAATCTTGAATTCGAGAACTTTAAAGTTTTTACTAGTTCCTCTTCTTCTTCTTTCGTTAAATCCCTTGGTTTTTTCGGTGTAAGTTCCTTAACTAAAATTTCATCATCACAAGATTCAAATTTCTTATTTGTTAATAATAATGTATTTTCTTTAACTAATGATTGTAAATTTGCTAAGTGCAATGAAATTTCAACAAAGTCAGGATAAATCTCCAACTTGTCAAATCCTTTTTCACATTTTTGAATATAATCTAACAAAGTATATTTGTTATATTCAAAATCTAATGGTTCCTTCAACATCCACTCAGGATTTAATTTGAAGGACAATTTCTTTTTTCTACCCATAAGACTAATATATAAACTAAAAAAAATTAATCAATCCTCATTACATAAAACCATTGGTCTCCAACTTTAATTTCGTCGACATTTCCATCATAATGATTGAGTGTGGTCCCATATCCATCTTCATTTACAACACCTTCAATAAAATCATCTTTATCAATATAGTTATCCCATTCCAATCCATATTCATTTAAAAATTCTTCAGGGTCATCTCTAACCTCTCTAACTCTGTCATGAACCATATTTTCAATTAAGTCATCGGGGAAATCACCTTCAGGATTTTCCTCAATTTCCGTAATTTCTTCTTCATAGGTTTCAATAGATTCTTTTAACTCATCAATTTTTTCTTGAATCTCGTCATCATTATCTCCATCCATTTGGTCTTCCATCATGGATATTTGATTTTCCGCTCTCTCAATAAAAAGTCTAGCAACTTTAATATCCTCTTCTTGTCTATCCGATAATTCTCGTTGGTCATCATCAAAATAACTTTCCGGAGAATCATTAATATCATAATTAAACAGTTCTTCAGCATAATCAACAATAGCTTCTGTGTCTAAATAATTCATTGCGAATGATTTATTAAATCCTTCATACCCTATATCATCAATTAAATTTTCAACACTTTCATAAGCACTTCTACTCATATCATCTTCATCCCCAACCGCATATCTTCTGTCGTCTAACCCAGCATCAATAACCTCAAATTCGCTACAATGCCAAAAATTACCTGTTGGTATAATATTATAAACATCAATCTTGTTTCTTAATTCTTCTAACTCATCCTCTAATTCAAATTTTTGGTCAAGTAACTCCGGTCTTGGGTCTTCGCTATTATCATATTCTTGGTCTAATCGTTCAATCTCATTCTCCAATCTTGTAATTTCAACCCTATCTTCATTGGTTATTGCCTCAACATCACTATTGTTTACCAACCAATCTAATAAAGCATGAGCTTTTAATCCTTCCTCATCCATATTTTCATATGTTCCACCCCATTCACCTTCTTCTCTCCTATCTTGGGCCTGTTCTCTCTTTTCTCGTGTTTCTCTCTCAATTCTTAATCTTTCAAGTCGTTCTTTTTCTTTTTTAGCCGCGGCTTTATCAGCATATAGTTTAACTTGTTCTGGGTATACCTCCCCCAAGAATTGGTCTACAGATGACATAATTTCATTATATTTTTTTTCTCCAAAAATACTTTCGACATTTATAACTCTATCATCCTTCGCATCCCAAAACGATATGTCACCATCGAATTTCTTTAATAACGCAACTTTATAATTTGGGTCGTTACTCGCCTTTGTTCGGTCTATAATATAAAATAATTTACCATCCTCATTATATCTTTTAAAATGAGAGTCTGTTTCAGCAGCAGTACACCATTTTGTCCCTTTACCATAATAACAAGATGATTCATAGTTTAGCGGATTAACAACAAAGTAAACTCCATCATCGTAAACTACATTACCACCTTTAACTTGTTTTACTTCTCTTCTAATACGACTATCATAACTTGTAATGGAATCATATAACTCATCAAAACTTTTGTATTGGTTAATATCCGTTTGAGGTAGATTTGTTGAGATATTTTGAAATCTGTTTACGGTAGGAACCAATTTTGAAAATGTTTCATCAAAATTTATTTCGTCAATAACCTTTCCAACCCAATCTAGGTATTTTGGGGCGACATCTTTTGTAATTTTTTCTAAGTTTTGTGGTGAAAATTTCTTCGAATACTTCTTTTTGAAGTCATCTTCTCTACTTTCTATAATTAATTCTGAAAATTGCATAAATCTTTTATTTAATAAATATCGTTTTTATATTATAATTAAACCATAATCACTATTTATAGTAATAAACAATTAAAAATTATCAAGATGGGTTGTGGATGCAAGGGTAAACAAAATCAAACACCAGAACAACAAGTCGTTCAAATTCAACAAGCACAAGCTGTTAAACAACAACAAACAGAGAGTGTAAAAGCTGCAATTAAGAAGACGGTTGAGAAGTATTACAATGTGAATAAAACCTCAAATTAATCTTCAAGGAGTTAAAAAATAAAAAAGGAACATTAAATTTGTTCCTTTTTTTATATTTATAGATATGGATATAGATGAAATAATAGAATTATACAATGATGGTGATTTAGATATTGAGAAATATTTTAATGACTCCGAAACATTTTTTAAAATAATGGATAAAAGAGGTCGCTTAGACGAACTTAATTTGGAAAACAATTATATGAAAAATGATTACCTTCTTTATTTATCAGAAACTAACACTGAGAAATTTAGAGAAGAGGTTGCAAGACAAATTAGTGATGTTAGATTTGAAGAAGGTAAACCACCTGTTTTAATCTTGAGAGATTCAACTGACTTAAAAAAACTTTTTTGTGACGGTGGTAGAAATGATATTAGTCAAGACACAATTGGTGAAATTCTTTCAGGTGAATCTGATTTTGATAGATATTGGGACACGACCGATGATGTTTATAGAGATGTTATTGAAGAACTCAATGAAGAAAATTTAAAACATTTATACAATTATATTGTTACAAATTTGGACGGTATTGAAATAGATGTTCAAACTGATTTACTTCAGGATATTTCATCTCAACAAAATACCGATTATGCGACCATTAATATGGAAAATGTTGCATCAGTTGTTAATGACTCAGAGACAATGGGTTATTTATTAGACCACGATTTACCCGATTTAGATAGCGAATTAACTTCAATCCATTCAAATGCATATAACAGTGCTTATGAATCCGATGTGTATAAAGGAGTATGGGATAAACTTGATAATTTATTTGATGTTGAAAACCGTAAATACGAATATCAACAACATCCATATAAAAAAGACACTCAGATTGAAGTACTTGAGATGCCTATTAGGGATTTTTACACTCCAATCGAAGATTATTTATATAATAGTAAAGGAAGTAGTCAAACTTTAGAATATTTTGGAGACTTTATTAATATTCTTGATGATAATGGTGATTGTTTATCTTATTGGGCTCCTGACTATCCAAGTTGGACTGAGATAAAAAAGAACATCAACGAAATATTTGGTGATTACATATAAAAAAAAGGGATTCAAAACGAATCCCTTTTCTATTTCTTTATTTTTTAGAATTGTTTATAATTCCCAAAACATTAAACATTTATCATAATTTAACATGGTTTTAAAAAATATAGGTAGTAGAATATTAATTACCAATTTATTTGCCGATTTCATAATATCAAAAATACCACATAATGAAGAGACAATAATCAAAGTAGTTGATTGTAAAAATTTCTTCGTAATTAAAGGGAAAACAAGTTATAACCAAGTATTGGATTTACCAATAATATTAGAGGAATTCCTCAAAAAATATGAAGACCTTATCGGTAAAGTCAAACTTTCACATACTGTAGACTTAATTGAATATGAAGTCAAAATGTCCAAACCCATTGATTTTGAATTTGTTTATCACGACACTTCTAATTGTTCTTATAGTCATTTTCAAATAGAATCATATCAAAATAAAAAGTCATCATACGACTATAATCATATCATTACAGAAATAACTGATGATGAGATGGTTTCCGTTTCTGAGTTTCCTCATGGTTATTCATTAGGACAAGGCAGGTTACATTATTATTATGGTAAACATATCTTTTATAGTATTCCACCAAACTATCCCGTAAACACCCTTATTTTCAATATGTCTAAAAATAAAACTGAAGATGGTGAACCAATATTTTCAGTAAAGAAAACCGATACATACATACCTTCATTAGATAAAACTCTAACCTCATCAATACTTGATGTGTTTGATTTTGATATGGCTTGGTTAGAAAAAGAAATAAAAAAAGTGGATTGGAGCTTTGAACTACTCAATCCACTTGATGATTATGATTTTATTAAAAAAATTAATAAAAATTTAGTAATACTTTAAATTATACCAATTTTCTTTCTATGTTGATTAATAATATCAACCGCTTCAGTTAATTCGTTATAGTTTCTCTCCGGAGTATACAAGAACGATTCGTAGTTGGTATCATCCCCCTCAATAATCAGTAAGGCTGGAATCATATCATTTTCTGTTATTTGAGTGAAAGTATCATACTCATCTTTGTATTTATCAATATCCCGGTCAAAAAATTCTATACCTTCCTTGGTTAGTATTTTTTTGAAATCTACACAGAAAGGACATCCCTTCATTGTGTAGACTATAACATTTAAATCTTTCATGATTAATTCAACAAATCTTCAACTAATTGTTTAATTTGAGATTCCATTTTCATTCCCGGTTGAGAATAGACTTCTTTCCCGTTTGAAAAAGATTTTAATGTTGGTACGGCTCTAACACCTAATTCTACTGCTAAATCTCGATTCTCTTCCACATCTAAGGTATATAACTGAACTTCCGAGTTACCTTCTCTTAGTTCCTCAGATACTTTATCAAAAGCCGGTTTCATAACTTTGCACGGTCCGCAAAATTTTGCCCAAAAGTCAATAATAAGTTTATCCCCATTTTTAATTTTTTGTTTTAATTCTTCTTGTGTAATTTCCATAGTTTTAATTTATATTAGACCAACTTCTACCATTTTTTAATTCATAGAAAAAATTTTCTCTGACTTGAGGGTAAAGTTCTTTTAATTGCTTAACTTTTAACCCTTCATTTATTTTTTGTTTAATCTCTTTAACTAATTCAACACCATACTTAGAGTTTTTTTGTTTAGTTTCTTTTCCTTTATTAACTCGTTTTTCTTTTTCATCATCAGAAATTGACACCCAACCTTTTTTAACTGATAATCGTCGTTTTTCTCGTTGTTCATCTGCTTTATCACCATATAGTTCCTCATATGTTTTACCTTTATGAGAATTACCATTTTTAACTGCCTCAGATATTTTAACCCTCATTTCCGGAGAGTGAACATACCCTAAACAACCTTCACCACCTATTGTAGCGTTTAACCCATTATTATATGAATTATATTGGTCTATATATTTTTTTTCTGTTTCGTAAATAAAATTAAAATCACATTCTTCAATCAATTCTATGGTAAAATTTTCTTGACCATATTTTTTCATTGAGTTATATAACTTTGATTTATAATTTGAGGTAAAACATCTTGATAAATGTTCCTTAAACCTTTTATCTAATGACGATATAGTACAACCTATATAAATTAAACCATTTTCTTTATTTGTTATTTTATATATTCTCCCTTTTTCTACGCTCATTGGTGTCTTTTATTATAAATATCACCAAGTAACCCAAAAAATCATTTCCATAAATTTGTTTGTTTTAAAATTTGTCCGACGATTAATCTAAGTTCGTCTAATTGTTTCTGTTTATAATAGACTACACTTTGAATACTGTCATTCTCAGTTATTATTAAATATAAATAAAATTCTTGTTTTGTTTTATAAAGTTTCTCTTTGAAGGTGATTTTAAAATTTTGTCCAATATCTGAAATACTATGAACTAATTCAAATTTACCATCAATAAATTTTTCAAACTCAATATTAGCACACGGTAAATTCATGACTGAAAAATTATTTCCTTCATCTACCTCAATTCTTTCAATGTAATTCGACTTCTTCATATCAATTAAATAAACCATAAAAAACTATCATTATTAGATATTCTTGGATTTTCCCATTCTAATTGAGTTGACCCCCAACTAGTCAACACCCATTTAGAATCAGAACTAATCTTCATCCCCATACCATTTTCTTTAATAACCTTAACCAATTCAAAATTTTTATCTTTAATGAATGATAACATTATTTTATCTAAACTCAACATAACATCATCCCAATCAGTAGTTAAGGTTTGATTACGCTTACCTAAAGATTGAACTCGATTAATTGTAATTTTTTCATCAATTAATTTAACTTGGTATTCGATAGTCGCACGCTCATCACCATTTCTTAATGAAACAATAATTGATTCGGGTCTTCCCACATATCCTTTAACACAATTTGATTGTGTTAAACTTTCTTCATTATATTCTTCAGATGTCGTTAATAATACTGGTACACAATCTCCAATCTTTTCAGTTAATAACTTATGGAGTATTTCCGGATAAATTCTAGTATAAGTACCATTTTTATAATGAGATAGTTTATCCGTCCAATCAAGATGTTCATTATGGAAAGCATCTCTATCTGTTCCATCTGTCATCCATTTTACATCCAAACCATATCTTCGTAATTCCAAATACATTCTAACATGGTCTGCCAAAGTATAAGTGTCCATATTTAAATTTACAAATACTTCTTTAAACGCCTTATAGTATTTATCCAACTCACTATTCATCATTAGTTCTTTTAATGAGGTTCCCGATTGTTGGTTATTAACATGATTAGTTGTTTCTAGTAATGAAACTATTACTCCGGGGTCTTGATTTAATCTATCATCACCAAACATATCTTTAGCGTAATTATATGTTTCAAGATTTAATCTTTTACATTCATGTAATGATTTTTTTAAAACTTTACCTTGTAATTTAAATTCATCCATGAAGGCGTCAACTAGTTTACCCCCGTTCTTTTTTAATTTTTTTCTAATTGATGGTCCAATTAAATGATTCATATAAGACCCAAAATTATTAGGATATTTAATACCTCTCTTATCCAAATAAAATTTGAATAGTCTATCATCAATAGTCAAATCTTCATATCGGTTTTTATCTATTTCATCTATAAATCTATTGACAAGGTCAGTTGCAATACTGGTCGAGTTTTCAATTTTATATAAATTTAAATAGTTCCGTATTTTACTTTTCATCCAATCCAACGAAGATTCCATAAAATAATTTCGACGAATTTTTTTACTATAATTTCTCTTCTTTTGGAATCCTTTCAAGTATCCACTATACACATCACCAGTCTTTACATTAACGGTAATATATTCAACATTTTTATTAACTTTAAAGTATTTGGTCCCTTTGGTTCTTACTTTACCTCCATAAAATAACTTCATCGCAATCTTATCCTCATCCCTTTCAATAACAACCATAACATAATCCTTCCTAACAGTGCAAATTGGATTACCGTAATTTTCAACATAGACTTGTTCATCGTTATTAATTTTGTCTACAATATATAATGGTTTCTTGGCCGAATATCTTGAATCCGGTTTTTCTTCAGGTTTATTATTGCAACCAAATAAATCATCCTCATCCAACCAAATATCGGTAGGAATTGTTCGAGGTTCCTTATAATCAATAGGGTTTGAACTCTTATGAATAATAGTATGGTACTCTTCATGCTGAAATTTTATTATCTCTTGTTTCATAAGAGCAAAGATAGTAAAAAATAAAAAAGGAGAACAAATTTGTTCTCCTTTTTTTTTATTATTTTATGATATTTCTTTTATTTTATCCCTAATTTTCGCAGCCTCTTCATAATTTTCATCATTGAGTTCTTTATCAAGTATTAACTTTAATTCATCCAACTCATTCTCATCAATTAATTTAGGAAAAACTAAAATATTTTTCGAATCACTTAACTGGACACATATTTCAAGTATTTGATTCCGGGTTAAAACATAGTCGTGTCCTTTATCATGATTGTCACATGAGAATTTTCTCAACATAGAGTAAAAATCACTTTCTTTATCTTTAGGAACTAAACTGAGTAAATCCTTTGGATTATCCTTAAAGAATTTAATTAATCCACTTAAATATACTTCAATATCTACATTCATATTTTTTTCTTAATTAGTCTTGTAAATCCCACATACCACCGCCCATGTCGGTTCCTTTTTCTCTAATAGCTTGAGGTACATCAACATTTGGACTACCTTTCAAGTTAAGGAATAATAATGCTGGTAAGTTTGAAACACATTCAGGAATTGATTTAAGTTGTTTATTATTAATCAAAGCTAAAAACTTAAGTTTTGGTAAGTTACAAACAGAATCCGGAATACTATCAACACAATTATCCAACATAATCATATTTAAATCTTTAAATCTTCCAATATCTTCGGGAATAGTGATAACAATATTATTATTAGCATCTTTATTTTGGATTTGGAATTCTTTCAAAGTTGCAGGTAAATTACCAATTAAATCTTCTAATCCATAAAGTGCGATGAATTTACCAACAGCACCGTGAGTGAAACTATCAATAACTAATTTCTCACCACCGACTGTAAGCCCTTTAGCGAACTCGGGTTTGAAGAAGTCTTTCAATTCAGACATAGGACCAGTCAATAACTGAACTAAATCTTGTTGACGGTCATCCTTATCCATAAACTGATTTGATGGAAAGTGAAACTGATATCTATTTTTAGGTAAACCTGTTGTTGTTGAGATGTCAGTATCATTAGGATTATAAATAACATATAATGGACCATCTTTAATATATCTATTAAACCATTGGTCAGTTCCCGGAGTTGAGGTACACCACCTAGTTTCTACGTTATTACCTCCATAGAAACAAGCTGCCTCTTTACCTACCGGTCCTTTATCTTCAATTTCAATAACTCTCCAATCAGACCCATCGTAGACTAACTTAGACCCAGGATGAACATCCGCAGACTTTCTCTCCGACTTAGTTGTTGACGCTAATGTTAAATCAAAATCTTTAACCGCATCATATAATTGGTCCACAGTTAATTTATTAATATCTTTCTCCCCTTGGATTCTATTTTTAAATCTTTCAAATTTCTTCAAGTCATCCGTAACTTTATAAAGGTCTTCCATGAAAGTTTCTCTCACGTTTGCAAGTTCACGGTCATATCCGTTTTCTCCCGGTTGTCTTTCAGTTTTAAGAGTCAAATATTGTCTAATTAACCATTCGACATATTTACCCGCCTTGATTTTATTAAAATCTTCTTTAGACATACTATCCAACTCAACATCATTTAATCTTGTTGTTGGGTCAGCTAAAACTAAATCGTTTAATTCTTTTTTTGTTAATTTTGGTTTTTGTTTTTTACCTTGCTTATCAAGTGAAGGTTGAGTAAGGGCGTCATATAGTATTTCAAATCTTGTTTTTTTTGATTGTTCTAAAATAATTGACTTTAATATCGGTGTGAATTTCATGTTATTTTAATTTAATTATAAATATATCGAATGCAAATATAATCAATAATTTATTACCTACAATCGTTTACTTCTTTTTTTTTTTAATAATTCATAATTAAAAGTTCTTCACCTTTAGTTTGACTTTGGCCTTTTTTTGCCCCAGCGGCTTTAGAAAATTCTTTTCTCTCCCATCTAAATTCATCTTCAGGAAACCACTCATGTAGTTGGGGAAAGTCATAATATGATAGTGAGAACTTACCTTGGACACCTTTTAGACAATTTGCTAATCTTACATGGTCTTGTCTTCCAAAATCGTGATTTGAATAATAACTACCTTCCCCTACGATGTGGTAGGGTGGGTCAACATAAAAATAAGTTGTTGGACCATCATATTTTTTAATCACTTCCTGAAAATCCATATTTTCCACAAAAGTAATTCTTTCAAACATTTTTTGCCATTCCGGTTTTTTTAATTTGTTTTTAAATGAAGTAAATTTTGAGTGATACTTACCTTTTAAATCAATAAATTTTGATTTAGATGGGTTAGCACCTGAAAATACTTGGGTTAAAACATAAACATATTTTGCAGCAACAACGTAATCGTAAGGATGTACTTTAAAATTTTCATCAAATATTTCAGACTGAAACCTAATAAACGTCTCCTCACAGATTGGATTTGTTGGGAATACATCTTTTTCTTGAACTATTAGTTTTTCACATTCTTCTAACAATCTTTGATGGTTTTGTAAACATTGATACATATTATAATTTAATGGATTAAAATCATTATAAACTACTGTTTTAAGATTTGGATAATCTTCTAATTTCATTTTAAAAAATGTCCAAAATTGACCACTAAAAGGTTCAACAAATATTTCAATATCTTTTGGAATATTTGGGATTATTAATTGTGGGGCGATTTTAGATTTACCCCCGACATAAGATACACACATATTATTTAAATTTTTCTTTTTTTCTTTTTAGGTAATAATCATTAGATGAAGTATATAAAATATTTTGAATTAGTTCAATATCCGATTTTGAATTTACTTGAATTGAATGGATATTTTTATTTTTACTAATTTTGGGGGTTGTTTTCATTCCTTTATTTTTAAAAAAATTTAAAATCCAACTTAACAAATCATTTGTCCCCAATAAACTAAATTTAAGTCTTCCATTGTATCTACCAATAGACCCGTCACCGTCAAAATAACCTCTAATAAAATGAGGGATAAAATCATCAGTTAAATTAGGGGGTAATAATACTAAACTTTTATTTGGGACACAACCTAAATTAATCAAATCATCGGTCATTTTTGAGCTATTAACTTCTAACTTATAACTTAAAAATTCATCTTTAATTTGTTTAGTGAGTTTATATGTTGACTCCAAGTCAATAATTAATTTCTCTAACAAATATTCATCCCCATTTTTTAATGATATCCCAACAATTCCACCTTGTTTGTGTTTCCCATTAAATTGTTTTCGTTTTCTAACACACCCGTCCGCAAATAACAAACCTAACCAATACGCCTTCTCATTACTATTTATTTTTTCAAAATAATTTTCATTACAACTATGTTTACGGATTCGACTTTTAATATTATTTTTTCTTAAAACATTACCAATACTCCAAGTACAAATATTATATTTTTCTGATAATAAATTATAGGACAAACCTAACAAATAATCATCACAAATACGACTACAATCAATTTCAGTCAATTTTCTCATAATACTCTTTAACTAATTTTTGAATAAACTTGGAGATACTACCCCCCTCGTTTTTCATTTTATCGAAAAGATATCGGTCAATACTTATCCCATATTTAACTTTTTTATCTTTGTCTTCTTTATTAGGTCGTCCTATCTTTCCCATATATTATAAATATCACAAAGTATAGTAAAAGTGCGTTAAAAAGTAAATTAATTAAACAACGATAATAAATTTTTTATCATCACAATAGTACCATAAACCGCAGCACCCATAATATAAATTCCTAAAATAACTGACCCCATTTGCCCCTTTTTAATACCTTTTTGTTTACAAGATGAACATCCTCCACCATCTCGATTAACTTCGTTCTCTTCAATAATTTTTCCTTCAACTGTTTCCATATTAATTTCTTTCAAATTTCACATTTAGTTTAACATACATATCACCGCCATTATATCCCTTACCTTTCAGTCTTAATGGTTTTGACGTATCAAATATTTTAGGTTGACCTATCATTAATTCACCATCCGGGTGAGGTACTTTTAATTTATCGTCTTTTATTCCTTCTAAGTCAAGAAATAGACTATAAATTAAGTCATTATTCATTTTTTCAAACCCATCTTTTTCAATTAATTCTATTTGAATAACTAAGTCACCAATTTCTCCATTTTTAAAATCCCCAAAGTTTTCTAATTTTAAAAATTGACCACTATCAACCCCTTTAGGTAATTTAAAATTAACGGTACTCATTTCACTCTTAGTTCCATGTCCATTACAAGTTTGACATTTATGGACTAAAGTATAACCTCGACCACCACAACTCGTACATGATTGTCTTATTTGTTGAACCATAAATCCGGTTCCAAATGTTTTAATTTGAAATCCGGCACCGTTACATCCGGTACAAGTTTGTTGTTGTCCACCATTACCACTACATCCCCCACATTGGATATCCTTCAAATATTGTATTTTCTTTTCAATCCCTTGATATGATTCAATGGGGTCTATAAACACTTTAACTAGTTTATCAGGTACAGATTTTCTTCGAGTTCTTTGAGCGTTACCTCGATTAAACATTTGATTAAATATGTCTTCAAATGTATGACCTCCGGTATTTGCAAATGGATTATTCTTAGTTTGGTCATATTGCGCCCGTTTTTGCACATCACCTATTATATCATAAGCTTCAGCAATATCTTTAAATTGTTCTCCACCCTCAGGATTTATATCCGGGTGATATTTCTTAGATAGAGTACGATAACTCTTTTTTATATCTTGTTGTGAAGCTTTCTCTTCAACTTCTAAAATTTTGTAGTAATCTTTCATATATGGTAAACTATGTTGTTGTCTTGTTTAAAAATAAGAAACGTAAAAAAATAATAAATAAGTTCGTAACCTTTTCACGAGCTAAACAATATTACGACAAATTATTAAAAGAATCAAATGATGTCATTTTTAATGTTGAAATTGAAAATGGTATGGACACCAGATATGAATTAGGTTTAATTGAGTTGAGCGATAATCAATTTATCCCTGTATATATGACTGACGAATATGGTAGAAGTTCTAAAGTTAAACTTGAAGAGGATGGGATGACATTATTTAATATTGGGTATTATAAAAAAGAAGAAAGGGTTTATGACTTAACTAAAAACAAAAAAATAACTACTCAACAACTAATTAAAACTTATTTAAAAGGAGATGGGTTAAAAATGATATCAAGTCTCAATAATAAAATTATTATCCAAGAGGATGAGAAAATTAACCTTTTCACTTTAAAATCGGAATTCGAATCGTTAAGATTTATCGATAGTCTTTCATCGTACTTTTTTAAAATAAAAAGAGGAGATTGTCTTTTTGTTAAAGACCACTCCTCCGCTCAAAGAAAATACCTTTTTAGTGTGTTAGAATCTTATGGTATTGATAAGAAAATATTATATCGAAAATTTACTTCTCCACTTCAGTCAAAATAAAATGGAATTCGGTTCCGGAAATGTCTAAGGAAAATTGTTTGTGATGCCTATCTATTTCTCTAAAATGATTAATTACGCTAGTGTACTCACCGATTGGTAATTCAAAGACTATCGTCCCTTTCCCACTAAAAATAGATTGACATGACTCAGCAATTAACGCCAATTTTTCTAACTCCCCAAGAGCAATATTTTTATTTTCGTCCATAATGTTATTTTTTTAGGTTGAGGAAACATATCCTCTTTCTTTATATTTTTAATCTCCCAAATAAGTCGTTTCTTACTATTTTCAAGTTGTCTATCGTCCTTCTTCTTCTCGCTCGTCAACCAATTCAATAGTTGTTGGCTCTTGTCCGTTTTGCTCATCTAAATCTAAATTTGGTGTGGTATCCGTTTCAAAATCAAAATAAAGATTTTGTAATTTATCCAAATCATTTTTCTCAAATGTTTGTTTTAATTGGTCAATTGTCTGTTTAAAAAGTTGTTCTTTCAACTCTCTTTCCTTGTTCAATTTAATTATTTTAGCAATTTTAATCAACATCGTTGAAATATCATTCTCATTAATCTGAGAAACAAAAGTTATTCCTTTTGAATTTTGGTTCTCAACATTAAATGAAATTGATTGCCCCTCTTCAATTATACTTTTAGGTAATGACCATTTAGTTGGAAATACCATGTCGAAACTCAAATAGTTCTCTAATTTTCTTATTGAATGTATGTATTGCACAAATGGCGCTAATTCTTTATAAAAACTCATTGTAATATGTATGTAATTAAATAACTTAATGATAATCCAAGGAAAATAAGTTCCCTATTATTATAAACCAATAGTTTTGGTTCTGATGATAACAGGGCTCTTATAAACTTTGTGATGTTTTTTAACACCACCAATATTGTAAACACAAATATAAAAAGATATATTGTTTCAATATTATGCATTCACATCCCCTTTTTTACTATGTTCAAGTATCTCAATTCTAAATTCTTGAAGTAAGGTTTTTAATTCTTGAGCGGATTTTCTAGTTCTTGTACCAGCACTTTTATTTCCGTTATAGAATTTTGTCGCGTCTACTGATAATTGTTCTGTCAACGCTTTGATTTTTTCTAATGTTTCCATTTTTAAAAAGTTATTTTGTTTATTGTTATAGAGGAATATTAAGTTTTTTTACTCTGGTGTAAATACCAATAAGGTTTTTTTTTAATCAACATACCTTTGGAGTATTTTATAAAATTCAGTTAATATATCTAAATCAGGTTTAACAAAAGTTTTATCAACATTAAAAATATCTATTAAAAAAGTATCAATAGACTCTCGAACTTTTTTATCTGATTGATTATAAAAAGTGTCATGGAAAAAAGATATAAAATAGTCTCTATGTTCACCATACTCATCAATTATAATATTTTCTTTACGAAAATCATCAATCATTTTAATCCAACACCATGCAAAATGATTTTCATTATCTTCTTTAGTTAAGATAATTTTAGTTTCACGGTGCTCATCTCCCATATAAGTCCCAACAATAATATAATTTAGTGATTTAAATATGTCACCATATAATTCGATTTTTTCATAATACATATTATGTATATTAAACCAAATTATTATTTCGTCTTTTGGTATTGTCTTGGTCATATAATTAAAAAAATTCTCCATAGAGGTCATCTATGGAGAATATAGTATAATCATTCGAAATGTGAATTTTTATTGTGTTTTTCTATTGTACCCGATTAAGTTTTTCATCTTAGCCATCTCTTCAGAAACAATTTTGTCTTTTTTGTTTTCAGTTGATTCGAGTTTGTTTAAAATACTATTAGCCTTAGCAACTGAACCTTTTTTTGAACTTAACGAACCACTTTCAGTTTTTTCACCAGCAACATCTACAGGTTGTGGCACTCTTTTATACGAACCGTTCATTTGTTCCGCCCCATATAAGTTTTCATCATAGTTCTTTTTAAATCTATCCCCAACTTTACTTTTAGTAACATTACCCAAAGCCTTACCATCTTTATCTGTTACAGCGTTTCCAGTTGTTGAGTCACCCTTAAGGTATTTATCTATCTTTTCATCATCCGGTTTAATTTCATCATAAACAAGATTTGTCATACCAGGATATGAAAACGCTTCAATATATTCTTCAACCGCATCCGATGGATTATATTTCATAACCTTTTCATCTTTGTCAATATCATAATTACTTCGTGGGAAATCTTCAGGATTCTCATTGTAATCCGCTTTAGTCATATCTTTAAGATATTCTTTCATCTTTTTAACAACTTCCTTTGTGTGGTCATCATTTACCTTTTTATTTTGTGTTAAAACTCTATCAGTGTCTTTTAATCCTTGAGGTGTTTTTTTACTAATATTTTCTTTCTCATCAATATCCTTAACTTTCTGTTCCATTACTATTTTTTCAATCATATCTATTAACTCATTTTCAGTTAATTTCAACGACCCTTTATTTTCTTTAACCGAATATTTTTTACCGTCAACTTCAAAAGAATCTTTACCGCTTTTCTTTGCATCTGCCAAAGCCCCTGAAAAAGCGTTTCCTTCTTCTGTTTCTTGTTCTCCCATACCGTATTTACCACCATATTTCTTACTAACTTCAGATTCCTTAGTTTTTCTAAGTTTTTTAAAATCAGCCCCTGTTATTTTACCTTTTGGTTTTGCAACATCAAGTTTCTTTTGACCACCTTTAAGACCTTCTCCCATTTCAATTTCAGTCCATTCCCCACTCATCTCTTGGGTGATTTGTTTAACTTTACTTTCAATTTCCTCATTAAGTACTTTTGAAACTAACTTATCAATATGATTTTTAAAATTATCCATTCGTGTATTTTATTTAATAAATATCTTTATTTGTGTCTTTTATTAACTTTTTCGTATTCGTGTTCCAAAATAGTTATAATAATGTTTTCATTAACCCCCATTTTACTTGCAACTTGTTTGATAGCCTCTTTAACTGATTCATTTTTAGTTATTTTAAGTGCGTTGATATCCCCTTGGTTACAATATGGGAACTTAGTACACTTTTTCTTAACTTTAACAAAACCCCCACCAGGTATTTGAGTCTTTCTACTTGGTCCCCAATCTTTTTTCTTAGTCGATTTTGCCCACATAGCGGGACTCTCATAACCACCACTTGAACCTGAACCTGTCGCTTCTGTTGCTTCGACCTTTTCAATTTGTTCTTTAACATTGATTGACTCATCATAATGAGTCATGGTTGGTTTGTTACCTTTACCAATTTTTGGGTTTTTTCTCTCCGCTCTTCTTTTTTGTTGAGTCATTTTTTCTTTCTCATCTTTATCATAGGATGATACGACTTTTGGAGTATCTTTGGATACTTTTTTAGATGGTCTACATTTAGGGTATGACTTACCGTCAGCATCTTTTCTCCCACAAGGAGGATGTTTACCATCAACTTTTTTACTAACATCAACCCATTTTTCTTTAAACCATCGCCCAAGGTCCTCAGTAACTCCTTTTTTCTCAGAATTACTTTTCTTAATATATTCATCAGAAAACCCAATAGGGCTTATACGTCCATTTGGAGATTCCTTTGTTTCAACTTTATCTAAATTAGGTTCTTCCCCAGAAAACATTGGAGCTGAATAAGCCCCTGATGAGCCTGAGCCAGTAGCTTCATTAGGTTCCCCTTTAGATTTAGCCCTTTCTTTTTTTTGTTCTTGGTCAACCTTAGTACCTTTCATGAGTTGTTTTCTTAATAAAGGTATCATATCTTGAATGTCTAAATATTTTGTTTCTTTTTCTCCTTCATCGTCATTCTCTTTGAATGATTGTTTGTATTTTGTTATATCTTTCATTGTATCACTATTTAATGACATCCCCGGACTGGTATAGGCCTTTTCCAAACTTTTTTTAAATAAATTAGCTGATGAATCCATGTTACGCATTTTTTAATCTTGGTTCCCAATAACTTCTATTCATCCACATAAATTGATAGAACTCACGGAACATTCTTAATGTGATGTCTTTAACATCACCTTCGAGCTTTCCTCGTTTTATTTCTCGACCAATTCTATCCAACAATTTGTCCTCAAATTGTTTTAAAGTACTATTACCCATAAAGTCTCTAATTTCTTTACGAATCATTGTCTCAATTTCTTTCTTATCCGTGGTTGTTAACGCCATAATTATTTAACTATTATTAGATATGTTGTTGTTATAACTCCAAGAAAAGTCCCAACTTTCCATAAGAAAGTTTTATTTCTCTGGCCTTTAAGTTCTTTATGTAAACTATTTGTTAATTCTTCAGACACTTTTAATTGTTCGTCTTTTTTACCTAACATAAAATTATTATTCTTATCTTTCTCTTCAAGAAAAACAATATGAGAATCTTTTTCTTTTTCTCTTTCTTCCGTTTTGATTAATTTTTTTTGAGTTTCTTTCAACTCCAACTGACATCCATCACCTTTAATAATATCTTTTATTGCTAATTTAGCAACCGGAACTTTTAACCTAACCTTAGTCGTATCTGTTTGTGAAAAACTGCTCAAGCTCGTTAGTAGTAAGAGTGTCAACACTATTAACTTTTTCATTCGTTTGTTTTTTAATTATTGTTATGTTATTATCTATTTGGTGAATTTCTTTTGTAATTTTAAACACGTTACCTTTTACCGAATCAATTTTAATATCAATTCCTTTATTAACCGCCTTAGCAGAATCAACATCCTTTTGGATTGATTCAATCTGTTTTTTGTATAATTTAACATCTGTTTTAACACCATTAGTTGTCAAAATATTCCATCCCGCCAACACAATAACGATAATTAATAATATATTTTGCTTGTTATTACTTACAATATCTTTCATTATTCAGGTGATTCTGATGTTTTCTTTCTATTAGACAAAACTCTACCCCATTTAGATTTGAATTTTTGGTAATATTGTTGAAGTTTATTAATTGTATCTATGAAGTCTTTATCTAATTTAATCATTTGACCATTAATATACACCCCACTATCTTCACCAATTGTAAAAATAAAGTCAATATCTTCATCAATTAATTTACCGGACCATTCAACATTAATAGGATAAACATTCAAAGTATTAAAATCTACAAGTCCGGATACTTCATCAAGAAATTCATCCATAGTTTCTTGAAACGCCAATTTCTCATCAGTAGTTATATCTAATTCACTTCGGTCTTTCCCGTGAAGAGCCAATATCCCTCCTGATATTCTATATTTCTGTTGTTTATCTCTTGGTGACGATATTTCATCACCTATTTCAACTCCATTGTCCGCAGTTTCATATTCTTGGTCTTGTTGAAGACGTGATTCCACATCTTTCGCAACATTTATTTGTCCGCCCTGTTCTATAATCATTCTTGATTTTTGTAACAGAGATTTCATTTCATCGTATCTTTCGTTAATTAAATTGCTCATTTTCTAAATGTTTTATAAAGGTTTCAAAATTGAATGATGGATTTAAATCCGTATAGGTTGAGTCATAATTACTCTTACTTACAATTCCCTCGTAGTTAGACACCCCTTCGAACCGGGTATTGTGACCAACACATCTTTTTTCAATGTTAAGGGATTCTGACAAATGTTTACATAACTCAGCAGTCATTTCTATCTGAATCGGTGTATATGGTTGCCAAAAAAAGAAATCTCTCCATTTTTTTTCAAACGCTTTCTCATTATAAATACTTCCTTTCCAGTTAATATAATAGTTTGTTAATGGTTTCTTTTCTAACCAACCTAAATTTTCCAAACAGATAATAATTGAGTTCTTATTAATTTGTTCATTATTGGTATAGTTTGAATAGGTATTGTCGGGTAATAGTTGTAGTATCTCACCCTTTCTAGTTAAAACATAATTCGGTATTTTATCATAATGACCATTATACCTATGTTTAAGGGAGGTTAAATATTCTTGAACCTCCCTCGTAGTATGACACAGGATTATTTGTTTTTTCCTTTTTTGTTTACCTTTTGGTATAAAATTTCCAAATTGGATTATGTTAGGCATCCCTTCTTAAATAACTTAATCTTTTAATTTCATTAGTTGGAATCTCCCCTACTTCAAAAAGAGACGAATTATCAGAATCATTATTCCCAATTGGTCCTTCTTCAAGAACTCCAAATTTTTGTTCATTTAATTTTATTAACTCAATTTCCAATTTCTCCAATTCTTCTATGGTTGGAGTATATTTTTCTTTATCAAACTCAGCCTCTTGTTTACCAATGACAGTACTTAACTCCTCAATATTAATTTCTTTTGGGGGGTGAACTTCTTTTTTTTTATCTTCTTCTTCAAATTTTACTAACATATGTAAAAAAGACAATGAGATTATTGGGAGCATTCCCCCGGAAAATAATGATAAGAATCTTTTATGACCAAGAGGGTCTCCTGATTCAACACCCAAGAAACTTACAATAGGGTCAACTAAATCCATCCAATCTTTAAAAGATTGAGAGTCAACATTAATATATTGATAAGCGAAGAAAATATTACCAATAAATTGAATTAAGGTCACAATTCCAAATGGGAAATAAACTTTTTTACCCATCTGTGCAGATATTGCTGCAAGAGCGGACAACGCAGCAATCTCAATACCAACAGATAAATAAATTGCCCAACTAAAAGGGTTCGATAAACCATACCACGAAGTAACATGTGATATTGAAACGAATGCGACTGTTAGTATCGGTACTAAGAACGCAACATAAATTATCGATTTAAAATTTTTTTGAAACCAATTCATTATTTGTTTGTTTTTAGTTTTTTTATCTCTTCCTCGATTTGAGTTTGTCTTTGAACGTCCAGCAGTTTTCGGTCAGTTGCTTGAATCATTCTCTTTTCAGCTTCTAATCCCATAAGTTTTAATTCAATGTTTAATTCTTTTTTAGTGTAAGTAGAATCATTAATAGTTTCAACTTCTTTTCTTAGTTTAGATAATTCTCTTGAGTCTCCACATCCTTTAAAGAAGGTTAGAAGTGTAATTACTAACACAATAACAATGAAGTTTTTTTGAATGAAATTTTTCATAAGTATGTTTTTTTTTATTTATCTTTAAATATAAAAGGTGTATCATATAAATACACCCTTTAATTTATTTTATAAGTATTCAAATAAGTCCGCAGTCTCATTCCTTAATTTTCTAAGGGATTTCTCTTTTATCTGTCGTACCCTCTCTTTTGTTAAATTAAAATCATTACCAATATCCTCTAATGTTCTTGTCGAACCCGATAACCCGAAATAATCTTGTATGATTGTCTTCTCTCTATCGTCTAATACATCCAACATATTCAATAATTTATCCTTTAAAGTGTCCTCTGTTGATAGACCCGCATCCGGAGCCTCAGCATTTGGATTATTCAAGATATCAACCAAAGTATCACCTTCCTCATTTAGTGGGTTATCCAAATTAATGGTATAAGGTAAATTCGCAAATTTATCAGGTAATTCCATTCCACCTCTCTCTAACTCTTTTTTCGCTTTATGTAACTCTTGAACCACATTAACCGGGAGACGAATGGTACGGGCATTTTCATTTAACGATTGTAATATCGATTGTCTCACCCACCAAACAGCGTAAGAGATAAACCTTAATTTTTTAGACCAATCAAAATTTTCAATTGCCTTCATAAGACCAAGATTCCCTTCCGCAATTAAATCCGGAAAATCTAATCCTTGGTTTTGATACTGTTTTGCAACGGTAATAACAAATCTCAAATTACCCTCCAATAACTCCTTATGGATTTTTTTTATTTCACTTTCCGTGATATTATCCGATAGTATTCTTTCGGATAAGTGTCGTTCTCTTTCAGGTGTCATAACCTTTATCTTACGGATATCCTTAAGATAATGACTAATTTCTTCCTGATTGATTGGCATCCCTGCTTTTTCCTTCATAATTTAGTTTTGACTATAAGTTTCTAATATATTTTTTTCTTTTGAACTCAAGGAATCAATTCCCTCCGAGTATAACTTGTCTAATATTTGGTCTAAGGTAGGGTTGGGGTCAGTGGTTTTATTTTTGAAGATTAATGACATAATATCAGCAGCATCGTCTTCATCATCGTCTTCATCATCAAAAGAAAAATCTAAATTTTTCTTTATTCGTTCCATATCTAATTTCATTGTTACGTTTTCACCGACATTTTCTAAATCAAAAAGATGGTCTTTAATGTCATCAGGTAAAGATATTGAAAAATCATCAACAACTTCAGTTAAAATAAATATTTCAACAAGACCATGTAGAATTCCCTTAATGTATTCAAATATTTCGTCTTTTGGTGTTTCAGTTCCAAACGAAAATATAATTTGGTTTCTTGTATAATGAAACTTTAAATTCGGTGAGTCAACAATTGGACTAATCGATAAGGCAATTTCTTTACACATCTCTTCAGACGCAAAATTATCGGTGACAGATAATAAGTAGTAATTCATATTTATTGTATTAATTTTATTTGACAAAGGTAATTAAACTCTTTTGGAATACCCAACAATTTGGTAAAAATCTTTCTTTCCTTCACAGTATTCTTTTACTAATGTTAGTAATCCTCTGAACATAAATGCTCCCGTTGTTTGTTTTTCACATATTGAAAATAATTCAATGAAAGCCGTTAGTGTTGAAACGCTATAATACCCATGTTGATTCAATACGTTATACTTATCATTAGCAACCGTATGATGTCTCAAAACATACTCATCCCTCTCTTGAACAGAACTCACAGGTACGGTATTATCGTACAACTCAATCAAATCATTAACATAATTTAAAACAATCGTCTTATTATATTCACACTTAACAAGTAAATCGACAATCCAATGAGTGTGGGATGGAGTTCTTAATCTCTTACCCTCCTCCTTGTATTTTACAATAAAATCAAGGTCCGGGTTCTCACCTCTAACACCTTGATAAATTGCAATTGTTGTTTTATCATCAGTTTGCCAGTAAAGGAGGGGAGTATGTGACTCCCCTTTTCTATTATATGTTAGTTGTTTCATCTTTTCCTATAATTTAAATTATTCATAAACTCATCAATAAATTCAAAATCGACATCTCCGTTAGTTGATGGAAGAAATATTTTACTTTTTTTCATTAACCCACTTGTCCATTTCCTACCATAGTTAAATCTAAACTTTTCATTTGTTATTATGGATGAAATAAAAATACCTCTTAGAGTATTTAATTCAAATTTTGAGTATAACACATTAACACTATCTAGTGCCCAAAAATTGAAAGGTTGGTAAAAAGACTCCGCAACTGAACCATCATAATTTACAGTCAAACAATTACCACTGAAAATTGGTTCTTCAGAAATTTTACCTGTCAACCCATTGTTAAATTCCGAAGAACTTATAAAATAATTATTGCCAGGATTCATTTGAAATTTAGTTAACCTTTTTCCTTTATTAATCTCAAATAAATCAGATAAATTAAATTCTTTCCAAGATTTTACTCCAGAAATACAAATTTCATCCAATTGTGAACTTATAGCAATATTGTCAAACAAATCAAAATGATTTTCTTTAATTAAAAAAGAAAGGTAATTGCGAAGTCTTTGACTAAAGATATTATTATTTAATTTAGAAATATCTGTAGGTAAGTGAGCTTCAGCACACCAATCGTCATCAAACGAAATTTCTTTAAAAACAGATATACCTAACTTCTCTTCTCTATTTCTATAAGTACTAACCCAAAATTCTTTTATTTTTTCCCATTTTTTATTAACATCAATCCTTCCTTTATTTTTTCTTTTTTCAAACCCATCATCTTTAAAATACCCAAAGAAAGTTTTGTAATTTTTTGGATGTGGAATGTGAGCCTGAAAAATCATAACACAAGTAACAACAGTTGCAGTTGTATTATAGAAAAGTTCATCCGGATTTGAAAAACAAGCCAACAGTTTATGTTTAGATAATAATCGTTTTTTTAACTCCGTAATTTTTCCATTTGGATTTAAAGCACTACTCATAGGTAAAACCGCAGCAACAACACCACCACTTCTCATTTCCTCTAATTGATTTATAACAAATTCTAATTCCTCTCTATCATTTTTTTTATCTGATTTATAAGGAGGATTAAGGAATCCAATGTCTGGTTTTATCTTTGAGACTTTTTTTATGATTTCCTCATCGAAAGTATCTCCACTGTAAATATATGGTGATATAACCCCATGTAATATAAAATTAAACATAGATAAAGCCCATATATGTGGTTGATACTCGATTCCAATAAAATTTTCACTAAATTCTTCAAGTGGTTTATTTGGATTTTGAGTCCTCATTTTTTTTAATCCACTAATTAAAAATCCTGCAGTTCCACAACATCCATCAAGTAATATTGAATTTTCATTAACATCAAGAATATCACATAAAAAATCAGTGTAATGATGAGGAGTTAAAACAATTCCAAGACCTTTTTCATTATTAGCATATTGTAGAGTTTGATTATGAAAGTCCATTAATATGTCATTATATTTATAAGTTTCAACATATCTTTTAATATTTTTTTCAACACCAATAATAATGTCTTTTAAGATTGAATAATTAAATAACCCATCATCTTTAATAAAATTAAGATGAGATATTAATTTTTGTTTTTGAAAATCATTAATCTTTAATTTACCTAATATTAAATCAACAGATTGAATTAAAAGGTCAGGAAGATTTTCGTTATAACATATAAAATTATCTCTAAATTCTTTATTGTCCAAAGCAATTAAAACGGCGGAAATTAAAAAACTTCTCTGCATTTCCATGATTTTCTTACCATGTAGTTGATTATTCAGTTCACCTAAATATTTTAATAACTTATCATAATCTTGAGATAGTTTATACTCACTTTTTTTATAATTTTGAATTAATTCTTCTATTGTTAATGGTACATTTGTTTCAATTTTTTCTATTTTACAATTTTTAGGTTGAAAAAAATAACTTATCTTTAAATTACTTTCTTTATCTCCTGAAAACGCAATTGAGATTACATCGTATTCTTTAGAAACAAATGATGAATAATGAATAACTCCGTCAACCGCGTATTCTACAGGGTAATTTAATTCATTACTTTCATGTTTTAAATTATTTTTTTTTCCTTCAGTAATAATTAATAAATCGGGTGTTAGCTTATGTTGTATAATGTGTTCCGGTTTTCCGGTACCACCTTTATTTGTTTTTGACGCACCTTTTAGTAAATTTCTAATACTTTCATAATTTGATGTTTGATATTCAATAATCAAATCATCATTAGTTAAATTAATATCAACTATTCTTTCAAATATTCTTTCAGTTTTCGCTTCGCTCATAAATTTTAATTTTATACTATAAATATAGTTATTATTCATGATAAATACAACTATATTTGTATTTTTATATGAATTATAAATACTAAAATACAAAAATATTTTGATAAAACAAAAAAAAGTCCCCCATTATTGGGAGACTTTTGAAACATTTTCTGTTTTTGTAATCTTGACGACCGTATTGGCCCAATTTGATATCATTGGGTTATGTGATATGACAAATATCTTTTCAAAGTAGGTTTTTAATTTATCAAAAAATTCCCCAACCATATCGAGATTATCATTCGCAACCTTACCCCAAACCTCATCGTAAACCGATAATTGTGGTTTTGGTAAAGAACAGACTTTGGACAACACCGCCCGGATGGCCAACGCCCCCACCGTCTTCTCATAACCCGAACCTGATGTAATTGGTCGTTCAATTCCGGTAGAGTTATCAATCATAATAAAGTCCACCTCATTCTTATCGTTAATTCGAATCTCTAAGTTGAATAAACAAGAATCTTGAAGTAACCTCTGAAGTTCAGCGTTAATCACTGGCATCATTGTCTTCATAATAATCTTACTTATACCATTCTTTCCAAAAATCTCATTATAGATTTTATAGATTTTTTCTTTTTCAAATTCTTCGGCAATCTTTAACACAAGACCATGGTTCTTTTCAATACGAGACAAGAGATTATCAATTTGATTTTGATTGGTACTTTGAATTTTCTCATACCCTCTCTTTTGACTAATCAACTCATCAATACGAAGGTTCGCCTTAATCAATTTGGAGTCAATATCGTTGTTCTGTTTAATCTTATCCTGAACTTCTTCGTATCTTGTTAGTTTCAACCTTATCGCCTCTAATTTCAAGTTATTTGACTCCAAAGACACTTCATGTTTCTCTTTAATAAGTTTGTTTCTTTCATACTCATCGAATTCTTTCTTAAGTTGGACATAAGTCTTTTCTTCTTTATCCAATTCTTCAATCAACCCATTAAGAATTTTAACTTCTTCTTTTCTTCCGTCAAGTTCCCCAATCTTCTTTTTGGTGATTTCAGCGTCCATCAATTTAATCCCACAATGCTCACATTGAATACCGTCACCAAACTTTTTAACAAGGTCTTCAATTTCACCAACCTTATGTGTTGTATTTCCTAATTGAATCTTATGATTGGTTAATAATTCTTTAACCGCATCGTGTTTATCCTCATGGTAATACCCACTTGGTTCAACAACCTTAATATTATCAATTTGTAGTTGGATGGTTTTACTATTTGAAACATAAGTGGTAATCTCTGTCTGTAGTTTAACCGGGTCCAAAATAATAAGTTCCTGACTCAAATCAGCATGTTTTGAATTCAATAATCCATCTTTATAATCTTGACCTTTTTTCAATGAATTATCTACTTCACCAATACTTTCGGTTGCTGTTGTAATCTCACCCTTTAATCTTTCGATTTCAGTCGTTGATGTCTCATTATCTTGTTTCAGGGTCTCCGTGTTATATACATTGGAAATCATCCCTTTCGAGAACTCTGAATAGATTTCTTTTCCGGTTTCTTCTTTCTTTTTCAAGAACTCAAGTCCCAGGAATCTTGATAATACCTGACCTCTCGCAGTTGGTTTTGACTCCAATAAGTCCTCCAAGTTAGATGCCGTGGTTAGAATGGTCATTAAGAAATCGTCCATTGTCCCAATAGACCTTTTCATAAACGCTTCCGTCTCTCTCCTTTGCTCACCAGTGAAATTTTGTAATTGACCATCAGATAGTTTTTTAAAGAACTCTAACTCCGTCTTTACATTCCATTCGCCAGCCTTGGACATCTTTCTTTCAATTTGACGAGCAATGATATACTCCTCACCATCGATAAGAATATCCCCACGAACACTAACTTTGTTCTTGTCGGTAAACCTGTTGAAGATTTCTTCGGCTTTCTGTGTCTTAGTTGTTGTGTTAAAGAATAAGAACAATAGTAAATCCACAGTTAGAACCGTTTTACCACCAAAGTTTGGGGGGTCGGATTCCACCACCGTAATTCCCTCACACTTATCAAAATCAATAACTTGATTATCTCCATAAGATAAGAAATTACTAAACTCAATTTTCTTGATGTACCATTTTTTAAATGGTGTCACCTCAACTTCGTTGGCTGCCATTCGGTTTTCAACCATACTATCAATACTCATTACTTGGTCCAAGTATTGTTCTTGACCCTTACTTTCAAGTAATGATTTGATAAGTTCCTTTTGATAGTTCTTATCCAGGATATTTACAGACACATCAATCGTTTGTTGAGTGTCCTCGGTCGTTTTAACCTTCGTAATTACATTCACATTGGTTGAGTTATACTTTTTGGTAAAGTATTGTTTTGTCGACTTAATTCTCTCTTGAGTGAAGTTTTCCGGTGTATCTTCCCAAACAACCTGAATGTATGGATTATCTAATGTATCCACATCTAAATTGTGTTGCATTTCTTTTAAATTAAAAATTGGTGGTGGATTGAATAAATCCATAGTTTATTATTGTGATACTAACTCAACATTTTGAGTGTTTCCACTTTGGGCTTGAGCTTCAGCATATTTCTTCTTCAACTCTTCCATTTGTTGATTCATGATTGTTTGAAATGCTTTTGATTCCCCTTTAAGTCTATTATTTCTCTCTTGAACTTTCTTTGCGTGAGCCCTTACTCCACCTCTTTTTTTCGATACTCCCATAATTGTTTTTATTTATTAATGTTTATTTTTTCTAAGTTAAAATCCTTCACCGGTTATATCACCTGTGTTAATTTCATTATCAATTTCTCGTTGTAAATCCTCTAAAGTTATTCCCGGTTCATTCTCAACTTGGTCTCGAAGTCTTTGAGTTAACATATCAGTAATTCTTTGATACTGATTATTATCCTCGTTAATTGTTGCCTTTTTATTAGGGTCCTCTTCATCATCCATGTAATTATTTAACCATGTCGGTCTTTCCGGGACTTTAATTGAATCTATTTTTTCAATCATCAGTTGGACTTCTGTTTTACTTCCTCTTAACATTCGACCCATCTTAACTTTATTCTCAAGTCGAACAAAATCTTTGTAAAATTGGTCACCACCTATAAAATTAATATCAATTTCATTATTCTCCAAATACTCGATAATGTCAATCATAAGTTCATCATCATCAAGAATTCCCATGTTATTACATAAAGCAAACAAATCGGTTGCTTTAATAATCCATCTTTGGACTTTACTATCGCTAAGTTGTTTTATAATAAATTCATTTAGTTTTTCCATCTTATTTTGGTCGGTTCTCTTCAAACCATTCTACTATTGCGTTTATCACCCATACCGCACCTGATGATAGAATCCCGTCAAAAAACCAACCAATCCATAGTGGAGTTCCAAACAATACAGATGTTGGTGAGAATACGGTTAATGATAGGAACCAACCTCCGTGAAAAGAAAAGCACATTGGACAGGTTAATATACCTGAGATGAAGTGTCCTAATCCATTGAGTGGTGTGTATATATTATCACCCCATTTTTTAAAGAAGTCCCTAACCCCTTGAAAGATTGACCCGTATACCATAATATTCATAAGCCCGTAACTTAAAATGAACCAAGTTAAAATGTTAGTCATATTTTCTATTTTTTTTTTAAATTTTATTATCTAAATTTGAACCTTTCAAATACATCGCTTTGGTTCCTTCATTATATTTTTGAATATCTTGAATTGTTTTCTCATATTCTTTTATTGTTCGGTCCTTCTCAATATTATCAAGTTTTAATTTTTCAACTGTGTTTTGGAGAGCATCTAATTTAAGTTTTAATTTATTGTCGGATGTCTCTTTTTCAACAATAACTTCTTTATTTACCTCAACTATCTTTTCTATCGGAACCTCTTTTATCACTTCAACAAGTTTCTCAATCTCAACATATTCAATCTTGACAACTTCTTTTTCTTCAACCACAGGAACCTCAACATACTTGATAACTTCTTTGATAACTTCTTTTTCAAAAACATTCCCCGAACCTGACAATAGTCCGTACTTCTCAATTGAAAATCCTTCTGAATAACATTTCTTAATAATCTCTTCAGGGTTAAACTTATTAAGTTTACAATAACTTAATAAGTCCTTGTGTTCTCCGGAGGTTAGTTCAAGATTGATATTCATTTTAATTTTCTTTTAGGTGTTGGCTCATAATAATCATTATCCCAATCAGGTTCGATAGTTGGTGTATATTGCATCCCAGTTTGATAGTTATTACCAAACCATTTCCTATATCTTTCTTCGTAAGTCAATTCCTCACAACAATTCCCACCCCACTTTTGGTAGAAGTCATCGTCAAATAATAATTTATCAATAAATTGCCATTTATCCCAAATTAAATCGGGGTCAGCATCCGGGTCAGGAGTATCCAAAAATGTGTGAAATAACCTATCTGTTGTATTCATCGGAATAATATCCGGATTCGGTTCACCACCTCGTAATTGATTTAGAATCTCTTGGTCAATTTCTTTTTGAACTTCTTTGAATATCTCAGAAGTTAATTCATCGTGTTCTTTTTGTTTTTTAATTTCTCTTTCAAAAGTTTCCGGAGTTAATTGATGTAAACTATCAATATGAAACCATTGAGTTGGAATTGTAAAAACCTTATACCCATCAGTTGGATTACCACCAATTGTAATACCATTTCTTATGTATTCGTAAATCTTGTTATCCATTATTCATAAGTTTTTCAGTTCCTTTTTCAATACAGTCAAACGAGTCTATCGAAAATTTAAGATATGGTTTTGAGTTAGGTAAATCAACAAAAGAGTACTTATCAGTATCAATGTCGTAAACTCCGTATCCATGTTTACCAACACTCTCACCAAAATTTTGTTGTATTGTTGACCCAATCATAACACCTCTTTTCCCATTTGGGATATTAAAGGTCGCACGTTTGTGAATATCTCCACATAGAATAAGGTCTAGCCCATTAAATTTTTCAATATCGTATGCATGAGAACCAAAGTCAAACCCTAAATCCGTAGTTAATCCTACAACCGGGTCATGAAATAACCCTATTTTAAATCCAGTCGCAGTATCAATTTCCGGAGGAATGTTTCCTTGGAATTGTGAATATACACACCAAGACACATTCTCATCTTCATAAATCCCCCTATCTTTATAATAAACAATATTAGGGTTATTTAAGTTAGAAATAATCGGGGTTAAACTATCCAATCTATCATTATTATTAATAAGAGCATCATGATTACCCGCAATCAATACAGTTTTCGCAATCTTAGCACATTCGGTCAATAACCAAGACGCAACCTCAATTACTTCAGGCGTTAGTTGATTTTTTGAGTGTAGTAAATCTCCGGTGAAGGTAATTCTGTCCGGTTGTAATGTTTTCCACTCGTTCAGTGCTAATTGAAGAATTTCACGGTATAAATCGTGGTCTTTAAATAGTTTGAGGTGTAAATCAGAGAAATGTATAATTCTGTTTATCATTATTCTTTAATTAAAATTTTTTCTTCTTCCTCAAATGGATTAAACCCTTTGTTTATATGTCCACAAGAATCACATTTGTAAATTGGGAACGGTACTGTAGTGTCTTCCGTTGAACCTGTCATTAGTTTTGGGACTCTCTTTAGGAAGATTACCTCTCTAAAGTAAATTCCATCACAAGACTCACATTTTATCGTTGGACACTCTTTTAAATTAATTTTCGGTTGTTGTAATTCCATATTGTTTTGTATTAAGTTTTTTAAGAAAACCATCAATGTTTTCCTTTAGATTAGAAATATACGAAGGTTCTACCGATTCTTCAAGTTTTTCCAAACTATCTTTTAACAAATCGAAATTTAAATTCTTCAATGTACGACTAAACGCATTAATAGCGTCAACAGAATCTTTAATTTTCTTATAAGTTATAAATCTAACTCGATAAATTGTCATCAATTTAAAAAGTAATTCTTCATCCCAACCATATCTAATTATTGATTTATCATCAATAGTATTGTCACTAGCATTGTAAATAACGACAGGACTGTTAATTCCTGTCTCTGACCATTTCATATAAAAAGCAATCTTTCTATACGATATTGTTTTATCATCAGTTTTATCAATCAAATAAGCGAGTAAAGCATTTTTTGAGTAGTTATTGAATGTTGATATGTCATTTTTTGATGCAGTGCACCATCTAGTTCCCGCACCATATTTTAATGAACCTTTATGTGTTTTTGGAATAATAAAAAGAACTTTATCGTCTTCATATAAAACTTCAGCATGTTCTTCCCGACAGAACCCTTTTAATTCTTTATCAGTTTCTGCTTTATCCACAATTTCTTTTAAAGTAGGAATATGACCATATTTTTTATCGTAGATGTCTTTGTCTTGAATATAAGGTAATACCTCATCAAATCGATTAACCAAATCAATTAACATATCAATTGTTCTAACACACCCGTTACTATTTCGGTGAGTCCAAGATTTTAATAAAAATTCGGTATATTTTCTTGTTGGTGTTTTATCACCATTAACTAATCTATTGAAAGTTTCTATCTTTAACGACCAATACTTAACTTTTAATTCATCTATTTTTGACATGTTTATTTATTTAGTGGAGATAAAGGTAAATAAGTTTTTTACTTACCCAAATATTTGTTTGTATCCATCTCCAAAGTTGTTGTAATAACTTCTTTCGGAACCCGATATTCGTCAAATTCCGCATCTTCTTTTAAGTGAGTTACAATACACCCATATAACTTAATATTTTCGTATTTAGTACCTTCCAACATTTTGATTAGTAATTTACCATATAATGGTAATTGGACAAAGTAGTGCCCCAACGCATTGTCAGGTTGTTTTTGATATGGTTCCAACATTCTTTTTGTGTATCTTGTCTCAAGGAAGTTTTTTGGTTTGTTAGTCTTGTAGTCAGTAATAACTAAACCAAATTCATTTTGATGAATATTCATAATTAACCACGCTTTATCAGGCTGACCTACGTACCCCAATTCCGGGTCACCCAATATCATCTCAGTATCAAGTAAGACAGCACCACGTTCTTCCATCAAATCAAGAAACTTTTTTCCCGCAACAATCATATTATCACTTTTAAATAATTGGACATTGTCACATTCAAAAATTGGTTGTCGGACTTCTTTATACGAGCCATTTCTATTGATGAGCTCTTTTTCAAGTTCATAATGAACTCTACTACCCATATTGGTCGAATAGAGTCCCGCTGCTGCCCACTCCTCAAGTAATTCTTTTTGTTTTTGTGGGTCGCCCTTGGCTTTAGTGTAGGACGCCTCCTCAACAGGAAACTCAGTATAAAACTTCTTTAACACTTTTGACACCGAAGGGTAATCAGTTTTACCATTCATTGTATAAATGTGCTCTTCCTCCTCAAACGTCAATCCCAATGATTTTTGTCTTTGAGCGACTAATTCTCTTATTTCTTGTGCAATAGTTTTTAATTCTATCATATTTTTTTATTTAAACATTGGTGTAAAATACTCAATTAGATATTTTGCGTAGTTAGTTAATAATTCGTGACCATCAAACATGAAAGTATCTTTTGAAGTATTAACGGCGTTTTGATACTCGTTTTTTAATCTTGAAAATGTTGATTTATCAACTGAAAGTGTATTTGACATAGTTATTTTTATTATTTATGGTACAAATTAACAACATTTTTTTTATACTTCCAAATATTTCTTATAATATTTCAAAATAATATTCATCAATTTGACCTCTTAAGTCCGCAACATCCATATCTTTAGGTGGTTTAATTATTTTTATTTTATTATACAATCGACCGCCATTGAGTTCGTGATATAATTTTAATCCATCTTGAAAAGCGTCTTCATCAAGACAAATAATAATTTTACCCAATGCCTTCTCATATAAAGTTTCAAATAATAAATCACTCATTTGCTTACCTAACATCACTATTGAATTATCCAAGAAAAATCCATCAAAAGCTCCCTCAACCAGATAAACATCTTTAAACCAATCAATACGATTTTCATTAAAAATTATTTGATTTTTTTCAGCCGTTGGATTTTTATATTTCATTCTACCATTAACCCACGAACGAGCAACAAAATAATTTAACTTATTATTTTTATCAAATGATGGCACGATAACTCTATACGCAAATTCACCACTCACTGTATAACCTATTTGATATTTCTCAATTATTTCATCCGTAATCCCTCGAGAAGTTAAATATCTATAAGCCTCCGCGTGTGGAATGAATCTTGGGTTGGAATCTTTGAATTGGGTGTACCCCTCAGGAAGTTTTAATTGAGTTTTTTTGGATTCTTTAATTTTTAATTCCTCGGGTTTTACTAAGTTATAAATCTTTTTTTGTTCTTTAGTTCCATATCTATCAAATAATCTACCCAGAGGTCCGTGCATATTATTTTCATCATCACAAGACCAACAATGAAATAAATGTTTTTCTAATGAAATTTCCAAATTACCTTTTTTTTGACCAACCCCACATTCAGGACAATTATACCCATATTGTAATTTTGAATCATACGTCTTTTCAGGGTCTCCCAAAATTTCACATAAAATATCTAAAAGTATGTCTTTATCATCTACCATAAACACAATTATAAGAATAAAACACCATTATCCAAATTAATTTAATCATTACCTTTACGTATATTATCTGTAGCCCATAAAGGTTGTAAATTATTTAACGAATTCACAATTTTAGGGTCAGAACCTTTTTCAAACTTACTAACAGGGATTATATGGTCAATATGCCACTTACCCCAATTATCCCAAGACATTCCTTCAGTAAATAAATTTTCCAGATGATTTTTTAATTCTACCGCTGAATATCCTAAAATATCGTAGGTAGATGACTCTTTTTTACTGCCAAGTCGTCTAATAACCGAACCTAACATACTTCTCCAAGCATATATGTGAGGGTACCTAATATATCTTTTTTTGTAGTATTCGTTAAGTTTTTCATGATTATTTTTCGAATAGTTTTTAACTCTTTTTTTATGTGTCTCAGAAAACCCTGAAAAATTATTATAATTATATTTAAATTTATCACTACGACATTTTTTACAGACAGACCTATAACCATCTTTACTACTAATATGTTTATGAAATTCACCAACACCTTTTTCAATTAAACAAATAGAACAAGTTTTACTATTTATAACAATCTTTTTATTTTTCCTATTTGTATGATATTCCTTCTTACTAATAATTTTACGACATTCTTTGCATTGATAATATCGTCCATCTTTCTCCCTAATATGATAATGAAATTCACAAACATCTTTTTCAATTAAACATTTACTACATATTTTTCTCATTACTAAAATACTTTATTAATAATTTATTAACCAATGACGACAAATTAATAGATTTATCTCTAACAATTTTTTCAATATTAGGGTCTATAGTGATAGACATCCTAATTTTCTTTTCTTCTAACTTTATTTGTTTACGTCCCATTTCAATAAATATATTACTTTTTGTTAAAGTATCATTTTTTTTATAATAAAATTAATTTAATTTACCCTAATTATGGTTCCAAATCTACAATGTGTTTCTTCCACCATTTTTTTAAACGACTATTGTCATTAAGTTTTTCAATCCGTTTGTCTATTGGAAAAATTAATAACCATGACAACGCAATTACACACCAAATTATAAAAAATACTATTTCCATTTTATTGTTTTTATTTTCCAATTATTATCAATACTTACCGCAAAATAAGCCAGATGTTGATTAATGTCCGTTAATAAACTATTTCTCAAAAAGATACCAAGTTTAATCGGTGAAACCTTATGAGATTTATCTGTTTTTATATCCGACCTATACCATTTACTTTGATTTGCAGAAGTTACAACCACCACATTTAATTCACCATCAAACACTACATCAATTTCATTATAACAAGAATTAGGTGTTGTATCATAAACCCTATATCCCGTAATGGAAAAGACACCCCTATATCGTTTTCCAACAACAGGGATGTCTTTCGAATATTTTAAAATTGTTTTTCTAAGATTTTTGGTTTCAGTATCTCTTCGAATTGTATTCATTCTGTCAAAATCATTCACTTCACATTAATTTGTTCGGCAAAGATATAACATTTTTTTCAATCTACCAAATTCCCATCATTTTCATATAACCTAACGCACAAGTGTAACTATCTGTCATATCAAAATTTTCTTTTTTGAGAGTACTATTTCTAGTATATATCCAATTAATTTGAGGTTCTTTTTTAGCAACTAAGTCCCATATAATTTGTTTCTTGTCAATAGTTTTTGGTAATCCACCGAAAAGAACAAACTTATTTTTATCATTCTCTTGAACTAATTCCGGGAATGCAAATTTTCTTGAATTATATGTTGAGATAAATTGAGGTACGACACCTAAAATATCGTAAACTTCTTTACATACTAAGGTATTAAATCTCAATAAAGTTCCAACAGTATACACATTATTTGAGTTCAATAAAGGTTCCTCAATAACAACATATTTAATACCCATCCCAACATAACTCTCCAATTTTTGTTTGAAGATATCACTTTTAAGCATTAACTCTTCAATCTTGTTTTCAACTTTTGGTTTTGGGACCGGTGAAACATGAGTTAATTCTAATAATTCTTGACTTTGAATATCAAATAACGCAACTCCAACTGTTTTGGTTGACACATCTAATCCAAGGACTTTTGGGGAATCTTTCTTAATGTTTTTTGTCATATTAAATAATTTTACTACCTTTTTTTATATTGTCGATAGCCCACATTGGTTGTAAGTTAGTAAAATGACAGAGATTGTAAAGTTCTTCCTCAGTTTTGGCACTTGATAATGGTATTTTGTGGTCAATATGCCATCCATAATATCCGTAATTATCCCATGACATTCCTTCATTAAATTTTTGTTCTAAATGTTCTTTCAAAAATTCAGGAGAACAACCTATAATGTTAAAACTTTTATTATTTTTTCTTACATCTTTTAATTTAACATAAAAAAGTAACCTATTTCTAAGATTATGTTTTAATCTTTCGATTGGACATTTTTTTCGTTTATTTAACGAATTTGTAACCGACTTATTAATTAAATCTTTTTTATTTTTATCGTAATATTCTTTCCATCTTTTTGTTTCTTTTTCAATATTATTTTTTCTATAATTTTTATTATATTCACCCCTTTTTTCTTTATTATTCGTATTTCTTTGTCTTGACTTCTCAATAAGAATTTCCCTATTTTTAGTATAATACTCTTTCCTTTTTATTAAAAGAATTTCCTTATTTTTTTCTATATATTCTTTCCTACCCTCTAAATTATTAACATAATAATCTTTAAAATATAACTTAGTAACATCTTTTTTACTTTCTCGATATTTTTTTATTTTTTCAATATTTTTGTCATAATATTTTTTACTAACATTTTTTCTACATTCTTTACAAATATTATTATACCCATCTTCCATACGACTATTCTTAAAAAAATATTCAACATTTTTTTCAAAGGCGCATTTATTACATTTTTTTGTATCCATAATAAATTAAAAATCAAGTTTTATCACATAAGATTGGATTCCTTGTCGTAATTCAGGTGATTGCAATTTAGATACAACCATAAGGTCTTTTTGTGAATTATATAACCCAATCTCCGTTACATATGAAGTTGTACCTGACATCCAAGTTGGATTCGATGTATTAGAAAACTGATTCCTACCTAAATTTACAAGATATTTCATTTCATATATGGTCGCAGATATATCGGTTTCAAGATTCGCATACAGATAATACTCATCGCCAAAATTTAAATTATTTGATTGCCCATTCTGTGGAAGGTCAATATAATTAGCCAAATTATAGATAGGTGCCGAATCATACATAACCCGGTCAATTTGGAAAGTAGTATTTGTAATACCACTCATAGTAATATACCCATTGAACTACCTGTTAAATCAGATGTCACATCAATTTCTCTCCAAGCGGTTGTTAATGGTCTAGTGTCACCTGTTGTCACTTGAACTAATAATTTCATTGAATTAGCCGAATATCCACTCAAATCAGCACTTGTATATGTATTCAAAGGTTGATTTAAAAATTTAAATTCTGAACCAAATCTAACTGCAACATTTTTAGGGTCAGTAGTTACGGTATTATCCGCCCTTATATTAGAATAATAATTACAATGTAATGAATCTGTAAACCCTGTTGAATCGAATCGATATGTCACCCAAACATTTTGAGTAATGTTCGTTACTAAAGGTTGAGTAGGGGTGTCACCAGGTGAACATATATTTGGTGTTAATAATGATAATTTTGGTGCCGGTAAAGTCCAATTTCTATTTGACTTGTACGACATTGCAGCAATAATTTCTTCGTCGTCAATAACAATAATTTCTTGGTCAGGAAAAACTTTACCAACCCGATTTAATTTACCATTCGTATTTGGATTGTTATCCCATAATTGATAATATCTAATTCCCGGGTCATTCATATCGAGATTTTTAGTCGATTTGATATATTGAGGGACACATAAATCATAATTACCTGGTGGGTCAATCCAAAATGTTTGCCCTATTGAACTACCCGAGGATTTATGCCACATTAGAGTAGGGATAGTTAATTTAAAGTGTCTTGCCAACCCTGTATTATCTGTTGGGTTTTGAGGGTCGTATGGTGTTGTTGCAAATTTTTCACCGTACACATTGTCAATATCTTGATTTGTATAATGGATGATAGCAATTGCCTTTTGATTTGATGGTGGAACAATTATTGGTTCTTGATATGAATTATAGTAACCTACGAAACTCGTATCAGTTTGCCCACTAGCATTATTATACCCTAAGTATTCTTTAGTACCAATGTAGCTGACAGAACCATATTGAGTGTAATTTTCATAAATATTACTAAATAACCCAGCAGGACTTTCAGTCCATGGAATATTCATATTCCAAATCGGAGTATTTTCCCTTTGTGATACATCACAAGGACTTTCAAAATTAAATGCGTCTGTTTCCCAATAAGGTGCCGGAGTTATTGTATCATAAATTACTGTCATCCCCGATGGGTAAACTAAAACACGAGCCATTTCACCACCTAAAACTTTTCCTGTATAATCAGGAACTGACCTATCTAAAGTCAATGTCCAAGTCGTAGTACCCGTAGTCCCCGTTGTAGGGCTCAAATCTTGTATTTTATAAGTTAAAACAGGAAATGTTCCAACATTAGTACAACCACCATTACCATCGTAAATAATTGTAATGATATCATTAATTGATGGTGTTCCTGTAGTTGGTGAACAAATTAATGTATCTAAAGTAATGTCAATCACTGTTTGACCAACTAAAGTAGTCATATCAACTTGATAGTTTGATGTCATAGTATACGCAGAACTTATTTGAACATTCCAATTTCCGGGAGTTCCTCCTGTCATAAAAAACCCTTTGTTACCCGCAGAATTATAAATTGGTTGAACTACACTGTCCATGTATGGAATACCATAGGTGCCTCCATTACTACCTTGAACATAATATGGATACTTGACATTCTGTTTGTTTGATTGAGGGGAACCCGTATCATTTTGAGCATTAAATGCCGGCATTAAAATGTTATTATTTGTTTGGTTATAGTTTGGAACCGCAGTATAACTTACCTCACTATCACCAATTTGAAAGTAAGCAATATCAAAATTCCCTTGTGATAGATATCTTCTACCCACATCAGTTAATCTTGTGTTAATCAATCCCGCAGTATTTTTAATTATATATGACATTATCTATAAATATTTTTTTTTATTTTCTTATTAAGTTATTAAAATAGGTTTTTATTATTTGTGGTAATCCCAACCTCTATTCTAATTAAGTACACCCTATTGGAGTACCGAGATTACGACCATTCCAATATCTAACAAGAACCTATAACATTCATTATTTCGGTACTACTAACAATACTTCTTGCACATACATTATATGTACATATAGTGCTTAAGCAATACTCTGTGTCTGTTTGTTGAACTCCATCACAATCTATATATGTTATTTCAAAAAACTCGTCATAAGGTGCACTTTGATAACTTGAACATACAGGTATCGTACTTGTCGGTACATAAATAAAATCATTTGTTTGAACTTGTCTTGAGATTCCAATAACAGAACTACAATTATCCCCAATAATTGTTGGTGTTGATATCACTGAAGAAACTTGAGTTATAATATTTGTCGTACAGTTTGATTGAGATGCAACTTGCCCATCAGTAATTGTGTCCACAGTCGTTGAATTTATTTGTATTATATCTCCATTGGTTATTGTTATTGAATTACTATATTGAATTGAAGTAATAATTTGGGTATTTGGAGAACAAAACGGCCTTGTCCCTTGAGATACCGGAGTTGTTGGACCAACGGTTGTGGTTATAGGTAATCCATTTTTGGTCACATTAAATACCACAGATGAATTACCACTACCCGGACCGTTTACCGTTATTAATGCGGTAGATATTAAATTAAAAGTCACACTAACACCAACCGGTAAAGGTGGATTAGATACTAAAGTCATCAATTGAGTAACTGTTTGAGAAACATTTGGAACTGAAGTTGTTGTTGCAACACCAACATTCGCCAATGACAATTGATAAGTTACAGGTATCGAATCATACCCAATTGTCACTGTAGTTGTTTGTGAATTATTTTCTGAATCATAAACAACTACGGTATATGTGTTTGGACATAAATTGGTAAAAGTATTATTTGAATTAGATGTTATCCCTCCATTAATACTATATGAATAAGGTGAAGTTCCATTCTGAGCAAATATTGATATACTACCATTACAATTTATGGTTCCTTGACAAGAACTGTTTGTTTTACTAACACTAACTTGTAATGGAATTACCGGAGGACATCCCCCTTTACTCATTGTTATGGAATATTGTTCATCCCCTCCTAATACGACCCAAGCAGAATCAGGTATTACATCAACAGTAGTGCTAATAACTACACCACCGCCCAAGGTTAATGGATTGTTTGTACCAATAATGTAGATTTCCCATCTATTATTATTAATACTCCAAACAATATCGTACCCAACGCTTGACCATTTAAATCGACCATTTTGAGTTCCATTACAAACAAATTGTATTGGACCGAAATTTGGAACGCCAGTTCCAATTGCTATTAAACATAAATCAACACATTGAACTGGTGATGTTGGAGTCGGTGATGGTGTCATTGTTGGAGTTAATGAAGGAATTGGTCCGAGTAATTCACAAATTGTTGTTGCGGTATAATCAGGACTACCGTCAGGCCAATCATAATCTGTAACGACAACTTCATAAGTACCAGCCGGAACCCCAAATAAAGTTTGACTTCGTTGACCTCCTTCCCAAAAGAAAGAATATGGTGCCGTACCACCTGTAACATTTATTGATAAAATCCCCCCTAACGGATTGCTATTTGTTGGCGATTGTATTATATTACAACTAATACCCATATCAAATAAAGTGATAACGTCACATTCATTCTTCAATCTTATTACCGGAGTATTTGATGGCGTTGGGGTAGAGGTATTAGTTGGTGTTGGTGTTACAGTATTTGTCGTCGTAATTGTTGGTGTTACAGTATTTGTTGGTGTAATTGTTGGAGTTGGGGTTGGGGTCGGGGTTGAACAAATGACCGTTGTTCTCGTATTTAATTTCGTTACTCCTCCAAATGGTTTAGTATAATTAAACGATACTTCAAGACCAATTTGGATTCCTTGAACAAAGATACCACAACAATCCGTATAATAATACGTTCCCGTTGTTATCCCTAACCCGCAAATAATTGGGGGACTTGAAGGTGTTTGCGTGTTTGTTGGTGTATTAGTTGGTGTTGGTGTATTAGTTGGTGTTTGTGTGTTTGTTGTCGTATTAGTTGGTGTTTGTGTCGAGGTATTAGTTGGTGTCGGAGTTACCCCAATAGAGCAAGGGTTTGTCATCTCCACAGTACTATTTGTGGTAAAAGACGCTGAATTATTTTTGTAATAAAAAATTACAGGAGTTTGTACATCACTAACACATATACTATTTGGGTAATACCCACTATCAGTATATGGGTCATCCTGATTAATATCAACACAATCAAAATAATTAACAAATACAACTCCATTAAGTAATGGGTCAGAATTGCCCGTCGCGTCTGCCAAATCAATAGCACTTATCGTTATGTCATAAAAACTACAAGCCATTATATTTTATTCATTTTATTCATCTTATTTTATAATTATAACTTTATTTTTTTTTTATGATAATATAATAACCCAAGTATAGTATTATTACTACTAATTGACTTATATTACACTTTCAATTCCGCTTATTGTACAGTTATTTGCATCCACCACCTTCAACATATAAGATGATGATGTATCATATGGTGATGGTATATTAAACACATACGGCGTTGTGGTTATTGTTGTCACATAGAAACAACCACTCCCATTACTTTGACATATGTAAAGGTTATAGGGTGATTGTCCTGTTATACTATTAATTGTTACTTGTATTGCCATTATTTATTTTTTCTTCTTTTTTTCTTAGATGTGATAAATTCATAAACCATAAGTGAGAATTTATTACCAAAATAATGTATTACTTTTCCAAGTTTATTATCCTCAGGTAATACACCCATCATATATGCCATGTGTTCAGACCAAGGTTTTGTTATTAAATAGAAATATTTCGAATATTGTGGGTTCTTAGTTAAGAAATTAACCACGGGTTTAGCCCAAGTCAAATATCCAAACATTCCTTTTTTATTTGTTTTTAACATCAATCTACCAAACTTCTCATCCGCTTCCCAAATTTCTTTAGGTAAGTATCCTTGGTGATATAACAAATCACATATGATTTTTTGTTGTGTACCTCCTCCCGGACCAGGGTCTATTGGACCAACATAAAAACAGGTACTACAATCAGGATATATGGTAGTATCAGATACACCAATTGAACTTGTAAAATAATCTCCGGTTTGAACAATAGGGACAAAATTACCCGGAATAGTATAAGTTTCAGGTACTTCCCCTAAATATGTAAAACAATTCCCAAAAATCTCAGGGCTTTTAATTACCTGCCCAATTGTTGTTATTCCAGGGTGTTGTACTGTTTGAACTACTTGAGTCTTATAAACATTTCCTGAAATAACATAACAACTTTCATATAAAAACTTATTAGTTGAAGGTATAATAACCGGAACTCCACAAGAGGTACAGTCACTAAATTTAGTCGTTATTGAACTAAAATTATCCCCTTGGAATGTAATTGAAATTACATTTGTAGGTGGAATATATCCTGTATTATATCTACCAAGATAAGTCCAACAAGAACCAAGAATATCTTTAATTGTTTCACCAACAATTAATGAACCGTGAGGTAATGTTTGTATTACCATTGAATTCTGTGTTTGGAAAAATACCGGTTGACAAGTTTGAAATACATATACCCAATTTGGTGTTGGTGTTGGGGTTTTTGTTGGTGTTGACGTTATTGTTGGAGTAGGGGGAGGTGTCGTACCAAAAGTTGAGCTAGGGGTGGGTGTTTGAGTAGGGGTGGGAGTATTTGTAGGTGTTTGAGTATTAGTATTTGTTGGGGTTGGAGTTGGAGTTGGTAATATTGAACAATTACTACAATTACCATAAACATTGTAAATATCTCCAACAGTAGTATTTGATGAGTAGTCGAAATCATCTCTAATATATGTTATACATTTTTGTTCTCCGTTCACCATCGCCAACATTGTAGTACCTACACTAATTGGGAGTCCCATATAAACTAAACTATCTGAGGTATATACCTCAACCCCTGTTTCACAAATGATTAATACCTTAACGGACACACAACTGAAGACACTTTCTAACATATTAAAAGTTACTTGACCTCCAACAGGAATGTTAGGTGTCGGCATGACAGTAGGTGTAACTGTCACAGTAGGACTTACCGGAGTATACCCACTTAAACTAAACGATACTGCGGTACCTAAACAAGGATTACTTGTTGGTGTTGGAGTGTTAGTTGGAGTGTTAGTTGGAGTGTTAGTTGGAGTAATGGTTAATGTTGGTGTTGGTTCCCAACCACAATCAAAATAAGCTTCAAAATCAAATGTCGTACAATCGATTGGTAATGGAGTTGGAGGTGGGCACTCTCCTACATTGAAATCCGTTGCTGAAATGTCGGGACATATTGATTTACAGGGTGTCGCACCTTGTAAAATACAATCGCCACCTAAACTATCACTTAAACACCAATATATTCCTGTGTAATAAATAAATGATGTTGTAATTGAATCTCCCGAGTAATATTGTTTATCATTATAGTATCCCGTCTCAGTATAATTTCCACTGTAACCCGTTAAAGCGGGTAATGTTGTGTTAAAACAATATATACTATTAGGACAAGGTAAATCGGGTGTTGTTGGACAAGCAATATCCTCACAACCTGAAGAAACTTGTACAAAACTAACTCCCGTCCCATTATATATTGGACCCGAACCATCATAAGTTATAACAGTTGCACATTCATTAAATAAAGTATCTGTAATTAAATAAGTGGTACCAATAACAAGAATTGAGGGTAAATCGACAAACCTAAATTTAATTAACGGATTACTACAACTTTGAAATTGAACAATATTACCACTTGTTGGGGTTGGAGTATTTGTTGGGGTTGGAGTATTTGTTGGTGTAGTCGTTGTGGTTGGTGTGGGTGTCACTTCAATGTCACAAGGACCTTGTATGTCCGTAGTACTATTCGTTGCAATTAAACCTAAATTATCTTTATAATAATAAATTACCGGAGTTTGAACATCACTAGCACATATACTATTTAAATAAACCCCCGCCTCGGAATATGAACCATTCTGATTAATATTATCACAATTAAAATAATCAACAAATACAACACCATTAAGTAATGGGTCGGAATTTCCTGTCGCGTCCGCTAAATCAAGGGCACCTATCGTTATGTCATAAAAATTACAAGCCATTCAAATTTGTTTTACTATAAATAACCCAATAGTGAGTTTTATACAAAAGAAATATAGTTTTATTGAAAAACAAATAAAGACAGGGTTAGGGAATATTTATATTATATGAAACTTCTTTCCACGATACAGAAAATTATTCAAGAATCTGAAGAAAATTATAACAATGCTTGTGAGGGCGTTACGTCAATTGACGAATTAGATAGACTTGAGAAACAATATATTGATTCATTAAAACTTTTAAAATTTTATAAAGTTAATGAAAATCGAAAACCTCTTAAAGAGGACATTTAGGACCGTTATCAGTAATGGTAACAAAATAAAGGGGGAAGCTCGCTACTACCCCTTTTTTATTTTTTCATTGATGTACTAACTTCACCCTTAAAATCTTTAAAAATTATATTGTTTACAAGGATTTTATTGCGTTAATGATTATATCTATATCAAACATCTCATTCAAATCGTTATAAGGAATGGTCCCCAAATCTTCAAACAACAAATGTTTAGCATAATAATTATGTTCTAAATTTATTTCTCTTGTGGGAGCATTTGCAACAATATTTTGGTTATTTTCATATCCAAATATTTTTGGATTAGTTCCTACCCACATAACTACAGATGAAAGTCCAAGAGCCTGAGCCATATGCATCGCACTTGAATCTATTAATAACCTTTTTTCAGATAAGGTTAAAAGAATTGCAATACTTCTAAAAGAATCTAACGCTTGTAAAGTATCCGGATAAGATAATTGGTCTTCTCGTTTAATATGAAGAATTGTGTATTTGTCTTTGAATTGACTAATAATTTCTTCAACAACTGTTTGTGGAATATCTCGAGTCCAACTATATTGTAATGGTTGACCTACTCCACCGCCATTAGTTTGAATAGCGAAAATTGGTTTGTCCGTCTTATAAAAATTTTCAAAATATTGTCTTTCCGATTTTGAGATGAACAGTTCGGGTTGTTCTCCGTTATAAGTAATACCAAACATCTCACACCAAATTTCAATTAAGTGTTTGGATTCTGTAATGTAATCACTAGTATTGTAGGGGTCAGAAACAAACACCTTACAATCTTTATTCATTATGTATTTTTTATATATCCCGTTGGTTTGTGTATGATTTAACACTTTATTTACATTTGGATTTGCAATAAAAACATCCGGATATCCAGTAATAACAATAATATAGGCATTAGAGTATTGTTTTTTTATTGCGCTTAAAACCGCTGTACTCATAATGGATTTTCCTAATCCACCATCGATAGTAAATATTATATTCATTTCTTATTTTTTATTAATTATACATAACCAAAATAGTTGTAAAACCATTGATAATGTCGTTTTATTCTTTCACAATTTTCATAACCTAAAATTTCATTAAAATCGTCCGGTTTTCTTTTAAATTCTGTTCGGAGTTTATGGTCCCCATATATTCCATGTACCACATCATTTTCGTGAGTAATTTGTTCAATAGTTTGAAAATTATGACCTTCATAGTAAGGTAATTCAATGTAATTGTAAAACTTTCTAAGTTCCTCTTCAGGATTATCCATTAAGTCTTCATAACGGATAAATAAGATATTAGAATCCAATCCTTGTTGGATTATATCTTGGAGTCGGTCAACAGAGATACCGACCGGTGCTCCTCCACCCCAAATATCAATCCTTTTATTTAAGGTTGTCCCTATAAGTTCGTTAGGGTTTTGAACATGGTTTTCTTTGGTTGGGTTTTTTCTAAAGTTTTTTTCCATTGAAGAGTAGATACTTCTAATGTCTCTCACCATACACACAATTTTTGGTCTTTCTTGGAAAAGATTTATTAATTGGTAATGTATTCCCCACCCTCGACTTTTATCTAAAACAAAAGGTTTGTCAGTTAATGGTTTAAAGAAACCTTGCATCCCATCACGACAAAAATTAATAAACGCTTTATCCATTAAATCCGCATCTTGAGCTCTAATCTCTTGGGAATTGTTGTAATGATTTTTTGCTCCGAAAATTAATTCAATCAACCCTGAAGTAGGAGTAACATAAAATTCCGGATTTTGACCAATTAGGTTTTGGAATAATGTTGAACCCGCTCGTGGGAGTGATGAATTAAAAAAAATTGTTTTACCCATTATCTTTTTGTTTAAAAATAAAAAGATAATGGATATTGTAAACAATTTTAAATAAATTAAGAATCAGTTTCTATTCTAATTAATATTAATTAATACGTATGTTTTTTACACTCATAGTGATTACCATTTTATTATTATAAACATGTTGACCCTTGAGGCTGAAGAGTTATTGTTATATCCGCATTTGTTGATAAATCTACTCCTATAAATTCTACATAACCTGGAGTTAAAATACATTCATTGTACCCAGTATTTAATGAAAGATTTACGGGAGCATCTGTTGACACAGAAACAAATACCCCTACTGTAGAAAGTCCTGGTATTGCACCTCCATAATTCCCTATAGCATTTTCTCCTCCTAATACTGGAAATGTTCCTGAGGTTGTAATAATGGAAATTGAGTTTACTTGTACATCACCAATACTTCCAAAAGTGTCAACATTATTAATAAAAACTTGTCCTGTTGAAGTTATTGATGTAGTTGTAGGAGTTGGGGTCGTTGTTGGTGTTGGTGTTGGTGTTTGAGTTTGAGTTTGAGTTTGAGTAGGAGTTGGCGGGATAATACAAGGTTGAACTGTAAATACCCCTGTTAATAAATTATACCCATATAAACCAACGCACTGGGTACCGGTACATGTATTATTAAAAAGTGTTATGTCTACATCAGGGAAATCATAATTACCCAATAAGATTCCTCCAACATTATTAAATCCGTAATCACCATTACTAACCATTGTACCTCCCGAATAAGCAAACATTTGTAATCCAATCATACCATCACCTACTGTACTAAACCAATTAGCCTCGCAATTAATTTGAATACTATCAACAAGTCCGTTAATCCTTAAAGTTTCAACGTCAACATAAACACTTTCTGTCCCATATCCTCTATTATCTCCCCCCCACCATAAATTAGGGCCTACCCACACACCGGAATTTAAAACACCATTAACACAATAACCCACAGGATTACTATTATTTGAATATGGCGTCGTATTTCCATTTACATATAATGTTGTTAAAGTATCTAAATCCGTCCCTGATGTTATTTCAAAATTATATTTAAAAACAAGATAATCCACGTCATTTATTATTGGTACATTAGTTGGTGTTGGTGTTTGTGTTGGTGTTTGTGTTGGAGTTCCTGTTTGACTTGGGGTATTTGTTGGTGTTTGGGTAGGAGTCGCTGTTTGACTTGGAGTATTTGTCGGTGTTTGGGTTGGGGTTTGGGTTGGTGTTTGTGTTGGTGTATTTGTTGGCGTTTGACTTGAAGTATTTGTTGGTGTTTGTGTTGGTGTATTTGTTGGTGTTTGACTTGAAGTATTTGTTGGTGTTTGTGTTTGTGTTGGTGTATTTGTTGGCGTTTGACTTGAAGTATTTGTTGGTGTTTGTGTTGGAGTTCCTGTTTGTGTTGGTGTATTTGTTGGTGTATTTGTTGGTGTTTGAGTATTTGTGGGTGTCGTTGTATTTGTTGGAGTATTTGTGGGTGTTTGTGTGTTAGTCGGTGTTTGTGTGTTAGTCGGTGTTGCCGTTGGTGTTGGAGCTGGTAATAAAACACCATTAATTCTAATGGTGTTCGATATAAGATTGTTGTTAACCCTTTTCATAGAGGTTAACAACACATCATCAAATTTTTTAAGTAATTGTGTCATTTATTTAAATTTACAGTACTTCAACCCAACTATTATCCGGACAGAAATAGAGTATATCATTTATCGCGTCGGTACAATAACCAATGATTCTAACATTATTACCGGATGCCGGTGGAGATGTTGAGCTAAACCCTCCCGCAGTTGTTGACACATATTGTATAGAACCTAAAGTCATACTAGTAAATGACGTTGTACTAAATTTAGCATAACCTCGTAGTAATATTCCATCAGCAACTGTAGTGCCTAAAGCAATACCTAATAATCCTGTCGACCCAGAAACAGTAGTTGCATTTGCTGCTGTCCAAATACCTCCTGAACTGTAATAATAAACCGAACCAGCAACTAATGTGCCAGAACCGAAGTAAATGACCTCTCCCGCACCACCATTAGTAGTTGGAACTGTAAATATTTTATTTTTATCAATATTAAGATTATTAACAAATGTTGTACAACTTCTGTTTGCCGTAAGATTATTACCTATAATATGACTATTATTAAATGATGAAGGGATTGTATTGCACATACCTCCAAGTATTGATGAATTTGTTGAATAAATGTTATTTTGAAATCCACCTCCGATAGTCGAATAGCAGGAAATTATATCAATTTTGTTACCATATCCACCCCCAATTGTTGACCCATTACCAAAAGACCTGTTGATACTACCACCTCCAACAAATGATTGGCAACCGGAAGCGGTATTACATTTACCTCCACCAATTGTTGAGAAGTACCCTGTTGCACAGTTTCTAAATCCACCTCCAATTGTCGATAGTCTACCGGCATTACAACAAACAATTGCCCCTGATAATATACCTGTAGTTACATTAAATGTTCCACCCGAAGTATTGTGTCCAATACCACCACCAATTGTTGCGCCTAATGAACAACATTCATTAGGCGTTGATTGAATTATATTTCTTTGTCCACCACCAATTTGTGAGAACCTTGCTCCCACACTATTACGACAACCACCGACAATAGTTGAGTAAACTCCTCGTGATGTGTTAAAACTACCTCCGCCAATAAAAGTATAACCAGCTGTTGCACAGTTTCTAAATCCACCTCCAATTGTCGATAGTTTACCGGCGTTACAACAATTAATTGACCCAGTTAAATCTCCCGTAGTCGCATCAAATGTTCCACCTGAAGTATTATGTCCAATACCTCCACCAATTGTCGCCCCTAATGAACAACATTCATTAGGCGTTGATTGAATTATATTTCTTTGTCCACCACCAATTTGTGAGAATTTAGCGTTTGTAATATTACAATATCCGCCTCCGATAAACGATGTTAACCCTAATGATGAGTTACATCGACCACCACCAATGAATGAATTTTGTCCGGATGAAAGATTACAATAACCACCACCAATTGTTGATTGGTAACCTAATGATGAGTTACATTTACCTCCACCAATTGTTGAATAATACCCTGTTGTACCGTTTTCTCCACCACCACCAATTGTTGAGAAATCACCGAAAGTTTGATTACATCGTCCCCCACCAATGGTTGTGAAACCAATATTAGGGGTTGAAGTATTACAGTAACCTCCAGATATTGTATTACCACCAGTACTTGCTGCGACACTATTATAAACATTAGTATTAATAGTATTCCTATTCCCACCATTAATAACATCACCTACTCTTGGGTAAGAGTAATTAAAATTTTGAGATGGAAAAATTCTGTTTGAATAACCACCACCGATAAATGATGTGGTACCTGATGATGAGTTACATCGACCACCACTGATTGTTGAGGTAGACCCTGAAACAAGATTATTAAAACCTCCTCCGATTGTTGAACAAAATCCGTTAGAAATATTTTGACGACCACCACCAACGGTTGAATGAGTACAACAAGCCTTGTTATAAAACCCTCCACTAACTGTTGAACGGATACCATAAGCGGTGTTTTCCTGGCCACCCCCAACTGTCGAATAACAATTATTTGCAATATTATAATTACCTCCAGCAATTGTTGAATAAGTACCACAAGCAGTGTTACAAGAACCACCACCAATTGTTGAATAATTATTTGAAGAAGTATTACCACAACCGCCACCGATAAACGATGTTAACCCTGATGATGAGTTACATTGACCACCACCAATGAATGAATTTTGTCCGGATGAAAGATTACAATAACCACCACCAATTGTTGATTGGTAACCTGATGATGAGTTACATTTACCTCCACCAATTGTTGAATAATTATTTGAAGAAGTATTATACGAACCACCACCGATTGTAGAACTAAGTCCAGTAGCATCATTACTATATCCACCACTAATCGTAGAATTAAGATTTGACGCAATATTATTAAATCCCCCCCCAACTGTTGAATAAGTATTTGAAGCACAGTTTTGATAACCACCACCAATTGTTGATTGGTAACCTGATGATGAGTTACATTTACCTCCACCAATTGTTGAACAAGCTCCTGTTGCACAGTTTCTAAATCCACCCCCAATAGTTGATAATCTACCAGCATCACAACAAGTAATTACACCAGTTAAATTTCCAGTAGTAGTATTAAATGTTCCTCCATTAGTATTATGACCAATACCGCCACCAATTGTTACCCCTAAAGAGCAATAAGGATTTGTAGGGGATTGAATTATGTTTCTTTGTCCTCCAGCAATAACTGAAAATCTTGAATTTGTTATGTTGCAACAACCAGCTCCAATTGTTGAATAAGTAGCAGAAGCGGTATTATTTGTTCCCCCTCCAATTGTTGAAAAACCATCAGAAGTAAAATTACAAACACCACCTCCAACTGTTGAATTTGTTCCAGAAGCATAATTACATCTACCACCACCTACTGTTGAATACGCACCAGTAGCATCATTGGAATAACCACCAGCAATTGTTGAACGACAACCAGAAGCAATATTTAATACACCACCACCAATTGATGAATGGTTCGAAGTAGCGTTATTAGAACTACCACCTCCTATTGTTGCCTGACAACCAGAAGCAGTATTAAAAGAACCACCTCCAATTGTTGCATTACTTCCACTTGCAGAATTGTTATTACCACCTGATATTGTTGAAATATATCCTGTTGCACAGTTTCTTAAACCACCACTTATCGTTGATAATTTTCCAGCATTACAACAAGTAATTACTCCTGATAAAATACCTGTGGTCGCATTAAATGTTCCACCTGAAGTATTGTGTCCAATACCACCACCTATTGTCGTACCCAAAGAACAACATTCATTTATTGGTGATTGAATTACGTTTCTATTACCACCACCAATAAATGACATTCTAGCGTTTGTTGTGTTTCCACTTCCACCTAAAGACGCAGAATAAGCACCTGACGCGATATTACTAACGCCACATCTAACTGATGAGTTAGTGCCAGTTCCTGATATAATAACCGCGGATGGACGGGTATCAGCACTAACTTTCATAACTAAATCCGTATTTGTAATACCTGTATAATACCAATATTCTAATATTCCTGTATTAGAGGTTACATATCTACCTCCATTATATGTTGTTGTTCCGGTTATAATACCAACAGATAAACCAATATACCTATTTGCAATAATAATACTATTATTAGCTTCAGTGGTACTAGTCCACGGTCCGTATCGAGTGTCTAATGATTTAGGTGAAAATGTTTCTAAATTGTCATTAATTATAATTGCCATATTATTATAAGTTTCTTAATTGCATTGATGTGTTAGTTGTTTGATAATTACTAATATATATATCAAAATTTATTCCTGACCAATACCCATCAGGACTATTTACTGATTGTAAAACCGGTGATTGAAATAAATTTGTTAACCCCCCTATATTCCCGTTATTTAACGCATCTACATACCATTTAGTTTTATCCGGGTAATTATCAAATGTTGCAAACCACAAATATTTCGAAACCGCAGCAAATGGTATTATTATCGTTCCCGCAGCACTTAATAAAATTTTATTAGCACTCCCACTTGAAATAAGTGACGCAATACTTGAAGTTGTCGGTTGTGTTGTGGATACCCCCCAAAAAAATGGGTATATATTATTATAAGTAAATGTTGTACTATCGTAATTAGTTGATGCGGATTGTGGTGCATTAACACTTCTAACTTGTGAAGCTCTGACATCAGTTGAGCCTTTATTATTTTGTTTAGCCAATCCAGTAAAATAATTACCATCAGATTTATATACAGTTAAGGTTGTTGTATTTAATCCTGTAGGCGCCGGTAGTGTATACACTTCAGAATAAGGTGTTGGACTTATAGTATATGATATATTTGGATTATTGGGGTCTGTATATCCGAATTGACTAGGTATATTAGTTGTAAACCCACTAGTTAAAGTTGTGTCAGTGAAAATCGGATTACCGTCTCTTAATAATCGTAATTGAGTGTATCGTCCTGCATCATTTTTAACACCTGTTGCCGTCAATGATAACGAGATAGTTGAACCCACCTCAGCAAGAGTATTAGAAACCCCCCCTATTGAAATTGTCGGTATTGTATATGTTGGTAGTACTGTTGGAAATAATAAGTCATTAAATAAACTGACAAAAGTATTCCCACTTAAACTACTAACTGTGGTTCCGGAGGGAATTCCCCCTACATCAGTTGGCATCACTAATGTTGGTGATAATAAAGTATTATAGGTTGTATATAATATAGTTCCCTCACTAATACCTAACCCAGTATTTGCAGAAACACTTATCTCACCACTTGTAAATCCTGTAACAGGTACTGTTCCTCCCGTAACATTATATAATTCTAATGTTGAGGTTGCGGAAAAATAAGTCGCACCTGAGACTTGAGCTCCTCCCGCATAAAATATTTTCCAACGAGCATCATTTCTTGACACACCATTGACATTTTCAATTGTTGATGCGGTCCAAGCATTGACAAACGCAGTTCCTTCCGTGGTATTACTTCTAACAATAGTCGAATAATTTGATTCAGTTACTGTTACAGGTGTTTGTCCGCTAACCGCAGCCCATAAAGATTCATAATTCGGTATATTATATTGGTAAACAGTATTTGTTTCTTGAACAAACACTAACATACCAAGTCTTCTTCTTCCTGAGGAAATATTATCTGAGTTTAAAGTAATAAAATCAGGTGAGGATAAAGGGTTAGACCCTTTTGTGAAATTTATTGGAATTGTATTTGCAGATAATTGAATATTTGATGGATATGTCGATGCAGTTAATATTAAATTAAGGTCATTTAAATTGTAAACTTCCATATACCCCCCAGTACTTAATACTGAAAAATTTGTACCAAAAGTACTGGTTCTATCAGCACTTTGAGTACCGGATAATTGGGCTGAGGTTAAAGGGTTTTTATAAGGGAATGACATATTTTTATTTTATTATTTAATTATTATGATTTAATATCCCCTTTAATCCATAGGGTATTTGTTAATGGTGGCGACGATGGTTGTGAACATAATTCAATCATCCATAATATTCGATATACCCCTGAAGGAATAACACAACCTGACGGTACTATAACATTGACAGATGCATTTACCGCATCAGGAATTCCGTCATTAATTATCGAAGTTGAACAAGCACTTCCAATACCAACATCTAAAGTCATATTATTAAGAGCACCACCAACTCCATTAAGCGGAATCCAAACGGTATAGGTGTATTGTATTGACGAATTTATTTGTGATGGTAAAATTGGTACACTACCTAAAGTGTATTGATTTTGAGGACACCCGTATGAATCAGTTCCACCTCCTGATGATTGCATAATAGTCCCCGAAAATGTGGATATATTTGTAACAAAATTACCCGATGAACCAGTCCATCCCGAATATTGTACGTATAAAGCCATATCGTCAGCATAACTGGAACCTGCCGGTGTACCACTGTTACCCCACCCAAAGAATGCAGTTGCACCAGTATTGTACATGTATGACCCTAAATCATTCAATGAAGTACTATCTTGTGGTTCAGGGAATATATAACCTAAAAACGCAGCCCCACTTGGTGTTGGTGTTTGAGTTGGAGTATTTGTTTGAGTTGGAGTATTTGTTTGAGTTGGAGTATTTGTCGGAGTATTTGTCGGAGTTTGAGTAGGGGTAGGAGTTTGAGTAGGGGTTTGAGTAGGAGTAGTTGTCGGAGTCACACATTGAAGCTCAATAACTACTCCAATTAACATTTCTTCTAATGTTACACCGGAATAATAAAGTATATCATTAACGTAAATGTCAAAAGGGCCTAACGCCGGAGAATCCGGACTAACCTTAATAAGATAAGAAGAACATGAAGTTACTGCCAACGCTTGTACTATTTCATTATCACAACCGGACGCGGTATTAATTACGGTAATTGAATATATGGCCACTATTAATATTTTATAATAAATACCTCAAAAGTTTTAATTTAGCAACTAAAAATTGAATTTAAAAATTTAGTTTCACGGATTTAACTTAGAGATAGTCACATTCATTTCACAATCCGCCAATATTATAGTAATTTCAAATGCACATCCCTCACTACAATTTAGAATTTTGAAAACTTCACATCCGACAGAATCAACCATTAATAACATAACTTCGGGCGCCGTATCGAAAATAGAAGGAATCACAGTATTATAAGATACTGTCGGAGGGACTGGTCCTGAAAGAATAGCACCAATTAAAGATTTATTATTACCATAAACATCCGCAATGAAAATGTCAACAGGATATGTACCCCCCGAAATTTCATTTATTCTTACTTGTGTCATGTCAAACAAATTATATCATATTCAATTATCAAATCAATTACAATTTCTTGACCTTGCAATGTATTATCACCTCTTGTAGTCTCAATTGTAATTAAATTTTCAGTTGGGTTAGTTTCCACCTTTCCAACTCCGGGTATACTCAACAGTAATTGAGTTATCGTATCATAATAAAGGTTATCTTGAGGAGCGTCGATTAATGACGTTGAAGTGTAAAATTCTTCACTTGTGGTTAAATTTAATGGTGTTACTGAGACTTTAGCAGTGAAAGTCGCCCCATTTAATTCACATCCAGTGTTATCCAATGTTAAATCATAAAAACCTTCATTTAACATTTGTAATAAACCGAATTTAGTTGGTGATGTAATATTAAAAATTTCTGACCCCATAACATATGTTTGATATGATGTTAAATTTTCATAACAACTAATTGTTGTTGTACGAGATAGTGAACACCCATTTCCACCGACAAGAATTAAACTATAAGTTCCCCCTGTTAATCCAGAAACTTGGATTTGTTGCGGGTTGCCAGGGACATTGTCTGACCAATCAAAATTAAATGGGGGAACACCTTGATTAATAAACGCAGTAATTTTACCTGAACTCCCTGTTCCACAAGATGTGCTATAAAGTGAGAAATCTAATGGAACACTCCCATTTATTAAAACATTACTTGTTTGAATACAATTAGTTGCGTCAGAAACAGTAACAACATGATTACCAGCAACTAAATTATTAAATGTCACTGATGTTAAACTAGTATCAATAATATCATATAAACCATTGTCAATTGAGTAATCAATTGGTAATGTAGCACCTGAAGTCGTACTTATAGTAATTGAGCCGTTCGATTGTCCACAAGTTGTTCCCGTAACTTGAGTTGAGATGGTGTATTTATTTTCCGCAATAATCGTTACTTCTTCAACATAAGAACACCCTAAACTATCACTAACTGCAACACTATAAGTTCCGGAAATTAAATTAGTATATATTTGAGTTGTTTGATTAGTACTAACATTAATAGTACTTCCACCAGGATTAATTAAAGTATACGTAAATGGTGATGAACCTCCAACAACAGATACCGTAATTTGTCCATTACTACTTGAACAAGTTGAATTAACCCCATTAATAGTAACTGATTGGATACCTGATGGAGACACTAATGTCGTTGTCGCAAAGGTCTGGCATAACCCTGCGTCGGTAACTTGAAATGAATAAGGTCCTGCAGATAAACCACTAATACTAAATGTGTTAGAATATGAAATTGATACATCCCCTGTCGATGCCGAATAATAATATGGTGAGGTTCCCCCTGTAATGGTTAAACTTAACACACCATCGCTAGAAAAACAACCCGGTGGGGTCGCAGTAAAAACACCAAACCCAATTGGGTTAATATTAGTTATCGTACCGTCTTTAGTCACCACACACCCATAGGAATCACTAACACTAACAGAGTAAATACCCTCCGTTAACCCTGTGATTGTTGACCCTGTTTGCCCGTTATTCCATAAATAACTATAAGGGGGAGAACCTGTTGTTCCTGTAATAGTTATTTTACCTATAGGTGTTCCACCACAGCTTGAATTTGGGACAACATATAAACCATAATTTAAAGGTATTGACTCCTCAATTATAAAACTCGGACTTCTACCTAAACACCCTCCTAAATCCAATGAAGTTAAATAATAAGTGCCCGCACTTAAGTTACCAAAAACAATGTTTGAAACATTTGTGTTGGCGGACATTACAAAAGTATCTGTTGACGTGTAAACACTAAATATAGTAGAAGAGAAGTTAGAAGTTGAAGTTCCCGTAACCATTCCATCATCTCCACTACAAGTAGTATTTTTAACCCCTAATATTGAACAACAAACCCCATTAGATATTGGTATATTGATATATTCTTGGTAATTTGAGGGGAGAGTACTATCGTTTACTAATAAAACATACGTTTCCGCGCTTAAGTTTGTTTGGATATATGAGTTATTAGTTAATACAGGTCCACTAACATATGGGCTAATAATTTGCACGGTATATGGAGGTGTAGCTCCAGATAAAGATAAATTAAACGACCCTGTTTGATTATTAGTGCAATCACCCGTTACATTTATATTATAATTAAAATTCATTAAATACTATCACAATTTATGTTTATTTGTATACCTACATTTAATGTAAGTATTTCATTAATATTTCTTTGAGTACAAGTTAGACTTGTGACAGTTAAAATGTTTCCATTTAAAAAATATGTAAACCCATAGTCGTATAACAATGGAAGATATTCAATTAAAGCATTTCTCCACATGATATTTGTTGGGGCATCAGTATATCCATACCCAACATAAAATGGCTCCTTAATTAACAAATCATCATTAATTCTTAAATCCACGTACCATTCAGTTTGAACCGAATTTTGAATACAATCGTTTAAAGTATACCCACTTTCAGCAATCATATTATTAACTCTATTCGCCAAAATACTATTAAAGTTTCCAACATTAACATCCCCATTTGACCAAGCATATATATTATAATCAACATATTCTGTTGTACAAGTATAATCGAATATGTTTGAAATTATATAACAAGGGTCAACAGGAACCGGAATAAATTGACAACCTCGTTGTCTTCTATAAACAAATTTTTGTTTATGTAAGATAGAGTTCTCCATTTTAACACCTGAATTCCAAATTGTTGTGGCAGGAATCATTTGTTCCGCTAACTTCATCCAGTAAGGACCAATACCATTTACATAATCAATTAATTTTTGATAAGTATATTTGTTATTTGGTAATCCAACAGTTTGTTCAGATTCTATGTATTTCCACCAAATTGATTGGAGTACCGGATATCCGCCTGTTTTACCGTCAGTAATATATTGTCGATTTCTAACATTAATCATATTTTCCCAAAATGTTTGTGAGAATTCAAAGAATGTTTTCTTTTTTGGTTCAGGATTAATATATGTCCAATCCACTCCGCCAGGAACCGGATAACCAACAGTTAATCCCGATTCAGGAAACGGATAATCATATTCAACAGACTCTTTCCAAACATCGTATAATAAACCTTGTGATGGATTTAAAAATAAATCAACATTCTTAACATTTAAGACTAATTTCTCATTATCAACATAATAATAAGCATTGTAATCACCATTAACTGAAACTCTTATTTTATTATCTTCTTCTAACCACGACTTATTATTATCAATTACTTTTTGTAATTTAAAACCTTCTGTCATATATGGGAAATCCCTAAATCGGTCTAAGTAAGGTTGTCCGTAAGTGAATGGTTGTAATTGTGTTTGAATATTATAATTTTGACCGGTATAAACGGCGCCCGTAATAACCACCTCATCAGGACTTCTATGTTGTGGAGTTGATTCATACCAACCGGCACCAATTTGGAAGTAATAATTTTCAGTATTAACAGGGGCCTTTGGATATCCAAAAATATCAATAGGATAATCAGATAATCTAATTGAGACATCCTCATATGTCGCATTTGAGGTATAACCTGAATATATGTGACCACGAATTTTGTAAGTATCACCAGGTAAATAAGACGGAACTTTATTAACATAAGTCCCCCCCGAAATTGACGCCCACTGAGTCTCAAATTGCGTTAAATTAATTTTTTGGTCAGCCAAATAAATATGTTCATTAAATTCAATTAATGAATCAGGTGCACCAATTAATCTCAACATAAATTCAACAGACCTCCTAGTTCCTTTTGATTTAAAAAGATAAGAGGCATTAAGAATTAAATTACGATAAAACGAATAGTTTATCTCAGTTGGTGTAAGAGCCCTAGCGTAACCCGGATATGTTGGTGTTGCTGTATTCCCAAAAACAGAACTTAAGAAATCTTCATCTGTTATTGGAGAAAAATTAGAACTCCACCCTAATGTTTGAGCCAAATTAACAAGTAATTGAGATGGTATATCATTGGATGGGTTATAATTAACCGAATTCATGTAAGCTAAAGCATCTATAAATTGTTTTATTTGGTCGAAACTTCTACCATAAATTTGAAATATTTTCTCAACTTTTTGACCCATAGTATCAAACTCTTTTAAAGAGTCCGTTACCAAAAATCTTGAAATTAAATTTGTTTTGAATGAATCTAAATTAACCGCAATCTCATCAAGTTGGGTTAGATAATCGTCAAATAAAAATGAACGAATATCAAGATTCCACACACCGTCTTTAGGCCAAGTAACCTGTTGGTAATTCGTGTAAAATTCACCACTTTCTGTTTGAGCAGGTACTTGAAAAACCGCAGTATATTCAGGTCTAATTAAACGATTTAATAAGAATTTTTCAACTTCATCAAAACTTTCTGCAAAAATCTTATCAGCAATTAAATCATTTGGCCTAATTTGATAATCCTCATTTATTGTTGTGGCCGTTATTCCAAAAGGAGCTCCTGAAACATAAAACGAAATATAACCATCACTTAATGTTTGAGACGGTTGGAATGACACAATTTTAAAAATATTGTCATTTATACTTACGCAATAATCTAAATAAGTATTGTATAAATTTCGATAAGGAGATGTTACTATTTCTCGTAAATTTAAATTTGTTGAGGCACTAACCGAATAATCAATATCAAAAGGATTGTTAATTCTGTCGACATTAACTTCAAAATAAGTTTCATCATTAACTGAATCGTAAGATATGTTTATTGCGGTTGACCCTGTAACAAATTCCAAGTTACTAAACATAACATCTAACGATGCTGGAAAATAATGAATTACCTTAGTTGCAGATACTTGTAACCTTTTACGTAATGAACCGTACATAGAAAAGTTAAGGACTTGTGAAACATCATAATTAGGATAAACCCTAAATTGTGTTGCCATAATCCTCCTACTCTCATTAACATCATCTATATTTAACGATTGTAAACTTAAGGGTTCCGAAAATGCCCCTACATTAAAAGTTCTATTAACCTTCTCTGTAACCGAAGTAGTAAATTCAAAATTACCTTGCGTTAGACCTCCCCCTTCAACCGTTTGTAAACCTACAATGTTGTCGGAAAAAGTCGCAGCCCCACTTCCGGGTCTTGGCGGATAAAAATATTTTGTCGTATTTACAGTTACTGCCATTAAGTTGTTATATTTGTGAAGTTTTTACTAAAATCAATATTATTATTTCTATTCTGTCTAACTTCATATAACAACGCATTAAATTGGTCTCTAACCTCATATAAATTATATTGTCTAAAAATGTTATTTGCGGAATCATAGATTGTGTAAATCCCGTCGTCGATTGATTTACTTTGGTTTCCATAAAGAGCAATCGCAAGAGATGAAATATCATATTCAACCATTTCTATTTCAACAGTAACCGGGTTAAAGAACGTATTAGTAATAATAATATCTTGACTTGGTTGTCCAATAAACGGTGTTGCGTTTGGTTTGTTAGTCGGTGATGATGATGGTGATAAAGTTAAAAACAATAAGTTTGAAGACCCGTCAACATATCTATATCTAATCGCCTTTTGTTGTGTATTAACTTCATTTGTTACGACAGGTTCACAATAAAAACTTGAGGTAATTACTCTAAAGAAATTTGGTATTTTTGAACCGTCCGGATTTAAATATTCAATACGAAATCCAACCAATCCTTGGGGTACAAATTTATTTTGATACTGAGTTGGGACATTAGCCAAATCAATAACTAAACCTTTGACGTTGGGTAACGAACTCAAAACACCGCAATCAGTAATTGTTGTTCTAATTTGTGCTGGTCTCAAATAAAGGGTGTAAAACCCTAAAGCGTTAAACTGACTTGCAGGTAAAGTTAAATTATATAACCCTCCTAAAACTTCAACACCGGCATTCCCACCCGTTTCTGAGTTTTCAAAGTAAGGTCGTAAAATAGTTTGAGCATCCAACTTCGTTAAAACGAATTGGTCTGTCACATCCCTACTTGGAGTGTAATTTAGTATAATTTCGACATCTGCAGGTGAGACATCGGAACCTCTGACGGTCCCATACGACGATATTGCCATTTTTTATATTGTCTTTAATATTTTATTTCCTTTTTTTAAATTATCTTCAGCCCATAATGGTTGAAGATTCGTATAGTAACTAAGTTGGTAAATTTCTTCTTCAGTTTTAGATGAAGATAATGGTATTATGTGGTCTATATGCCACCCATATAATCCATAATTTTCCCAAGACATACCCTCCTTAAATTGTTTTTCCAAATGTTCTTTAAGAAATTCCGGAGTACATCCTACAATTTCAAAGGTTTTATTTTTTTTAGTTATAATGTTAAGTTTCAAATATTGACTTAATCTTCGTCTAATATTACTTGACATTTTTCTTTTTGGTTTTTGATTACTTTTCTTAAGGGTTTCTTTTATTTTTTCAGGATTGTTTTCTCGATATTTTTTGTGAGATTCCATTATTTTTTCAATATTATTTTCTCTATATTGTTTACTATATTCCTTTATCTTTTCAATATTATTTTTTTTCCAAATTGATGAATTTTCAATAGATTTTTTAGAATTATTTTCATACCATTTTTGACTATAATCTTTTACCTTATCAGGGTTATTTTTTTTCCATTCTCTACTTCTTTGGATTTCTTTTTCAGAGTTTATTTTATACCAATTTTGACTTGTCTCTTTTTTCTTCTCTGAATTAAGTTCCATCCATTTTGAAACACGTTTTATATTACACGTTTTACATTCACTCCTCCTATAAAGTTTTTTCTCTAAATAAAAATCATCCAATGATTTTTCAATTAAACATTTAGTACAAACTTTTGTTTCCATATTCATAAATACCTTATCTCTTTTTTTTCTGTTAATTTTCTTTATTAATGACATTGAAGAACCCAAACCCATAGTTAATCATGTCACCAAGGTTATCTACCTCACCTAATCTTTGTATTCTCTCATACGCGGAGTTTTTACCTCTTTCAACAAAAACATTAGTTTGAACCTGTGCTTGGTCAATAACTTTGAGTAATACCTCATCTTTAGTTATTGGAACCGCAGTTATATTATTTTCCGTAAGTCCTGATGATTGTACGAAATAAATTGTGGTACCATCAATGTAATCATAGTAATTAATTTCAGTAATTGTATAAGCAGTATAAATTGAAGTAACATCTGTTATTGCTCCCCATATTTGACCATTACTAATCACAGGAACCCCAATTCGTTCATTAATTGTTGGATTACCATACATTTTTAACTCATTAATTCTCGACTTAGTAATTCCTGATACGGTAAACGGTATTGAAACATAATTGTTAGAGGTTTGAGCAGATACTTCATTAATCGCATCCCCAGAAAATATATAATCATAAGATACCGAAGTCCCAACCCAATTCCCTGAAGAAGGAGCAAAAAATGCTTCACCCTGTGGGTTGTAAATTACAACATCACTAAATGGAACCGTTATTGTTTTTGAAACACTGGTAATGCCCCAAGGATTTGTTTGTTCTAATTTAATCGTATATTCTTTATTCTCAACAGGGTATGTGTGATTAATTGAATTAGGTGCGTAATTAGTGATAGTTTGTTTTGGGGAACCGTCACCCCAATCAATCTTATATGAAGATAAATCTAAAAATTTTTGGAACTCATCCGACGTATTATAAACATTGTAAAGGTAAGGGGATGATGTTGTTGAAGAAAATATAAAATTTGCAACAACATTTTTTTGTAATACCGCACCATCAAATGGACTATAATACCCGGTATCAACCGCACTTTGTCTAATCAAAATAGGTATAGTCAATCCGGTTAATAAGGAACTACCATTAACACCCGAACTAACAACTTGGGTCATTGCAGAATAAACACCAACGGGTGTCCCTTCATAATCAACAACGAATAAATCCCCAAGAATCGTTTCCGGTGATATTTTAATATTATAAAAATCTTCCATTATACAGGTGGGTTAATATATTCAAACCATTTTATGGGAATTGTTGTCCCGAGTCTTTGTCCATTAGTATTAACTACTTGATATGTTTGATTTTTATAGTCTAAATTTACGGTATAGTAAAAAAATGTGTTATTATCAAAAAAATATGGATTAGCCCCTGTAGCAAAATTTGCTTGTGGACCTTCAGTAGTGTCTAATGGGTCTGTACCATTACCTGTCATCATTTTAGTGAATTGTCCGGTTTTAGCATTATAAAATTTAGCGGACATATAAAATGTATTAATATCTAAAAACTCTCTCTTTTTTAACCAATAAATAAAAAACCCTTCTTTATCTCCAACATAATCTAAAATAAATTTTGGTTTCCTAACATCTACCACAGTCCTCTGCATTTGAGTGGACATTTTTAATCCTTGTTGTGTTGGTATAATGACGGTTAAATAATTTGTTTGTTTTTTCTCATCCGTATTATCGTAAAAATCCAATTTAAAAAATGAATTTGTAAAATTATTAGTATAATAATATAAATCTTGGGGAGTAAATCCCTCACCTATATAATTTATTTTCCAATTATTAATATTATTAATCGAACCTCCCGAATAAAAATAAAACTCATAATTAATTTCAGTGTTATTTGTTGTAGTATCAGGTGCATGACTAAATCGACTAATCTCAAAATCACGACCTACTCCAATAACTTCAGTAATAACATCAGACTCATATTCATCAATTGCCATATCTAAACCCAAATAGTCCCAAGTTAGTCTAACCGGAATATTTATTTGTTTATCAATACCATTTGGTACTATAGTGACTTTATTCACACTCATCTATTAATGGTTTAATTGTAACATCGGAACCATATAGGCTTTCGTTGTAGTTTATTCCTTCGGGTATTAATCTAAAAGTAATATCAGTAAAAGGATAATGAGATGTATTTAAAAACGGGTAATCAACCCCTCTTTCTAAATTATCCGTAAAACCATAAGTATATATATCCCTCCATCTAAACTCTTGGTCGGCGCTTGAATAAAAAGAATAATTAGGGATTTGGTCAATAATATTAACATCTCCCGTTTCAACATAATCAGAAAAAACCCTTAATGTCATTTTATTATGTGGTTGATAATAATAACCTAATGAATTTGTGTCCGGTAAATTTGATGTTTGAAATATAGTTTGGTTATACTTTATTTTATGGTAATAAGGTGAAATTACTCTTTCAATTTGTTCATAATCATTCCACTCACAAAAATCACCGTCCATTACATCTCCTTTCACTAAATTACTATTATAATAAAACGTCTTAGTCGCGCCACTAGTTTGAGTATATGAAGATAATGGAATTGTTGTGTTGGAGTCAGTATTAGTTAAATCCCAATATTGATTTACTGTTTTGGTTAAGTTAAACCCCCAACCTTGTTTTAAACCGACCCCAGATGACGGCTCATTAAAATAACCTGAATATCCTTTATTAACAATTGTTAAAAAAATCTCACTTAATGGTCGTTTTTGATTATCAATGTACCCCGCAAAATCTAAATCATACGCCGAAGTCATATTATATGCATTACTACTTGTTTTTTGAGAAATTCTTGAAATATGATTTGGTGTGATAGAACTGTATTCGAATTTCATAGTCTCTTTAAATACATTTTTTTCAAACCCAATTTTAGTAACAATTAAATCATCTAAATTTGTAATCACTTTGTGTTCTCTCACATAATATTTTGATTTAGTCTCCGTTAAATTATCCGGGTTTATGACTCTTTTAAAAGTACCATTCACATTATCACCAAATGTAGTTCCGGTATACCCAATATTTAAAACATTAAAAACATACTCTTCACTACCAAATAATCCATTACCTAATGAGTAAACTTGGAAAATGTTTGAATTTCGATAAGTTAATGATAATTCAACATATTCATTTGTTGTTAACCCATGAGACCCAATACATTTAAAAGAAATTAATCCATTCCCATTAATTTCAATATTTTCAATACTAAAGGGAATACCTTGCTCCGCAACCCAATTAATAGTACCTAAAGTATCTGAATAGTAGTTTAATTTTTTTGTGTTATTATTTTCATGAGCATATGTTAAATAATACATCCAATTATAGGTATAAGCACTTTTGGATTTATAAACAAAGTGTTGATTATCAGTAATCGGTCTAAAAAAATCAAATTCATAAAACTGAGGGAATCCCTTCCAAGTACCACTATTAAATGATGTTTGAGGGTCAACATAATACAAATTATATTGAAATGGTAAGTAAGTAGTTGTGCCTGTATATGTGTTATCGTATAAATATTTAACTTTAAATGTTGGTCTAAAAATAGTACATAACTGTCTTTCGTCATCATAAACTTGAGCCAAACTTATAGTTGTACTTCTATCGTATTCCGTTATTTGTTGACTTGTTTGGTCTAATGAGATAGAAACATTTTCATTAACAGAAGGCGCCCCCTTATATTTAAGGTTACTTGGTATTATAGTGTAATTATTCATTTACTGAATATTTTGTTTTAAATTTATCTAAAGCACTCTCTCCTTTAACCGGACCAAAATAAAATTGATATGGCGCGCCGACTAAAAATTTAGGATTTCTAACTAATGAAGCATTACTTGAATAATTACCATTATCATCCATCCCAAAAATATATCCTCGAGCCATTAAATCTTCACTACTAACGTCGACATTAGATGCCAAAAAATATTTAGTTGTTAAACTAGCTCTGTCTAATCCTTGGTAAGGGGTATTTTGGATTATGTCTTCGGTGTCTGTTGCCCAATTATTATATTGACCTCCAAATAAATTTGACGAGGAATTGTTGACAGGAATATCAAGTTCCCATTGATAAAATGGTACAACTTGGGATTTAATCCCATAAGGGTAGGGGTAAAACCCAATATTGTCGTTACCTCTAAAATTAATCCTACCGGGAGTTAAATAATCCTTAGTTTGTAAATTTTCAGTTGTTGATGAAAACCATACTGCAATTGTTGGATTTTCTGAATTACCCAATATTGTTGTTGGTGGACCTCCTGTCGTTTCATAATATTCAGGTGAAAAATTAATATTACCAATTTCACAATTAATTGACATTAATTGAGCTAAATCCCCATCAATTCTACGGCGCCTACCTAAAATGTCATTGGTTTCATTACGAGAAAATAACTGTTGTAATGAGTTATCTCCCAATGGTATTATTTGAGCCAAAAAACCTTCATCGGTAATCCGTGAAATAACAAATAAATTAATTAAATCAGAGGTATCCCCATAACTAGTTGAATTAATATTAGGTAATATATACCCCTTAGTTGATGGGTCAAAAGTTATCTCAGAATAAAAATAATCTTTCATACCTAAATTAATAATTGTTGTTGGGAACATTAAATTAACTACGTTAACTCCATAATCATTATTAGTCTTATTACCTACAAATCTATTACTAATGTAGTTGTATGGACTACTTCTATAATAAAAATTATTAGTATCCTCATCAAAATAAGATAAATCCTTACAAAATTTTGGTGGTAAAGCTTTATTTTGACTATTATAAAAAGTGTCCACTTGAATCGGAAATGCGTAAAGAGAACCATTAATCCAATTATTCATAAACGATTGTGATAACACTCCTCGACATATTCCATAGAAAAATCTAAAACGAAACCCCCATTCAGCAAAACTTCCAATATCTTTTAACATATCAATTAAAGGTCGTCTCATAAACATATAACACCCATTTTCAACAGCATCATTATTTTCACAAGATTCGTTAATATCAAAATCGTCACCAAATCCTTTATAACAATTTAAACTAACCATACCTTCACAATCAAAACTTCGTAAAACAGTACTGTCATTAGGTAATCCTGTTAAATCCGCAGTTACTTGGTCGGCACCTGTTGTATTACTTTGTGATGAAATAACACCTGATTCGGTATTAATTGAATAGATTCCAAAATTATTATTTTGTTGTAATAAAGAAGGGTTATTATCCCACGAACCACCATCTAAAAAGTCAGAACTAGGTAGCCTATCCGTCCTTAACACATTTTGTTGCGAAGAATTAATAGTCATTATATTTGTTTGGGTAAAAGTTTTTGTATAGTAAAAATAATTAAAAGACCCATATGAAAAAGAAAGACTATTTCCTAATTGGTCATTATAATCATTGGATGACATTGCGGCAACTCCAGATACATTTTCAGTATTATCATATTTTGAACTATCGGGTAGTGACAACCAAAACCCATTTGAGGTTGTTGATATCACTTTATTACCCGAAATTTGAAATTTTAATGGGGGTGTTAAGCTACTATCCAACGAACTATAATATCTTGTCGCTGTTGTTGTAAATCCCGAATATTTATTTCCCGGATTAAAAAAATATGATTGGTAAAACATACCGCTTTGGGTATAAGGTTGCACTGACAATGAAACATTGTCCAACTTTTGAATTGGAATATTAAGTCGTGTCGACGCAGTTACTGACCAATTTGAGTCATTTTCATTTGTCCCAAATAAACCTCCTAATTTGTATTCATTTAAATATAACGGGGAATAAGGGTCAACACCTCTTTGTAAAACTAAAATGTACTGAGATTCATAATCCTCCAAATAGTCAGTGGCGGTCATTGATACCACTGATTGAACCACACCAATGTTACCAGAAACTTTTTTATATTCAGTAATAACTGTTGGTGTTGATAATATATTTGGAAAAGATTGTGTTGTACCTGAATTCCATATCAATATCGCCTGAGAAACCGTAATTGCGGTTATAACTTGGTAATATTCAATATCAGAAGGAAATTTATAATTTGTTTCAGTTGAACCATAAGGTAAGATATAAGAGGTACTTAAATTACTATTTTGGCTGCCGTCATTAGGGTTAGCATAAGATATGTTCACAATTGTTTGTCCACTACCATTATATGAACTACCACTAATCCCTGTAGTTATACCAGATATAGTATTAGCAGTATATAAATAATTTTTATCCTCCGAATTACTAAAATTAACAAAACTTAATAAATCCCCGGGATTATATTGTTCTTGAGATAAAACGGTAATTGAATTATCGTAATGATATTTTCCAACATTTTCATTCTTAGAAACAGTAACTTTAATCTTATTGACCCCCGTAAAATAATTTGACCTTTGATTAAACAAGTTAATCCTTTCTCCAATTGGTAAATTTTTACTTGCCAAAATACGCTCCCCATTAAGACTATACACGTTTGAAATTGGTAACTTATATCGTTGATTATTTGAAACCGTACTAACACTACCATAACCCGCCAAAACTTGTGAATAAACATCACTTAATTGTTCCGCGGTATCAGTATCTCCCGAAAATCTAATAGATTCCAACATCGCGGTATAGTTTTCTTGCAAAGACACATAAGTTAGAATTCCGGTACCATTTGGATTTCCTTCATTATACGTATTATTACTTTGAACTCCGGTCTCTTGTTTACAATCACAAGCCTGACAATCAGGGTATGTTATCATAGGTATCCTAAAAGTATAATCTCTTTTATCACATTTAATCCCTAAACTACGACAAATCCAACTAAACCACCTTTTTCTAAATATTCGAATATTACAGATAGAACAAAGAGCACTAATCACTATATTATATAAAAATAAGACAATATGCATCGCAATTAAAATACCAATAAATGCCGGTTGTATTATTGTAAAAATAATTGAAAATAAGAAAAATAGTAAATCGAAATTTCTAAACCCGTCATTAACCGGAAATTTATTAACACTATTAGCACAATCATTATTATCAATTTCCTTAATCCCAATAAATTGACCTTTATTTCCTTTTTTGTATTGGTCAATTAATGATGAAACCGTATAAACTTTATTGAATTGGAATTCATAAAATGTGTCCTCACAATTAATAGACTCATTAAGTTTGTCGATTTTTTCTTGAGAAGTGAAACCATTAGTGTATCCACTCCAATCTAACCCAAAATAATATGAACTAGCCAGTTTTTCTCTATCAGCGGTTGTCCCCGAAAAATATGGGTCATTATTCTCGTTAATCCACCCATATTCTTTAACATTCGGAACTAAATAATATGGTCGTCTTGTTTGTAATGTTAAATCATTTGGTTGTTGCCATTTAATTTTAAATCGATATTTCCCTTTAGTTGGAATACCTACGCTTGGGTCGTTGGATATAACTTTTTCCCCAAATTCATTAGTAATGAAATAATCCAAATTCATTGGCATTTCAGTTAACCACACCCCATTACCGTCAATTATATTACCTGATTGTTCAAATTGATATTGTTCTAAAATAGGATTACCATCTGAATCTTGTTGTATTGTTTGTCTAATTCCTAAAATTTGCCCCGGGCCTGTAGTTAAATCACATAAGTTACCTAAATTATCTTTTGGTTTACAATTTTTCCTAACCCTAAAAGTATCAGGTGATGAAAACATAGAACCCATAAAAACTGATGTCGGTTGTATATCAACATTTGCATCATTCCTAAGGTCAAAATCAACTCGATTAACTGCTATTTGACAAATATCAGGGTCACCCCATAATGGAGCAACTGATAAAGTTTTAGTTAATGTTATTATTTGAGGTAATGATGATAAATCAGTTGAAGTTTTAAATCGATTACCAGAAACTTGTGATTCGGTTGCTAATCCAGTTCTAATTAAATCTTGAGGTGTTAATGAGAACTCCCCAATATCAGATAAATCAACATCCATTACTAAAGTTTGGGAACCTAATGGTACTCCCATTATCATATAATCACCACTATCATTAGTTTTTGTGGTATACTTATAATATTTGTCGTAAATTTCAACAACAGTACTATCAATTAATACATCACTTCTTGTTGGTAAAGTACCTGTCGCTGCGTGAACAGAATATGATTTTTCGTAAGGTAATAAATTATATCGATACCCATCAGAATTTTTATCTGTTGGAGATTTATAAGGATATATACTTGAAATGATTGGATTAGACTCATCAATTGGCTCAACGGGAAGAAACACAGACACACGAGCATTTGGAATACCAAATCCATTATTTGCTGTGACTCTTCCAACAACAACACCGTATTCCGAACAACTCCTACTATAAACGTCAGTTTGTTGTATTTTTAACGATAAGATTTCTAAAAACTCAAAATCTTGGTCTAACTGAACATTGATTGTTTTGTTTACTCCTAATTCGGTTCTAATTCTATATGACTGACCCATTCAATTCTTTTAATTTATAAATAGTTTATGAGTGATTTTTCAAAGAAATACACACCATATTTAATTATAAACTAGTTGTCACAGAAATAAACCTGTTAAGAGAATGTAACTGATTGGAAATTTTTAACGGACACTTTAATATCTTTATTAGGGTATCTAACTTGGTACACTTGTGATGGTTGAGCAAAAATAGTATCATCAACAGTTGAAATTTCTTTTGTCTCAGCGTCAACATATTCCATGGATGTTTCCGCGGAAGAATATTGACCCCCAACATTATTAAATACATTTACCCCAACTACTGTTAATACACCATTTTGATTTTGGATAATACTTTTCAATTCAGATAAATAAACATTTTGACCTAATTCCCGTGTTTGAGGATTGAAATATGTTGAAATTCTATCAACGACATCCGCAATAACTTGACCGGAATTTTGAGCAGAATCTAAAACAATTTGAACATTAATACTTAAATCAATAACCTGAGCAGTTAAAATTGAAATATAATCGTTTATCATTCTATAATTCGACAAATAATTAGCAACATTTTGTCTTAATGTATCTGAAACAATACTTGTTAGTTTTCCTGAAGTATCGTAGGATAATAACTGAATCAATATCTTATTGTTATTTTCAGTAATTGAAACTTTTGCAGGCGCCCCAAATTCTGCCGGCATATTTCGAATAATTGACTCGTAATCCTGTACTGTAACCGCTCTTTTTTGAGCCGAAAAGTTAAACGATACATAATTCCTAATTTCTTCTAATGATGGTACACCAGCACCTCCAATGGCTGCAGTAACATTGGTACATCTTAATGAATTCACAACAGATGAGTTAGTTAATTCAGATGGTCCATTAACAAAGAAATTTACTGTACCAATTTGATTAATAACATTTGTTCCCAAGTTTGTCGCCAAACCACCACCCACTCTATATTGAATGAACAAGGTCGAGTTTGGAGTTAAAGCAGAACCCAATGAAAAGTTATTTGAATATCTTTGTAAATCAATTGTTGCACCAACCGTGGTAAATTGGTCTAAAGAATCTTGTGCTGTATTTGTACCACCACCAAATGTCATCTTTTTAAAACCTTCCGGAGTGTATTCCGTTATAAATCTATTAGATGTCTGAATATATTTTCCAACCTTAATACCCGGTTGGTCTGACACTTTTGTTGGGTCTTCAATGAATACTCGGTCTTCCGCAAGTGCATCGACTTCATACCATTTATTTGATACCCCCAAAAATTCAGCAGTTGATGGGACATTTGTATATTCAGTACCACTTTTTAATAATACATTAGTAATCCCTAATACATTTTTCTCAGGTAAGAATAATTCGAAGAATGGTTTAACATCATTTGGTGTGATGACTCTTTTAAACACTTTTGTTATACCATTAACAACTAATTCTCTTTTTGTAATCGTATAATTAATTAAGACATTATTTGCATTAAAATTTGGTATTTTTAAACGATTTGGGAATCCTTGAGCATTATATGGTGAAGTAAAATCTACATCATAGATGTTTTCAAAGACTATTCCGGCTCCGACAACTTGAGACCCTCTTGTTAATGTTCCTAAGTATCTTTCATCTTCTTTGTCCCCAAACGCAGGAACGGTTATTGAAAAATCAACTAAAGACACTGATGGTCTTTGTCCCGGTAATTTTAACCCATAGGTTCTAGCAATATTATAAATTGAAGACCTTTGTTGAGCATACTGTAAAACAGTTTCCTGAATACTTCTATCAATATGATAATGTAAATTGTCCGCTACCGCAGCATTCAAATCTAAGAATACCGAGAATACAGAAGCATCATTAAAGTCCTGTATTAATTCAGGGTAATAAGTCCTTACATAGTTTAATAATTCAGTTCTTATTCCTTGATAATCTCTGGTAGTATAAGATATATTACGATTTGCCATATGATATTAAATATTAATTATAACAAAATCACTCGGACCAAAAGTTGTATTATTGGTCGAGTAATCTATTTTTATTTTTGCGGTATATTCTGAAGTTCCTTTACCGGGGAATCTATAAATTGACGATTCACTAGAACCAACAGTTGCAGTTCCTGTTGCTAAATCAACTTCTTCCATTGGGTCTGCGGGACTTATAGTTATTTGGTTTAATAATAAATTAGGCATAAAAGTACCGACAGCATCTCGAATGTCTGATTCAATGGCGTCAAATGTTAATCCATCGAACGGTTCAAATAAAAACTCATAGAGTCTTGTTCCAAAAGTTGGTAAATAATATCTTGACCCTTTACGGGTTAGAAGTAAGTGAATTAAATCGGCTTTAATTTCCTGCGACTCATACTCAGTAAGTTGTAGATAATCCCCTTTTACAGAATCTCTGAAAGGAAAATTAATACCATATGTTGTTCCATCTGCCATATCTATAATTATAGTCTTGTGATTATTTCTTATAAATACCTAAAAATAAAAAATCCCGACATTGCCGGGATTATTATATGTATTCATTTTATTATGAACCACAACCAAAACATTCAAATTCAGAATCAGTTGGTTTAACAACTTCTTCAATTAAATTTATTTTTGGTTTATCGACTTTAACTATTGGTTGTTGTACTTTTGAAATATCAACCGCTAAGTGTTTAGCTCCGGTTGAAATTGCTTTAGTTCTAACATAATAACAAAGAGTTTTTAACCCTTTACCCCAAGAATGAAAATGGGATGATGAAATTTTTGATAATGTTGGTTCAGACATGTAGATATTCATTGACTGTGATTGGTCTATAAATGGTGCTCGGTCAGCTGACATATCAATCAGTTCTCTTTGAGAGATTTCCCAAATTGTTTTATATTTTGGTATTAAATGTTCAATCCTTTTAACTTTTTTATTGTAATTCTTATCTTCATTATCTAAATAATGATTAAAGTTAATATTTTGAATCGAACCTTCATTCATAATAATTTCATTTTTTAAATCTTCACACCAAACACCTAATTTTTCAAAATCATTAATTAAATATTTATTAACAATTAAAATTTCCCCACCAACTACACGACGATTAAATAACGCTGAGTGAGCCGGTTCTGTCATTTCAAATGAACCTGTAATTTTAGCTGAAGACGCAACGGGCATTTGAGCGGTAAATAATGAATTACAAACACCATATTTTGAAACATTATCTTTCAATCCATTCCAATCCCAACGACCTGATAAATTATCTTCAGTCATTCCCCACATATTAAATTGGAATACTCCTTGAGACATCGGTGAACCTTCAAAAAACTTATATGGTTGGAATAAACCTTCTTGACATAGAAAACTACTTTCAGAGATTGCCGCGAAATAGATTGTTTCAAAAATATCTTTATTAAGTTTTTTCGCTTCTTCAGATGTAAAAATATAATCCATTAAAAAAAAGACATCTGCAAGACCTTGAGTTCCAATTGCTATTGCTCTTTGTTCTAACCCTCCTTTTCTTCCTTGTTCAGTTGAATAACTATTGATGTCCACAACTTTATTAAGTGCTCTAACAACCTTTCTAACCTCACTGTAAAGTAAGTTGAAGTCGAACTCACCTTTTATAATGAAGTTCTTCAACACCATAGATGATAATGTACAGATTGCGGTAGTGTTCTCATCTGTATATTGGTAAATCTCATTACATAGGTTAGATTGTTTAATCACTCCAATGTTTTGATGGTTTGTCTTTCTGTTAGCACTATCTTTAGAACATAAGTAAGGAACCCCGGTTTCAACTTGAGATTCAATAATCTTATTCCAAATTGTCTGAGCTTTCACTTTCTTACCTAAACCAAGTTCAACCGCCTTATCGTAATTTGATTCATACTCATCACCATAAGCTTCCTGTAATGGTTTAATACCCGCTTTAATAATGTCGTTAGGACAGAATAAATACCAGTCATCGTTGTTCTTAACTGCGTTCATAAAATTGTCCGGTAACCAAATTGAGGTAAATAAATCTTTTGCTCTCAATTCCTCAGCACCTGTATTTTTTTTGATTTCAAGTAAGTCCATTATGTCTTTATGCCAAGGTTCTATGTAGATAGCAGCACTACCCGGTCTTCTACCTTGTTGATTAAAGAATCTCAACCCTTCATTAACAATTTTCAAATATTTTAATAATCCACCCGCAAATCCTCCTGACGAATTAATACGACTTTCTTTACTACGAATGTTAGACATTGATAATCCAATTCCTGCTGCGTCTGACGAATAAGTCGAAATATCATTGAATGTTTGTAATAACCCTTCTCTTGAATCCCCATTATTATATTTCAACACGCAAGACGCCAATTGAGGTGTTTTAGTACCCGCATTAATCATGATTGGAGTCGCAGGAGAAATAAGTTGGTTTGATAATGAATTGTAATATTCAACCGCCTCTTCAAAAGATTTAGTAACCCATAATGCGACCCTCATATACATATGTTGCGGTCTTTCAATTACAACACCTTTCGGAGTCTTCAACAAATACATTTCCTGTAATGATTTCCACGCAAAATAATCAAAATTATAATCATTATCGTGATTTATTACAGAATCAATATCTCCCCACCCATATTCGTTAATTGTATCAATTAATATGTCATTAATAACACCATCCTCGTGTAAACGTTTCATAGTATTACAAAAACTACTATCAGTGTCTTTATGATATGCCGAAATAGCAACTGAAGAAGCCAATCTTGAGTAATCGTGATGACTACCAGTGTAAGCCGCCGCAATCTCATAAACCAATTTATCTAACTCTTTAGTCGTAATAAATCCTTCAGTCGGAACCGAGGTAATTACCTTAATAAAAATTTCATCTGAATTAACATTTAAACCTTTTGCCGCTCGTTTAACCCTATTATAAATTTTTTGAGGGTTAAATGAAACTTCATCTCCCCCTCTTTTTTTAATCTTTAATGACATCATATTGTTTTTATTTTAGAAATCCTCCGTAAATGTTAATGATTCCCCTAATTTAGCTTTTTGATATTCCATTGTTCTTGATTCAAAGAAATTACCTTTTGTTTCAACAGCAATTTGTTCCATAAATTTAAATGGTTGTTCAACATTAAAATGTTTTTTACATCCAAATTTAACTAACAATCCATCAGTAACAAATTCAAGGTATTGTTTCATTAAGTTCGAATTCATACCAATTAAAGATACTGGTAATGATTCAGTAATAAACTCTTTTTCAATTTCTAACGCAGATAATAAGATTTCTTTAATTCTTTTTTCAGTTGGTTTGTTCTCCACATGATTGTTAATTAAGTGAATCGCAAAATCACAATGTAAGTTCTCATCTTTAAAGATAAGACTATTAGCATTACATAATCCCTGCATAATTCCTCTCGATTTCATCCAAAAGATAGAACAAAACGAACCGGAAAAGAATATACCCTCAACAGCCGCAAATGCAACTAATCTTTCTTGGAATGAAGCATTCTCAATCCAATCAAGCGCCCATTTAGCTTTCTTTTGAACTGCCGGTAGTCTATCAATTGCATGGAAGCATTCATCTTTTTCTTTGTCGTCAGACACATAAGTATCTATCAATAAAGAATACATTAATGAGTGAATATTCTCCATCATAATTTGGAATCCGTAGAAGAATTTCGCCTCAGCATATTGAACTTCTTTTAAGAAATTTTCTGCCAAGTTTTCATTTACGATACCATCAGAGGCAGCAAAGAACGCTAATATATTTTTAAGGAAATATCTTTCATTATCCGATAGATTTTCCCAATCTCTAATATCGTTAGATAAATCCACTTCTTCTGCCGTCCAAAACGCGGCTTGGTGTTGTTTATAATATTCCCAAATATCATTATGTTCTATTGGGAAAATGACAAATCGGTCATTATTTGGTTCTAATATTTTTTCTTTCATTTTTTTTTTAATTTTGTTGTGATTCTCTTTGTTTTCTTTTTTCTAAAAGTTCTTTAACTCTATCTCTTTTTCTATCTTCTTGTTGTTCTTCAAACCCTAAGAAAGTGACTGAACTTTCTGTATCAATTTCAAGTAATTCATTATTAAATTTACAATTTTCAAATACTACCCCATCTTTTCCAAGACGAGATTTAGTGATTGCAATTGTCGCTAAATTCATTTCTTTTTGTGTCAATGTTTTTGCAACCGATATAATAACGTGTCCTACTTGAGCCTTTTTGATTGACCCCCCCATTTGGTCAGTTGTTACTACCTCAGCAGATATTGAAGACCTATTACCTTGTGTTGCCGTCCACCCGACTAAATCAAGTTCGTGACACATCGCCTCAAATCCTCTCATTACTGAACCTTCCGCTTTCCACTCATCTTTACTACTTGATTCCGGTAAAATACAATCAATGTAATCCACTAAAACTAAATCAATTTTAATACCGTCAGCAATCATTTTTCTAACTTGAGTTTTGATTTGATTCATTGTCATAGTGTCTGAAGCCAATTTCTTCAATATTAAACGATTTTGCATCGTTTCTTTAATTTCAGTAATTTTAGACATTACATCTTCTTTATGTAATACTAAATTATCCGGTTCAATACCTGTCCACATCGTAAAATGTTTTCTTTGGATAATTTTTGGGTTATCCTCGAAGAATATTTGTAAAACATTGTAACCTAAATTAAAAGCAGTGTTTGCAATTTTTGATAAAATGGTTGTGTTATGTGTTAAAACATAATCTCTAGTCACGTATAACTCGTCCGGATTAGAAACTTTAATACAAGTCGCCTCCTCATCATGAGAATAAGTTATCGACTTGACATATTTCTGTTCAACATATTTCTCCCTCTTATAATATCTACCAACTTTTCTTAGTAATTTGAACGGAACAACGTCATTTGCAAAAGACATTGTTATCGTGTAAGCCAACTGACCCTCTTTCTTCTCTCCGTCATAAGTATAAGTCGGTATTTTAGTGTTAATTCGAACAGTTCCACCCAAAGATAAAACTAATTCCCTAACATTATTACACAATTGTTCCGATATCGTCGTAAATTGAACCGTCCCTTTTTTATCAACATGCCCATCAGTATCCATTAAACCTTGTAATAATGAAACTCTTACATCTAATGAATTATAAAGATAATCTTTTGGTATAAATTTATTGTTAGACTTTTTATTTAACAAATCATAAACTTTTAGTCGTTCTTTTATTTTACCCTTTAAGTTTATTGATTTTATACTTTTAGTTTCAGTTCTATAATATTCATTAAACGATGAATGTTCACCAAGACATTCAATGGAATCAAATAACTCATCGTCCTTAGTACTTATACGGACACCACTATCACAAATACTACCATCTCCCAACAATAACCCAAGTAAATATGGGTCTATCAACACTTCTCTTTTTTCAAAATCGACCGGACTTACCACAGGTAATCTATAGTTATATCGACCTCTCTTCTTAATATCTTTCATCATATCAGAGGTTTTAACAACCTTATACCCATAGTTCGGTTTATAAACACCCTTACCATTAACCCTTGTTTTAGCGGTTCTCATGTTCAATGTATTAACACTCCAAAGATGTTCTTCATCACAATTCACAAAAGTATCATCACTAAACTCTACTTTATAAATTGGTCTAACACCTTGTGGGTAAACACCTATCACATATTGTTCTTTCCCATCACTACCAATAACCTTATCCCCAAGTTTTACTTCACCCATTTTTACCCATCCTTGAGGTGTTAAAACCGGTTCAGAGTTTGGACAGCTCTTGCCAACACCTGTTGGTGCTAATATAACCCCAATTTCCCCTTTTGCTAAACCACCTTTCAATAATTTGTCAATTCCCGGAATACCCATTGGGATTGGGTGTCGGTAGTCTTCGTCTAAGACAGTATCTAAATTTTCAAATATATCTGTCTGACCTTTATCAACCTCTCCGACCTGCAATGCGTCTCTCATCAAACCTTCAACTTTATCATATGATTCAAAGTCTCCTTGGGTAATAATTTTCTGAGCCTTATCCATCGCCTTCTGTAGTTCTTGTTGTTTACAAAATTTCAACGCCTTCTCTTGAACGAACATTGTTCCTTCAATTGGAGCGTCCTGAATTTGTTTGATTGTATCTAAAACAATCTTAGCGACCATTTCCTGTGAGATTTCGGACCTAACAATTTGCCCTAAAGTATCAAAATTTGGTGTTGATTCATATTTTTTGTAGTACTCTTTTGTCATCTGTAAAATGATTTTAAAATACTTATTATCAAAATACACTGACTCAATAACATCCATTATAGATGATGAAAAATCTTTATCTACTATTATCTGATTTAGTAATTGTATTTGAAATGTGTTACCTAAGTAATCGAAATTTTTATTCATAATTTATTTTAAAGTTATCCTTGTATTATTAAATACTTACCTAGCCAAGTCAAGTTCCAAATAATTGTAACTTAATTTTTTGTCTGAAAAAATGTCAGTCAATCCTCGAAGAGTTTCCTTCAAGAAAGGTCTTACATCGACAGTATACCTAACTTTCGGTGGATAAAATTTTCCATCAAAAACTCTATGACAAATTGTCTGTTCACCTAATTTAATATAAATGTTAAACACTTCAGGGCCATCAGTAAACGATGTGTCCATAATTGTTGGGTCATTCATAATGGAATCTTGATTGTCCATCATATACGCCAATGTTTTCATTTTCAAATACTCTTGAAGTTCGTCCTTGAATTCCGCAATGAACTCATACAGCTCAATCGAGTTCTTCGCCTTTGGAATATACCCCCTTACATTAAAGAATCTTTGAACTACAATATTATCATTTAATGATAATAAGAACTCCATCTTGGTACTTTCTTGTTCTTTCATAATTTTAAGTTTGTTTGTTTTTAATTATACTATTTGTTTTCCCTCAACATTTCTTTTTATTCTGTCGGAGGTTCTTTTGTTTAACCATAAAAGAGCTTCGTCTAATTTGGTAATAGCAATTGCGTTTTCGCGACAAGGGAATTTACTTTGTAAGTAATTCATTCTGTTTAACAACATTTCAATTAATTCCTCATTTGTTGTACCATCGGCGATTGTCTTTAATTCTGTTGAACCTTCAGTTATTGGTTCTTTTTGAATAAATTGTAATGCCTGTCCTTGTTCCTCTTTGTTTTCAAAGTTTGATAACTCGTACTTGTGTCCTTCTACTAATACTTTCATTTGTTTGTGTTTCGTTTTTCTTTTCTTGTTAATTTCATAAATGGTCTTAGGAAATTCACCCAAGCCTCATCGTTTTTTGGAAGATATTTAAAGAGACCATCTTCCATCATAAGTCTCATTAGATTTTTGTATCCCCTATCGGTGGGGTCAATCGTGTCAGTAATAATTTGGTTTACTAATTCTTTCGCATTTTCTGTAATTAAGGGGTTAGATAAATCGACTATTTTTTTGTTTGTAGTGTAAAACTCTTCACCAAGTATACCATTTTTTGTTTTACCAATCAAAATATTTTCCAATACTTTTGATTTTTTTTCTTGCACGATATTTCCTGCATTAACTCGTATTTCTTCCATAGTGCATGGTTTAACCTGCATATCAGGGAATAATTTAACTAAAGTTTTTTCACCTAAACCCTCAATACCATTAATATTATCAGAATTATCTCCTGTAAGAATTTTACAAGTTAAGACATTATAGTGGGGAATTTGAACTTTATTGATGGTAATCATATCACCCTGTTTAAAGTATTGTTTTGAGTTTGGTGAGTAAACGGATACTTTATCCGAGATAAGCTGTGTAAGGTCCTTATCTGATGAAAATATGGTAATGTCTTCGTTGGTTGACATTTTACAATAATACGCAATAAGGTCGTCTCCTTCGTTATGAGGCGTTTCAACTTGCCTAACAAAGACCTCCTCAAGATATTCTTTAATACGAGCGTTTTGAGTTAGATATGATTCAAGTTCATATTCATTAATATTTTGTTTTCTATTTGTCTTATATTGAGGATAAAGTTCTTTCCGAGTGGACGAACTATGTTCGGCATCCCACATAACAACTACCTTATCGTAATTATGTTCCTCAAGGAATTTTCTAATGGTGTTGATAAAGTGGTAGATAGCACCCGAATGATTTTTATCACTATAAAGTTCTTTAACTCCGTGATACCCAATCTTCATTAAGTTGGCACCGTCAATTAATAATGTTTTTTTCAATTAAACCTATTTAAGGTTATACAATAATTTTGTTACTCTTTTTTAAATTATCTTCAGCCCATAATGGTTGAAGATTTTCATAATGACATAACTTATAAAGTTCGTCTTCTGTTTTTGCCGATGATAATGGAATGATGTGGTCAATATGCCACTCACCCCTGTTATCCCAACTCATACCATCGCTAAATTGGGTTTCTAAATGTTCTTTAAGAAATTCCGGTGAACACCCTACAATATCGAAAGTTTTATTAGTTTTACTAATGTTTCGGGTTTTAAGAAATGATAAAAGTCTAGACCTCATAATACATTTTAATCGAAAAATAACATCATTTTTTAATCTTAAAGAATGATAAAGATTTCTTTTTACTTTAACTTTTTCTTTATTTTTTTCTGACCACTCTTTTTTATAAGTTAAAATAGTTTCTTTATTATTTTCATAATATATTTTATACCGATTTGGGTCTTTTTGGTATCTTTTTTTTGACCTATCATTATCTTTTACCCTAATTACATCAATATTTTCTTCTCGGTAATTTTTAACTTTTAATAATATTTTTTCCCGGTTATCAATGTATTCTTTTCTTTTTTGAGCCTTTATTTTTTCATCGTTATTATCCCTATATTTTTTCCAAACCATATAAGAACATTGTTTACATTCAGTTCTAAACCCATCTTTAGAATCTTTTCTTTTTCTAAAATTAGGTAATTCTTTTTCAAGATTACACTTACTACAAACTTTAGTTTCCATTTCTAATATATTCTTTTAATAATTTATTAACAAGGGAAGATAAATTTATAGATTTATCCTTAAAGTACTGTGGAAGTTCTGGGTCTATTGAGACTCCAATCTTAACTTTCTTTTCAATTTCTTCTTTTTTCTTTCTTCCCATATTAATAAATATCTACAAATGTAATAAAAGTAGAATAATTATAACTTTTTTTTATTCTTCTTCAAAACTTTCTTTTTCTGATTCATCAAGTATAATCTCCCCCGTACCACTAAGTATTGCGTTCCAATATCCAGAATATTCTTTTTTATATTTATCTAAAGACTCTTTTGTGTCCGCAATATATCCTTGAGGCACTACAATAATTTTACTATCCTTATATTGTATTCCATTCACGTGATTTTTTAATATAGAGATTTTTGTTCTAGTTGCGTAGGAAATTGTTCTACCATTTTTAGTTGCCGTAATATGATTCACACCCGCCTTTTTTTGATTACCAAATAAAAATACCAAACTACTTGCTAACCATATCGCCTCACCACCCTTACTCTTAATTTCCGCTTGGCCAAACGGGTTATCAGGAAGGAGTACCCATGGTTGATTTAAAAAAACCACGGTATTATAATATGGATAATCTTCTTTTTTAGATTTAGATATTCTTGAATGTATACCCATACCAACTTTATCAGCAAGTACTTTAGCGGTGTGCATTCCCCCACCTTTTCCGTCAAATGTCATTTGACAGGGAATTGACCCAATTGAGTCCCATAAAAATAATAGACTATAAGGTATTTCACCTCTTTCTTGAGCATCTAACACATCATTAATAAAATCAGTTGCTTGTTCAACAACGTCAAATGAATCGTTAAATATAAAATGACCGTCCCAAACACCATCCTCATTTTGTTCTGCCTGTAATCCAAGTTCTACCGAGTGTTCCCAAGACCATTTTTTTTCCGTAATAATAAACACCGGTAAATGTCCTTTTTTTTGGGCATCAACCGCTGCCAATATCATTGCTGTTGATTTTGATGTGTTTGAGTGACCCAAGAACATATTAATTCCTCCCATCACCGGACCTGGTAATCCAACCGTATCCATAAACGCCTCACCACAATTATAAAAACTCTCAGGTTTATATTTTGTTTTTGTTGAGAATTTACCTTTAATATCCTCTAATGAGAATGTTTTCTTCTTAATTGCCATTTTCTATTTTTTTAATGTGTGGTAATTTGTTTGTTTTATTTCTATTGTATTTTGAAGGGTCCTCTTCATATAGTACATCAACTTCTTCTTCATGAAAAGTGATTAATCGAATACTGTTCACACCTTCTTCATTAACCCCCTCATCTAACATCCCAAATAAAACGCTATCACCAATTTGTTTACTCCTACCTGAAAAGTAAGTTTTATCTTTTAGTTGACTTAAAATTTCATAAGACAACATTTTATTGTCCCTCAATTGTAAATCAATTTCTTCTTTAAATGTCATATAATAATATCATTAATACTTGGACAATAAGTATGTCTTACGGTCCAAGTTTTATTATTTTATTTTAGAATGGAAGCTCTTCATCAGGTAAATCATTCATTTGTGGGTCAATAGGACTTTCATTTGATTTAGCACCACCAAAAGACTCTGTACCGACTGAATCACTTTCGTAAGAATATCCACCTTTATCTGAATCCCATCTTGGAGTTTCCCCACGAGCAATTGCTTCAAGATATTCAACCGGTTTTTTAGAATAAACATCTAACCAAGTTAACTCATCATTAATCCAAGCATCTGCCTGTGCTTGGTCTGTATGTACAGGACCTTTGTCTTCATACATAATTGTAGATACAGTCGTGTATTCTTTTCCTTTTGGTGTTTTAGCCTTAGATAATTCAATGATTAAATCTCTACCTTCTTGAGCGTTGGTAATATCACCTTTGTTTCTCCAAATTGGGATAATTTTATCTAAGATACCATCGTTTTTGTAGTTATGTTTGAATCTCCAAAATTTAGGTCCGTGGTCTTCATTATCTCTATCGATAACTTTTACGATATAGAATTTACGAGAACGGTACTGAGTAGCTAATTGTTTGTCAGATTCTTTTCCGGTTGAAATTAACTCTTCGTAAACCTCATTTAAAGGTGAACGCTCGTTATCATTCTTTCCCGGGTCGTAGAATTTTTGCCATTGTCCCCCAACTTGAATCTCATGATACCAAGCCTCTTTGAATGGTGAAGAACCATCACTCGTAGGTAGGATTCTAACTCTTCTTTGTCCTGATTGCTCCTTATCACCTAAGATAAGTGCAAAATATTTTTTCATTCTTTCGTCTTGCGACATTTTTCCTTGGGCCCCGCCCCCTGATTGTTTTGAATTTTCGTACTGTGCCAATACGGCGTCTAATGAACTCATGTGTTAAATAATTAAATTGTTAAATTGTTAAATAAACATAAGTGATAAATCGGGAAAAGTCAAATTAAAAAAGGTGTCCGTTAAGACACCTTTGAAGTTTTTATTATCGTTTGAATGAGGGTTTGTAGTCGTCTCGTTGAGAACCTGGTTGGAAGGAATTTTTAATATCGCTTGAATTAATGTCTTCAACTTCATCGGAAGTTAAAACATATTCATTTTTTCCGGTCATTTCCATTTCGTCTTGTTTGTCATCAAAAAATTGAGATAATTTTTGATTGAAAGGGTATGAATCGTAACTTCTCAATTCTAATTTCTCTTGAGGTGTTTTTTCTCGATATTTTTCAATTTTACTTTCAAGTGAATTTAATTTGTTCATTACATTATCCATCTCTCCTAATTTGGATTCTAAGTTAGATAGTTGACTGAATAAGTTTTCAAAATACTCATCTTGTTTAGTTTCAATATTTTTTTGAGAATTAACCAAATCAGTAATTTCAAGTTCTTCACTTCCACTACCATCATCAGTTGATTCTTCAGAACTACCCTCATCATCGATTTTTTCTACATCAGGGTCAGTTGCAACATCAATTGCTTGTGGTATATCTCCAGGCGCCGGTGGTGGTACTGCCTCAGATGGTGCTGGAGCCGGTGGAGTTTCTTCTCCCGGTGGGGCCATTGGTGGTGTCAAAGCACCTAATTCATCTTCAATGGGTGTTTCAGGTTCAACCGCAGCTTGTTCCATAATATAATTGTTAATATTATGATACCTTGTAATTTCTTGTATTAATTTTCTATCTAATGCCATTTTTAATTATCCGTTTAATAATTGTTTAATTCCTCCTGCTGTCTCAACTCTAACTTTTCTGTTAATCGTTGTTTGATGTCCAGCTCTTTCAATAAGCCCATCTCTTTCTCTGATTGTATAACAATCACCTGTATCTAAATCACAAACTTGTTGTGTTCCATCACCGTTATCTGTTTGAGAAACTCTTGTTGATTTTCCAAGATAGTTGTCTAATGCTGATTTTATGTTCATAAAATTGTTTTTATTATAAATATATCATTATGTTATAAAGTGAAAACATCACTTATTATTGTTTGTACCAATATTTCACCTCCAATTGGTGAGGTAGTCCCGTATGGTCGATATTCAACTTGTAATCTGAAAGACCCTAATTTGTTAAGGGTTATTTCATTTGTATAATTTGTTGTTATCCCCCCAATCCCACTATAATTAACTATTTCATATGTGGTAGCGTTTAAAATTTTAGTACTAACGACATTTTGAGTAGTAAAAGGTTTTTCAGTAATAAAATTATATGTAATATAACCACCCGCGGGTTTTTTAATATTATAGTAACTCCACCCTTCCCCTTGTAAATTTGGGGAATCAAAAAGTTTAATTAACGATAGTTTTTGTTGAGGAAACGTTGGTAAAGTTTGACTTGTTGGCACATTCTCAACCGGTACTTGGGTTTGCCCAGGAGCGGTATACCATACCTTAAATGGAAATTGTTGTACCACAGGTTGCTCTACCCCTTTATATGCTTTTAATATAAACACAAGGTCTATTTGCGTTTTACCTTCAATTTTTGGAATACTATCAATAAAGTAAGATTCTACTTCAGTTAATGTCACATTAAATTCGTTATTTAAAACTTGTCCTCCAACACTTATTTCACTTTGTGAAATATATTTTCGACTAACTTTACCATTAACTTCTACCAACTCATAAACAGTATACCTCATGTCAGGATTAGGAGATAAAACATATCCCGTTGATTGAGGATTTATCTTGACATTTAAAGATTGGGTTTTACTCTCATTTAATTGTATCTCAGTACCAATCATAGTCAAAGGTCCGACAGTTTGAGGATTAGTATTTGATGATTGTAATTGTTCCGAAGTTGACGAATTTGTCGTTTGATTTTGAGGGTTTTGATAACCTCCCGGTGATGATGCAGATGATGCAACTATTGATGGGTCAAACGTATAGTCCCCAACACTTGTAAAGACCCCATTTGGTGTTGTAATAACAATCTTACCTTTACTAATAACCTTACCAGTTCCAATTATTGGAGTATTAAATCTTAAGGTAGTACCATTAAACACGGTAAATTCAGTAGATGGTACATTAACCCCGTTAACCTTAATTGAACTTGTTCCATTAAAATCAGTACCATTAACTTGAACTATTGTACCTGTATTTCCAGATAGTGGTGAGAATGATGTTATTATTGGTGGTGGACAAGATAGTTGTGATACAACCGCAGTAGTTGTCGGCACCCCATTACTTGAACCCTTACTTTCAACTTCATTTATCGTGTTTTTTAAATCTTCAACAATCGCCTTTGTCGCTATTTTAACACCAAGTGCCGAAGTTAAGGCACGGTCAAAAGTATTTTTTAATGTCTCATAATCCTTAATATGTGTATCATAATATGATTCAGATAAAACTTTAACCGGCCAAAAACAAGCATAATATTTAACAAGTCCAAGATTCGATATTTGTGGAATTCTTTCTCGTATTCTTGCGGACATAAATGCAATAAAATTATCTATTGTACTAAAATTTGCAATAGGTAATGATTCTTTTGTTGCAGGGGTTTGATTAAGATTAAGGCAAGAATAAGTACTTAAAAATGTCCCGTCAATTTCCCCATAATCAATATCTAATGTCACAGTTGCAAAATTATGATTCCATCCGTTAAATTTACCTATTTTACTATTACTCGCCTTTTGAAATGTTCTAACATATGAAATACAATAAATAATTGTTGCTAACTCAAGATTATTTGGCATGATTCTTTTAAGTGCCTCAGCAAATTGTGATTCAGTTATCCCTGTAAGAACCGCGTTAGTTGATTGAAACTTTTTATTAAGATAAATCGGTAATACTTTACTTTCACATTGATTAGTAGTTCCTTTAGTACTATTCGCCGATTGTACGATATTATTTGATTTAGTACTTTCAGTTGAAGCGCTTAAAACATTAATTGTATCTTTCTTAATTTTAAGAAGTTCCTCAACTTTGGTTAGTAAATTTTGATTAATACTTTGAATAAAATTATCAATTGCTGGTAAATCATAAACCCCTTGTCTAACTCCTTGAAATGTTGTTTGGAATTGACCCGGTTGAATAGAATGTTCAACTTGTTGTATCATATATGGGCCATTAAACATTGGTACATGTCTTAAATTAAAATACATGGTCGGTTGTAATAACGCATTACCTAAACAAACGACCGAACATTTATAACTTCTTTGTTTGTATAAATTATATAAACTGGCATTTTGAGTTGCAACATTTTTACCTGACGCTTGGTCAACCATATTTAATTGAGTTGCAATTGTTTCTGATGTTGCAACCCCATTATCTTGTGACACACTAAAAGAATAAAAAACATTTTGATTTCTAATTCCAATATCAACACTAAACCCTACGCATTTATTTGAAACACCCCAATCTTTTTTACCAACTTGGTTTTCAATTAAAGGGTTTTCAGATGCCCTACCCATATCAAACGCATCATCTCGGAATCTAAAATTACCTTTTGGTAAATTTAAATATTGTGATGGTTTACCAACATAGAAACAAACCATTTTTGAACTTGATTTTCTATAATCAACATCTAAAAATGTACCCCATAAGTTATTAGCAAATTCCAACGAACCTTCCGCTCTATTCGGAATTGTGGTACCATCTACATCTTGAACATTGTAAAAATTAATATATGCAGGTAAATTCATTACCGTAAAATTATTTTTAATTAATAATCCACTAATAAAAGTATAAACACTCATTGACTCATTTATTGATTTTTGACTGAACATATTTCTCATTTCAAAAATATCTAATAAGATAGTATCACCAATATTTCTTGACGCCCTATCTAAAAATAAAATATCTTCAAATAATGTCTTACTTTTATAATCTCCACCAGCAATCCATTTATCGTTTAACGCTTTGAAAACTTCATAATTTTCAACCTTACTCTGTTGACTGTCAATAGCACTTTGAATTGTTTTTTCCGGTAATTGTTCTTGGTCAGGTAAATTTTTTCTAACCCCTTCCAGTACAAGATTTAAAAAATTATCTTGTAAAACACTTTCATTTGTAAGGTATTGGTTAATTTGTGCTTGAAATTGTGCAACAGTGATATTTGGGTTTTTTAATTTTTGAGTGGCATACATTTTAATAATTGGTGCCAATAAAACAACATTATCAACAGTAAATTGAATATTATTATCAATGAAAAAATCAGTGATGTATGAACCGGTACTGCTGTATACAACATTATTTATAGTTGAAAACCCCACTTCAGTTTCAAGAGTAATCCAAGCGTTTGGATTTAACAATTGAGACTGACTAAGACTTAATGAACTTGTTTTTGTTGGTAAAGTATTTTTTACATACGGTTGAAACTTAATTGGGTCAATGACTTTTTGAACATTATTATGGGACAAATAAGAATCGAAAATTCTTCTATTATAATTTGACGGATTACCGTATCTAAATAAGATATCATAATTCATAAAATCTTTAATACCTGTTTGAAAAACATTATATTGGTTTCCAATTGTATTAGAAAAATAATTGAGGTCTGAAACCTCTTTTCCTTGAATTGGGACTGTCATTAAATTTCTAAATAATGACTGAAAATTTCTAAAATTATCATTAGTATCGACAGGTGAAGTATCAAATTGGGATACTTGCGCGTTTGTCGCACTATTTGTAATAGGTTTACTAAAGTTTAAAAATTCTTGTTCAAATAAATCTAATATTTTTTTCTCAAAAACTGAAAATATCTCCTCAATTTCTGTATAATTATCACCGTTCAAAAAATATAATGGTGATTGTGTCTCCCCGCTATTAATTCGAGTAATATAAGAATCCGGTTGTGGATACGTAATTTGATTACTATCAAAATAACCATAGTTTGGTGCCGACCATAAAGTCCTAACAGAACCATTATAAACACTTGGGTTTGATGTTAAATTAACCTTAGTATTATTTCCCGTGGTTAAATTATCAACACAGGCAATTTTTGACTGATTTAGAGGATTACCAAATGAAGGTACAACATAGTAATCTGTACCTTTAGTATTACTTACCGGGTTACAATTAACATCAGGATAATAATTACTACTACTAAGTAATACAGAATATGTAATAACATTTAATGTTTTACCATTTTGATTTGCGGATATAATATTTGAATCTGAGAAATTATACAATTTCATACCACCTTTAACACTATTTTCAATCTCAAGATTAGTATATTCATCATATAATTCAAACCCATTATAAAACACATTAAAATCATTAATTACTTTAGGATAAAACCCTACATTCATTTTAGCAGTTGTTGGGGTTTCTTCTTGTAGTGTAATTGAAATTGGTGATTCATTATAATTAAATTGGTATGTTTGAGTATTTGAACTTAGTATAGGACTATAATTTGTTGTGTAGTCGAAATTAGTCCAAGCACTTGATAAAATATCAACATTAGATTCTTTGTATTTTTTATAACGATGCCATATAGACCCATACTTTAATATCCAAGCATATGGTAGTTTATGTATTGCTCCAAATTTTTTGAAACAAGATGAAATATAATCTAACTCATCAGGAACGGTATTAGTGTTGGTCTTATACCGTTCTCTTAAAGTCGCCAAAGGCAATGAATTTAAAAAGAGATACGCGGATTGTACATAAGGATAAGGGTCACTTGTTCTATTATTTTGAACACCATTCATAATTGAATTAACAAAATATGGAGTATTCAACATAGAAGTTGTCGTTTTAAACGGTAATACATCTGTTGGAGTCGTAGCGTCATAATATCCTTCAGTTGCAACGAAATTTTTAGGTTCTCTTTCTAAATAAAAATCTTTTAAACCATATGGATTTAATAAATTAAATTGTAATGCGACTAATGATGGATTTTGGTTTTGATAAAATGAAAAATTAGTAACCGGTCTATTTGTTGTAAAATTATATACATCATTAAAATTTGATATGATTTTTCTTGGTTCAAATATCTTTAAAGTTTTTTTAGTATTATACACTTCATTACCAACTGACTTTTTACTTGAACTTAGGTTATTTAAACACCAAGTGGGGTTAGTGTATGGTAAGGTATCTACAATCAAAGGTTCGTTTGATGCATTTTTTAATAATACATCTAAAGCAAATGATTTAGTACTAACTTGTGGTATTTTACCAATATCAGATGTAGATAAAATACTATAAGAATTATTAACTAAATTTTTAATATATGGTGTAACAAAGAAATCACGAATATAATCTTGGTAAGCTCGACCGGTACCGTCATTTGATATGGTACTTAAAAATTGCGGATATGAATTTGCCTTTAAATTATAATTTTTAAGTTTTAATGTTAGATATGGTGAACTTATACCAAGTCCTTTAACAATGTTGTTAACTTCCGATTCAACATTTAACTTAATTAATTCATCAATTTGATTAGAATTTGCTCTAATTAATCCGGAATAATGTGATGTTAAAAATTGTCGTTCCCAAATTTCATAAAAGAATTTAACCTCTTCTTTATTGACATATGGTAATCCCGCAGATGGAAACTCAATTGCATTTATATTAATTCGATTAGTATCTCTTTCATTATCTAATGGTGGCGGGGCAATCGGAATTGTAAATTTTTGAGTTAGTCCCTTCATATACTCTTCGACAAATTCAACTTCAGGCCATTTATCAAAAAGATAACCTTGTGTTAAGTTAACAACTGTTGGGTCAGCAATATATTTTAATTGAAATCTTCCTTTTTTATCTTCGGGTGTTTCAACAAAAAATAATGGCCATGGATATACCGGTTCTTCCGAATTCGATAAACCTTGATTAGATTCTTTGGCACTAACAGATATTGGGACTTTCTGTCTCGTCTCAGAACTTTGAGCAGAAGACGGATTATCCATAATGGCTTGTTTTCTAACAGGGTCATATTTTACATTCCAAGCATTAGTATGAACATCATCTAATAATCTAATAAACGCCTCTGCAGATGCCATAACAACTGCAATCATATTTCTAACTGTTGGTTTAAATCCAAGACCACTGTCAGTGTCTTCAATTTTTCTTAACAATTCCGCAGAAATTGATGATTCATATTCTGATAATTTTTTATTTGCATCAGTCTCTAATAAAGATATCTGACCATCAAATCTATTCGTCCCTTCAAAGATAAAAAAACTTGGTGCCAATACTTCTGATTTTGAAATTACAGGAAGTTTTGTTTGATATAATTGTTCTTTAAAAGCATTTATGTCATCTTCTGTCGGTAATACTTTACCTGTTTGTAACCTTACTGTTTCTTTCCAATTGATAGCACCATCAACTGGTGGGTCAATTTTAAGAGTGTTAAATTTAATAGGATTTGGAATTGGGGATTCCCCATTTTTACCTAAAGTTTCATTTTCAGATAAAGCTTTGTTAAATTTATCAACATAACTTTCCAATAATTTACCGGCAGTTTCTTTTTCCCCCAAGGTTAATTTTTTATAAACATAAACTTTTTCATTTGTATTATTTAACACAATTGGTTTTGGGTCAATATAGGTATTAAACCATGAAATGTTTGTTCCCCTAATCGCAGAAAAATATTGTTTTAATATTTCTTTATAATTACGAATATTAGTAAGAGGCATAACCTTCGCTTTAGGAAATTTATCCATAATACGATTCTCAAATGTACTCAACTTAGTCATCAATTGGAATAATGTTAATTCCGGTAAATCAGCCGGAATTAATCCTTTTGCCTTATATTCACTATAAACCTCAACAATTTTTTGATAACCCTTTTCCGAAACTATTTGAGTAACAACAGAGTTATCACTTTGAGAATTATTCTGTGAAATAACTCCTTGAGCCTTTGATTGTGATTCTGCCGTCTTATTAGATTCCTGTGTTCCTGTAGGAGATGTCGAAATATTAAATGTTTGACCATACATGTGTGGTACTGCCATTAAATGTCCCATTGATATTTCATTTAAGACATTAAACTTGTATCCTTTAAATTGTAAATCCACTTGATAGTTACCACTAAATGTATTAAATGTTGCATGAAATTTTTCCAAATTTAATTGATATCTAATTGCCTGTCCATAATACCCTTTTAATGTTAAATAAAAGGGTGGGTAAGGAAGATTAAAAAAAGCGGCATAAGGCGAATTATTACCCAACGAAAACAATGCTTTACCTTGAACATCCTCCAACCTCATACTAACTGAAGGTACAAAAGACGAATTAGTTGTTATATTAATTGATGTAATCCCAAGTAATCCATTATCAAACACATTTGTTAAATTGGCCGGAGAACTGATTGAATATGCCTGATTACCGTCATTAGTCGGAACTGTCTTTTCCATCATTTGATTATCACCATTAAACTTAGTTGAATTATTACCTGTCAATTCATCGTAATACCCAACCCCTAAAAAACTATCTTTGGTTGGTTTTAAAAAATTCATCTTGGCAACTGATATAGTTCTAATTCTATCTTCAGGACTTGCACCAACTGCAAGTTTAGTTCTTGGAAGAACTTCCGCCTCCAAATTTGCAAACATTACTAAACTCTCATGGTCTATTAATCTTTCTTGTATTTTCCCTTGTGAATCTATTGTTTTATTAGGGTCAACTACAATAATGTTATTGTAATCAAACTCAACTAATATATCTCCGCTGTTGTCCGCTCTTAAGTTACCTGCCATAATAATAAAAATGATTTTCTAATGCCCCCTTATAGTCCTGTAATGAAGGTAGTAAAGGAAAAGGAATTATCAATATACTACCATCCGGTATAGTATTCTCTAAACCACCATATTGAGGATTAGCTTGGAGAACTAACCATCCGAAATAAGGTGAGTTATAATAATCCTGAGATACTTTATCCAATCTACTTCTACCAACTTTATATATAAATGCCTTATCGGTTGGTTTTTGAGGTAATTGCACGTAAGGTACAACGGTTTGTTCACCGTTAATTAAAAATTCACTATATCTGTTCCAATATTGAAATGCCATTAATTAAGTTTTATTTTTGATATGTATGCTCCCGCAGAAACTCCGTCTTCAGAATTCCATTTATTATTGTCGGTATTTCTATTTGTTGTGTCTGATAATGTTGAAATCATAGTTTTTTGCGATTTTTTAATATCATCACTTCCATTTGTTTCTGTTGAATAATTAAAAACTCTATCTTTTTTATCAAATGGAGTGTAAATTATATAATTTTTCAATTTGTTTTTTTCAACATAATTAATAAACTCTTTAGTAATATTATTTTCACTAACGAATAAAGGTCTAGTTTGAGTCACCCAATAGTTATCGAATTTAGATTCTACATCATCAAAACCACCTTTTAATAAATCACTATTATTAATTATATTACCAATCATAGCGGTTTTAAATGTTTCATATTTTTTAATATCCACAACATCATCAGACATTATCATATAAACTCTTCTGAAGATTTTATTTTCAAATTGGGTGTTTTTACTAAAAGGAAAAAATACTTCTTCGACTGTCGGACCTTTCATACTTTTTCCTTTATCATTTGTTTCAAATACTAAAACACCTTTATATGTTAAACCATCAGAAGGATTAACAAATTCCGATTCACTCCATATAAGTCCATTAAATTCTTTAATACCGTCATATATTTTTCGAATGTCATTAGCCAACTCAATTAATGTATTTGACGCTCCATTTGAGGTTGGGCTGACATTAGTTGTTCCACTTGTTACATAAATTTTAACCGGCCCTGATTTTACTTGATATCCGTCAGTACCACTAACATAGGTCATTGCACCATCGAATATTGTAATGTTAGCTCTTCCTATTGTTTGGATATAATTTTGTTCCGTTGTTGTAATATCTTGAGTTATTTTTGTAATTGCGTTCTGATATGACGCTCTTTTATTTTTAATTAAATTTTTATAATTTTCTTTTAATTGACGAATCACTTTTGGTGAAAAATTACAAGTATCGGATGACATGAATTTAATAAATCCTTCATCCCCACTTTGAATATTTGTTTGTAATTCCGCAAAAATATCATCGAATCTTTTTTCAACATTATTTGGTTTGCCAAATAAAACTGATTTCTCAGTACTAACACCAAAATTACCTTGAGTGTATGAACGTTCTACCATCCATTGTTGTCTCACAGCATTATTATATTGATTAACACTTTCTTTTGTTTTATTTACAACTGTTTGAAAATACGTCTGAGTTTCATTCATAAATTTAACCATAAAATCAGAATAACTAATAGTACCTGTTTCACTGGTTTCCGTTACAACATTTGTAACTGTCACACCTATAGTACTATTATTACTTTGTCCATTCTCAACCGCCGCTTGATTAATTGCCGGTGCTTGAGGAGGTGATGTCATCGCTAAAAATTCTTTATCTAAAACTTTTAAGAAATCTTCTTGAGCCGTCACATCTGCTCTGTCATCCCAAATTTCAGTATTGGCATAATAGTTGAATGTTAATGCGTTTTGTAACTTATCAATAGATTCTTTTAACCCACTCCCACCAACAAATTTAAATGATAAAGTTACATTTGCTATCATTGGTTGAATACCAATCCCTTCAGGGTTAATATCTAACGATTCATAAGCAAGACTTAAACCCTCAGGTATAATTTTAGTGTTATAAAAATCCCCGATTCGTAACACTAATACCGGTGGCGAACCAAATGAGGTATTAGTTGCGTTATTATATTGTAATTGTTGTTTACCCGCAATATCTTTAACCGTTGGGATTGTGTCTCCCGGTCTCATACATTGTTGTAAGAATGTTAAACGAGAGTTTAACCCTTCAGGTGTTGTCGAATGGAATGCAGGTTGAAAGAATTTTAACTTGTCTCTAAGATTATCATAAACCATAGGTGTTTCAGCCTTGATAGTTTCAAAGTAGTCACATTCAGATAATAACGCTCTTAAAACTCGTTTAGTAATATTATCCCTTGGTTTCCACTCTTGAGTAATAACTTCTTCTTTAACCGTTGAGGTAATTGTGTTCTCGGTTACTTTTGTAACATATTTAGGTGGTGGTGGGGTGTCCGGAGATGTTAAAGTTGAAACAATATTTGAAATATATGACCTTCTACATGCCATTGCACCATATGTGAAAATATCTTTACTACCAACTTGAACTTGTAATTCCGTATCACCTCCAATCACATTATTATCTTTATCAGTACAATTAATTGTTTTACCAGGACTTAACCCATCAACAGTATATGGACTTATGTTAGATGTCATTGGTTGTGTGTTTACTGTTTCTCCACTAGCAACCCCCGGTTTAATTATTAATCTTTTAGGAGAACTTGTTATAAATTTTTTAAGTGATTCGTTTTCATTAAAAAATTTAATTGTTGACTCTATTCTTCTAGCAGATAATTGCTCGTTGTATTCAATACTTGCCGGTGCAGAACAACTTGAGTCAACACTAATAGTAACAGTACCTGTGGTATTTTGGGTTAATTGTTTGGCCAAATCAGTTACAAATTGTTTCATCACTTCATAATTTGGTGTCACAACCGTTGAAAACACTTGGCTTGTTTGTGCTGAATTTGGTTGAGTTTTGTAATAATTCTTATTTTGTTCACTAGTATATCTATCATATTCAACAGTATAATTTGGAACCGGTTGATTCTTTTTTGGATAATCATTCCCAAAATAAAACCCTAAATTTTTATATTTGTTAAAATAGTCTTTAGAATTTCCCCCTCCCCCTGATTGAGAGGTGTCATTTGGGACTTTTACCGTTTCTTTAATATATTGTGTTTGCTCCTTTGTAGTTTCTTTTGATGATATAGCTTCTTGTAATTGATACAAATCATTTGGATTAACCGTATAATATTTTTTAGCTAATTCATATAAATCATATTTTCTACATCCAGCAAAGAATGATTCTAAAATACTATCAATTCTAACTTTATTAGTTTCATTACCCAATATTTTATCCACAACAACATTTAATGCGGATGGATGGTCAACAACTATTTTCCACGTTAAATTACCCGAACGAGATGTACTTTTATATGTATAGATAGGTTCCGGTCTACCAAGGAATTCAGTTGGGTTCCAATTTGCTTGGGTTTGTTCTGTAAAAGTTAGACCATATGGTGCAAACCACATAACTCTTCCTCCATTAGGCCCTCTTTCACATATTGGTAAATCCGCAACTGAAAAACCAGGAGTACTTGATGTTCTCCATGCTAGATTTTCTAATGAAAACATATACTTTTTAGCGTATCCATTATTCATCCCACCAATAAGGTTTGTCGAATCTTGTCCCCCTTCTTGTTTGTTTGGTGCGATATTAAGGTTATAGGTATTATCAAACACAGAATCTGAAAATCGTCTTCCTGATGTTGTTATACCATCTGTTTTTTGTAAATCATTATATTGTAGGTACGGTAAATCTTTTGCAAAAATACGGCAATATTCAGTTCCAACTTCTTGTCCAACAGCTCCAACGTATCGGTATACTTTAGAACCTTTAGTTATTTCTTTATAACCATCATGGAAAACTTTACTAACTTGGTCTATCGCATTACCTACATGTTGTAATCTTCTTCCTCCTTGAGGTTGACTATTAATTAATCTCTGAGTATCATCTAAGATAGAACCCCCTTTAAAAGTTCTATTTGTTGATTCCGTTGTATTAAATGATGATGGTTTAAAATCTTCATCTTCATTAGTAATTACTCCGCCTAAACCAACTTTTTTACCAGCATTGTCTTTATATTTTGGGGAAGTCCAAGTGAATCCACCCTCAATACCACCTCCATTTGAATATGTTGGCCCGTTAGCACCTAATCGAATATCTTTGCTTGGTCCCTCATAAAGTTGTGATAACTCTTGAGGTCCATATACCGGTGATTGTTGTTCTTTACCAAATTGGTCAACAGGTAAATCACCACCAGGTGAGAATACTCTTGAAGGGTCAGAATTTCTTGACCCAACATAAAAATCGCTATTATTTGATAATGTTCCGGTTAAGGCGCCAGCAACTCTATCGAACACACCTCTATCATAATTTGGTTTGTATCTATTATAATCAATGTTTTTAAACAAACGTGATTTTTGACCAGCACCTGTATTATTATAAAAAATTTGTGACCCGGTTTGTCCGGCACCCAATAATTGATTAAAAAAGTTTCCAACTGTTGTTCCAGCAATTGCGTTTGTAACTTGTTGAATTGTTGTAGGTTGTCCCGGATTAATCTTTGGGTCAAAATAGGACCCCGGAATTAAACTCACGGGTAAAATACTACCACCTAAACGAAGTGCAAAATCAGCAGCGGCCGTTATTGGATTTGACGGAACTGAAATTTGCCAATTTGGTTCTAATATTGGAACTTGTCCTGATAAAATATTAACCAAGTCCGTTCCACTAGTTACATTTAAAATATTAGCTCTTCCTATTGTTTCTAACCTTATTCGAGCAGCAATTCTTTCTTGAAACTCGTTTCTAAGTGTTTGAGCACCTAAACGAGCAATATATGAATCTTGACTCATAGAACCATTACTACCATTAGGATTGTTAGATAATAATATTGATAATGGTGAATAAGTCGACACAACAATTGAACCAGGATATGGTTGTCCATTACCTTGTCTATCTTGGTCAGGTCTAACCGTTTCTAAACTTGAGAATGATTCTGCTGAGTCAAACACATTTAATCCGTCAGCATAGGCATTTAAAGGTCTCCATAACCTAACTGCATCGTAACCTTCATCAACAATATGAGCATCTTGTTGTCCCGGTCCATATGACCCTTGATTTGAAACTGAATTAGTTAATCTATTTGGGTCTGGAACTTGCTCATACCCACCCTCATTACCATATCTATTTAAAGGGTATAGTTGATTGGCTAATGAAGGAACATCAATAAGTTGGTCAGGACTATCAATAACTGATAAATCTGATTGAATATGCTCATACGGAACTTGAACAGAAGGTCTGTTTGGAGATTTAGTATAAGGAACTAAATTTCTTGTTATTAATTTCTTTCTGAAACCATCCGAATTTACGTAATCTAATGGACTGTTTGACATCTATGACTTTTTATTTATAAATAGATTAAGGATGAGTTTTTATATTAAAACTTAAGCGGAATAAGTTTTTGAAATAGGTTCTCTATTAGAGTCGGTTGGAGATGCTACTCTGGCAATATAATCTTTAAATGAATTACTATTAAACGCGGTATCAAAAGATTGTTTTAATTGCTCAGTTGAAATCCCTAAAGGTGCCGTAACATTAATTTCAAGTTTTCCTCCTATATCTATTTTTGAATTTGTTGTTTGAGATGCAACATTGTTTTGGTTATTCTGTAACATTTCAACCTTATTTCCAACAGATGAGGTTAATGGAGACACAGAAGTTGACACCTTACCTCCATAAGATTCAACAACTTTATCGACAGTGCTTTTTGCTGTACTATCAATCACATTTTGATTTGTTAACTTTTTAGAGATGTTTTCACCAATTCCTTTGAAAATTTCCGTGAAATTTTTTTGTGAGACATCCAAAGTATCACCAAATCTATTTAACCCATTTGCAAGAACATCAGTAAGTGGTTTATTACCTTCTTTAAAATCTGTTACAACACCACCTAACGCTGTTAAAAATCCTTCACTTACATCTCTAAAATCTTTAGTTTTAATTGCGCCCGAGGTTTCACCAAGAACTGTTTTAGTAACTCTTTGAACTCCTGCAATACCTTGTCGAATTTGTTTTGGACTTGTTATCCCTTGTACTACAGACTCTCTAATTGCAGCAACATTTGATAATATTGTTTTATCAATTGTTAATTGAGACATGGTCATTTCCTCAAGAGTTTTAGGACCTGTTTTTTGTTGTTCAAGTAATTTATTAAATTCATCTTGTTTTAAGTCAGATAATTCTTTTTTAGTTCCATCTTCAAGAGTTACTTTATATGTCCCACCTTCCATATTTGCAATATTAGAAAGATATTGTTTGTCTTCCTCATTTATAAATGTTAATCCCGCTAAATTAACTGCGGATAATCTTTGGTCCATTTCAGCAGCAGCAAGACCCATTTTACTCATCTCCGCAGCGCTAACACCTGTTTGTTTTTCCATCTCTCTAAGTGTTAGAACACCCTGAGGATTAATTTTAAAAGTCTTAGTTTTATCATCAAAATAAGTAAATTGTTTTGCAACATCGGCCAAACTATTTTGTAATCCTGAAGGGTCATTAATCGATTGATTCATTAATTGGAATGGGTCTGCCAAATCTCCGGCAGAAACACCTAATCTTTGAAACGCTGCCGCAACCTCAACAGCTCTTTCAGGGTCTAAAACATCATTAGCCAATTTAAATGTTTCGTTCATGTTAAATCGTAACATAGATGCTTGTGCCGCCATTTTTGTTAACCCCTGAACACCACCTTCAAATTGGTATCGATTCATCTGGTCCATGTTAGTAGTAACATCTTTCATTACCGCTTTGGTATTTCCACCAATACTTCTGATATAATTAATTGAAGATTCTAATTGTGTTCCAATTTGACCAACCCCAACTCCAATGTCTAAGAAAGCATTACTTAAAGTTTCCGCACTTCCATCAATAAGTTGTGTGGCAGCATAAAGTTTTTCAACATCTTCTGTATTTGCAATAACATTTCGTCTTGAAGCTTCAGCAATTCCACTAATTGATTCCTGAACATCTTTAACCGAACCACCTAAACGAGTAACTCTCGGTATTGCATCTGACACCGCACCCATCATTTCAGATAATCTTTCCTGGCCTTGACCAAAAGTTCTGTTAATTTCAACTGAAGTGTTGTATGCGTCCTGAATAGCCCTAGATAATGTTGTCCAATCTATCGTGGCTTCTTTTGCCAATTTCTGAGCAAAACTTAAATCCGGAGTAGTATCGCCTGTTGCCATAATTTAAATAGTATTTTAATATAAATACAAAAGGACTGAGTTTTCAGTCCTTTGTGTTATCTTCTAACCACTTATCTAATAAATATTTTCTAACGAATAGTGGCATTCCTTGAAAATCTTGATAGGTTATGTTCATTAATTTGTTCAAATAGTAGAATTCGTCTATTTGTCCTTTTCTATAATCAGAAGAAAGGACGAAAAAACTCTACCCCAAATCCGACATTAACTGTCATCTTTTCTCCTGATGGGGTGATTAAAACTCTACTTAAATCTAATCTTGGTTCATTTTCATTCATAAATTTTCTTATGAATTTTGAATCCATGATTGGCATTTGTTCAACAAACTTGGCAATCTCTGATTTATCGGTACTTCCGTTCACCTCTACAATTTCTTTTTGAAGTCTCCAAGTAATTTTTGGAACTACTCTACCAACAGGGTAAGAATCTTCTAATTTACTTATCTCTAAAATTTCACCATAACTCAAAGGTTTTAATTTAATAGTCGCCTGTGATTTTGGTAAATTAGTTATAAAGGTACCATCTTCATTAGGTGTCTGTCCATTAATAACTGATAATGTATCAAGTGTTACTGTCGCTTGAAATGGTTTTCGTGTTGATGGGTCAACTAAATTTAAATTAATTTCAGGACCAAATCCTGTATTTCTCAAAAATATTAGAACTGCCTCAACGTCTCCCTCTAACATATCCTCAACCTTAAGGTCCGGTTCATAGATTTTACTTCTTAATAGTGTTGTGGTCATATCATTACCACCAGCCATTAAAATGTTTTCATCATTTGCCGTTAGATAACCTACCTTGATAGATTTCTTTTTATTTTTGTAAAACACTCCTCCCGATGGTAGTGGTACTACATCATGTGGTAACGTAAAGTTTTGTTGTCCGTATTCGATTGCCTGATTTTCCATATAAAAAAATAACCGTAAAGTTTATGTCTTTACGGTTAAATATAATTAGTATTGATTTTTTATCAACACATATGTTTTTATTAGTATTAAAAAATCAATAAACTAATACACATCTATCCATTCTTAACGATACACTAATATCTGCAAGAGCGTCAGTACTATACGCCAATGAACCAAAGTCAACACTAGTTAAGAATGTACCATACAAAATCCATTTCTCAACAACAACTCCTGTTGGGTCTAACATCTCAAGGTCAATATCTTTCTTATAACCCGCAGCATATCCCATACGACCTGTAACAGATTCAGCATGTAAACGAACCCACTCCATAAGAGCTTGTGATGCAGATGGACCAATTGGGTCTCTAAATTTAACAGGTATCTCATCCCAATTAAATCTACCCGCAACATACGTTGAGGTATTTAGAAATTGAATTTCTGTAGGTTGAATTTTAATTTTAGGTCTTGCAGCACTTTCTACAAACCATTCGTTAATCCCTAAGCTTGATGGAAACCTTAGTATGAATCGATTCTGTCTTTTCGGTTCGTAAGGAATCGGCATTTTCATCAATAAATCAGCCATATTATTTTAAATTAGTTTTTCTTTGTTTATTATCATAAATATATCCTTTTGGAAAATATTTTTATTGACTTTCTGAATTTAATTTATTATCATTATAATCCAGACTAGTTTATTTAATTCTAGTTAATTTAACTAGTTTTTAATTAATTATTTAATACTAGTTCTTTATAACTAGTTAATATTCTTTTTTTATTCCTCCTGCTGTTGAATAAGTTTTAACAATATTGCCAGGCTTATCTTTGAAGTGTTTTTTCATAACTTCTACATTTCGTATATCGTCGTCAGAAAAACCAATTGTTGGTTTTGTTGGAACAAAATTATTACTCACATCTTTTTTTAGGAACGCTTTTTTGTCTAAATTAGACGACATTTCTTTAATGTAATCCACAAATTTATCCATAGCACGAACTTTAGCTTCTTCAGGATTTGCCGCACCCTCCTCATCATTGTAAGATACAGGATGGAATTTACACATATCCAAGTAAGCTTTGATTAATTCGTCATCACCCATTTCATCATCACCGGAAATACTTCTATATTTTTTAAGATTCTTAATCAACTCTTCTTTGTCTATCCCGTTGAATCCTTCTATGATATAATTGTATACGGCTTGTTTTAACGTATTAGGATTGTGTCCACGAGCGGTTATGATAGAAAAGATAGAACCTTCGTTAATAGCCTCTCTAAAGTCGTCAAATGCCGGTCCAATCTTGGCTCTCATTGCATCAATTAAAAAGTTTTTATCTCCGGGTGTTTGAAAATTTTTAAAAGGTTCGTTTCCATATCCTACAACAGTCTCACCATTATATTCAAAAGGTTCTTTACCTAATTGATGTCTGTATTCAGCAAAATCATCAGTACTCATCCCAATTTCGTCACCGTCCTCAGTTTTAACCATAATCTTGGTTGGCATATGAACAATATTATCGTCCCAATCGAATGCGTAATATTTCATATCAGGAGTACCCTGTTCACTAATTCCTTCTTTTAATGTATTTTTTTTCATAATTGGCTAAAAAGTGGGGACGAATCCCCACTTATGGTTTTTATTAAATATTCTCGAACGAAGCTCCTGTTGGAGTAATGAAGAATTCAATATCGATGAACTCTAATGCTTTCGTCGGTTTTAAGTAAATTTTACCTGTTAAAGTATTTCTATCTAAATCCTCAGGTGAAGATGAAACAGTTACACGGAAATCGTATAAACCTCTATCTCTTCTAATTGAGTCTAAGATTGGGTTAACACTATCTAAGAATTGTTGTCTAACAATTTGGTCGTTTTGTTCAAACAATAATCTTACAGCCACCGCTGAAATCAACTTACGAGCTTGAAGTAATAATCTTCTTACATTCAATCTATTAAGTGCCGTATCGGCAATTTGTAATGTTTTATTACCCCAAATTACTGTACCAACATCAGAGAAAGTTGCGATAGGGTTAATTCTACCTTGGTACAATGTATCTCTATCTTCTTGAGTTAATTTAACTCTCGCCTTAACTGAGTTTACAAGACCTCTAGTATAACCCGCAGATGCGAACCATGGGAAAGCGATGTTATCAGTTAACGCTAAGTTTCTACAAACCTCACCTGTTGCCGGTAAATAAATTTGTGTATTATTTACAGTATCTCTTGTTAAAACCCAAGGATAATAAGTTGCGGTATAGTTAGAGTCAATTCCGGTATTATCTAAATTATCTACTGATTCTTGAGGATAAATAATATCCTGTGGATTAGTTGAGTCCGGAGTATACATATTGTAATCCGGAGTTGTTGCAATATAAACTGAATCCGCTCTTTGGTATTGAATCATGTCAATAGTTTCTTCAACTAAGTTAGAGTTATTGATGTAGTCAATACTTGATGTTGCAAATACATTAATGTTTGTAGCTTCAGGGTTTCTAAATGTTAGAATACCCAGTAAGTAAGCATAATAGTCGGTATTAGCAAAATCTTGAGTGTTATCAGCAACAGTAATTCTTTTAAATAAACCACTTCCGGTTGCGTTAGGGTATCGAGTTGAAGATGATGCTCCCGCTAAAAATCCTGATTGACCTAATTGGAATCTATCTTGATTTGTTCTAAATTCTCTATAGATGTCCCAACCGTCGAATCCACCAGCAAAACATACAGTATATTTTCTTGAGTAGATGAAATAGTATGGATTTTCTTGAGTTTCAGGGTCTGTTCTAAATTCTGCAGTACCACATTCAAATGCAGTTTGACCACTAGTTAATGAACTATTTGAAATTGTGACTACGGTTGCACCGGAATCCATGTGGAAACCTTTACTTACATAATTCCAAGACGCCCCTTCAATTGGTTGTGGGGCAATAACCCAAGATTCTGGGGTTTGTTTACCTTTGTAAGATAAAAATGATTCGTCAATACCATATTGAGTTGAGAAACCTAAATAAGTTCTTCTAACAATATCACCCGGAGATTCTACTGTGTTTGGACCACCGGTTGGTGTACCGAATGGTGGATTAGCAATGGTTTCACCAGGGAAAAAATATTTTGTTTTAAATTTAGGGGTCGGTGATGGATTTAAAACTGAATCGTATTCTCTTTGAGTATATCCTTCAAACCCACAAGGAATTGCATCAATTGGGGCCTCATCCGCCATTTCAATCATTACGTATTTTGAAAGTAACGCGTATTCTCCGTTAGTGGAACCAAGTTTCTTAGCAACAAAGTTGTTAGAATTAGGGTCCATATTACAGTTAGTAAATTTTTCAATAACAACTGGGTTTGAATCAGTGTCAAAGAAATTTCTAACTAACACATCAAATGTCATATTATTAAATGATAGGTTAGCAATTGAAACTTTAACTTCAGTATTTGCAGCATCTCCATCTGAGATTGAAACAAATTTAAATAATTTGTAAACTTTATTACCTCTTAATTCTGACACCAAATAAGGTGTACTTGGTGATTGATATTGACCTACATTATACGCTATTGATGACGGATTTTCACTTTTAGCATCCGGTAATGCAACTAATTCAGGATTAATACCTTTTATATATCCTTGATTATAAGCGTATGCCAATGAACCAGGGTAAATCTCTTCAACAAATAAAGGAACCTCATTTCTTGATTTTCCAAAATTATCAACACCTAATACTTTAGTAATAAATTTTGAAGAAGCAGCAGATAAGTTAGTTTCAAATGTAAAATTATCCCCATCTTTAGTGACACCTGATAAACCAAATGAGGCATAAGGGTTTTTATCAATATCTGCGTATTGGTCAGTAGATAATAATGTAACATTAGTTAAACCACTTACCTCATAAATTGGTCCATGATTATCACTAGTTGAACTATTAGTATATAATGAAATACCTCTTGAACGAAGAGTTGCAACAACCATGTCATTGTATTCAGTATAAGCCGTTCCGGTAAAACTGTAATAATCTCCCGATATAGTTCCCGAAAAACTATCGGTTAATCCGGTAGTGATGGAATCAAACGCATAGTTAAATGAATAACCTGAATAAGAGTTACCCGCATAATTATTAAAATTCGCATAGTACCATGAATCATTTTGACCGGCAGATAAATCATTATTTGTTAAATTAAGAGAGTCAACACCATATGAATTCACAACAGTACCATATTGACCTATTAAAACATAATAATCACTTTCAGGGATTGAACCGTAAGCGATTGCCGTTGTTGCAGACAATGTAGGATTACCAACTAATGTTATTATAGTATTTGTAATGTCGTTATTATATGTTGATGTACTTCCATCTGAAAGTCTGTATTGTGTATTAAAGTTAGCCTGAACCACAGTTGGAAATGAACCACTAATAAAATTAACAGTTTCAGCACTGGTTGAACCTGTAAAAGATACAGACCAAGATGTTGCACCTGTTGGACTTTGATTTATTGTAGTAGGGTCAACATTTGCAGTAACTCTAATACTCCAAGATGGTCCTGCATCATATCCTGATAAACCTAAGATTCTTGTAACAAACAATTGGTTTGATTGTTGCAAGTAAGATTTAGCAATATATGCCGCTTCATATTTAGGGATTTGTGTGTTAACAAATTTGGTTGGTTCTGTTCCTCCGAAAAAGGCTTGGAATTCGTCATAGTTTGTTATAAATACCGGTTCAAATGCGGGACCTTTTAAAGTCTCACCAACTAAACCTAAGGTAGTAACACCTACACTTTGTGCTACGAATGATAAGTCAGTTTCTGAAGTGTATACTCCCGGTGAAACGAAAACTTTTTGATTTGCTTGTGCTGTTGCCATTATTTAATTATTCTATTGTAGATTTATTTTATAGATAAATATTCAATAGAATATCAAAAAACTTTACTTTTAAATATCTATTAGTAAAGAGTATGAATAAATTCTACCTTTTTTCTACCTATGAAACAGACAAAAGAAATCAAGAACATTAAAATAGACCCCGCCGTCCACGAGATACTCAAAAAGTACTGTGAAAAACGAGGATTAAAAATTTATAAGTTTTTAGAAAAATTAATTACAGAAACCTGTAAAGAGAAAAAAGATATATATGGTGAGGATTAAACCAATAAGTTTTCAAACTGAATTGTGGATTCCAAATTGTCATCAGTTTTAACAACATCTATTCGTAAAATATCGTTAGTTGTTATTTGAATATTTTGGACATCTGTACCAAAATAATCTCCATTAATATAGACATCGTATGTCTCAACATTAGACCAAGTACCGAAAGAAAGATTTGCGGTGTAAGATACCATATCACTTAGGGTATCATTCCCAACAACAAACAAATAATTCTCTAAAAATTCGTTAGGGTTCTTAGGGTATTTATCTCTTTTTTTGTTATTTTCGGTTCCACTTAATTCCATAAGTTGGGTTACTCTTGCAATTGCCGGTTTAACCTCAAACTCTTCTTCGTCAATCAAATAACCTAACATTGTGAAGTCATAAGATTGAACATAATACTTTCTAGAATCTAAACTCATTTGTGATTCGTCTGAAACATTATTCATAACAATTGGAACATATTGACCTTTGATAAATGTATAGGCTTGTCTTGATGAGAATTTCTGCATAATCACTTTATTCAATTGATTAAGTTCTCTCATTCTATTACAAATAATTTTTACACTGTAATTAATATCTACAGGAACCGGTTGAGGTATTGTGTAAATGTCCATACCTTGAACATTTCCATTCCAAGTCGGAACGGATGCGTAATAAAATTGTTTTCTATCCGGAATCGTATATTTCAAAGCAGGGTTGGTTCCAAATTTAACTTCGGGACTTCTAACCACTGTGATGAAGGGCGGGGATGGATTATAATCTAAATCCACAAATAAAGCAGTTTCAACATATTGAGACCAATTTTGTGATGTGATTATAATATCAACCATTGGAACTGTTTTTCCTGCGGTAATGACCTCTAAATCAGTTTTAACAAAATCTAACATTCCTCTATCCAAATCTGCATGCAACACTGATTTAGGAAGATATGTTCCATCCTCATTAATATATTCCAATAGTTGTTCCCTACGAGCTGACAAGGTCTTCTGTGGAACTAAAGGTAATGTTGGTATAACTTTTTTTGGTAATGGCATATTATTTAGTTATATATATTTTGTCTTTTAAATTTATCATTTCTACTTCACCCGCACTATAAACTGGTTCATCAGTTCCTTTATAAACAAACGAATCATATTTATATGGATTATAAGTCGCCACCACATCAGATGGTGGAATTGGCATATCCTCACACGGGTATTCACAAAAATCAATTAAATCTCCAATAACAAACGCATGGACATTTTTTTGTTTTTCAGAACGAACTCTTTCTTTTCCTCCCGGTCTAACTCTAAATTCAACATTCTCTAACTTGACGTAATCGGCATGTAAAATTATTTTATTATTATATCTAACTGAAAATGTATGTTTGTGTAAATTATAGTACGCCATAACTCGTTTACCAATAAAGTCATCTTCTTCTTTATTGATAACAATTTCATATATCCTTCTTAACTGTGATTCTTTTACTAATACTTTCATTATTCGTAATATGTTGACACCGTATTAACCGGTAAATTAAAATTATCTTCAAACCATTTTTTCATAGGTTCTTCCCAATGTTTATTAAACATACTGTCTAAATGTTCTCCATATTCACCCATAACTTCTAAAATTGGAGCTTCGTCTTTGTAGCTTCCGGGGGTATCTTCATAATAATCTACCATAAAGTAATTAAAAACTATATCACTATAATCTTCTCCCGTCCAAGTACCTCCTTTATAAAAGACTAAAGAGTCTTCATTATCAGGATACTCGTCATTATCTTCATCCCCATCTCTACCATAAACCCAATTAATTTCGTTTGAGTTTAAATAACTATCAATATACTGATAGATGGCGTTAAATAATTTACTTTCTGTTATTAATACTTTCATATTTCATCTACCTTAGCAAGGTTTTTTATCCTAAACCCAAATTTATTACTACACCAATTTAATAGAATTTTTTCCGTCTCATCATAATCTAATCCAAACATATCTGTAATAAAATTCCATACCTCACTAAGAATATATAATCGTTTTGCCTTTATATTATACATAAATTTAAACCTCCCATTTTTGGATAAATAAATTTCTCTAAATTCAGTACGATTAAATTTTTCTAAGTCACCATAGTTTTCATTTAACCAATTTTCAATAATTGAATTTAACCTACTTTCTGTTATTATGTATTTCATTATATCCCTCTAAATTCGTTTTCACTAACATATGTCGCTATGATAGTCCTGTAAAAAGGTTTGTAACCCGCGTACGAATGGCGGTTATCTGACCTAACATATCCATCATCACTCACAACATAATATCTAACTCGGTCTTCAGTTTCATAATACCCAAGATAATCTCCCAAAAATACCTCAACACCTAATTCATCAAGTGTTTTTTGATACACCGAAAATTTCATATTACCAGGTTCCTGACTCTCAAGTTTAGAACTGGCAATTAGTTTAGAGGTTGGAGCCATTACTTGAACCAAACCTTGTAATTCAACCGGTGCCATGAATTGGATTCCATCTTCGGTCACCTCACCATAAACATCATCAGTTTTAGTTTTATATCTATCAACTCTATAAAGAATAACGGTAAAGTTCATATCTCCCAATAACCATTCCTCACCCATACCTATGTCGAGAGAATAATCTTCGGCTCCGAAGAACTTACCTAATCTTGTTATTGGAACTAATTTTTGCATATTATCACTGTTTTAATCTATTATGATATGACTCAGATTCAATAGACGATGAACTAATAACAACATTAACATTAAAATAATTTTTAATTGTATTTTTAATCTCACGATTCCATTGGTCTCTATAAACATCAGTTTTTTTCATGTTGTCTCTTTTTAAAAATTCACTTCCATCAGGGACAACATATGTAACCATCATATAGTATTCATCCTTATAAGTTTCCATTGGTTTTAAATTAAAACCCATATCGGATACACCATTAGGTTTAATGACATTCATCATTTTACCTATCATTTTTTCTAATTGTGTTTGATTCATACTCATATCTTGATAAATACTTCAATATCAACTATATTTAATTAAAATATTTTTTGTATAAATGGATGTAAGTCTCGAGTCAAAAGCATTGTCCTTATTGGAAACCTATGAAGGTGGTAATAACTACCTTATTGAATTAAAACGAAAGTCACAATTAAATAGAAAGTTTTACCCAACAAGGAGTCAATCAGAATACATAATTAACAATCACGATAAACAACCCAAAGTTGCCAAGAAATGGGTAATTCTTGATACCTACTTCGCACAGAAACTTGCGGATGATAAATTGTATACTGAAATACCACAAAAGGTATGGGTTGAGAAATTATTATCGGATAAAGAAAAAGCGTATCATATTTGGGGTAGAGTATTTGAAACCGAAGAGTTCCATCATTTTTGGTTACCTAAAGCGGCAATCATTAAAGATAACACCGTTAAAAACGTTGTAATTGATTATTCAAAATACTCTAATCGTCCTCCTCTTGAACATCAAAAAGAAGCCGTCCAAAAATTAGTTGAGAATAAGAAGTTTATTCTTGCTGACGATATGGGGTTGGGTAAAGCTGAATTTGTTGAGAATAAAGTATTTACCCCATATGGTAGAAAAAGAATTGGAGATTTAGAAATTGGTGATGAAGTTATTGGTAGTGATGGTAAGAAATGTAATGTTCAAGGTGTTTATCCTCAAGGAATTAAAGATTTATATAGAGTAACATTTAACGATGGAGTTTCTGTCTTAGTCTGTAAAGAACATTTATTTTCTGTTAGGGCGCGAAGTTTTGGTCATAATACTAAAAATTCTCGTAATAAAAAAAACATTGTTTTATCTATTGGTCAAATGATTGATGAAGAATTATTTTTAGAAGTCTCAGGTGAGAAAAATAATATTAATAGAAATTATAAATTTAAAACTTATTTTAAGGAAAAAGGAGGTAATAGTAAGTGGCAAATACCTATTGTTAAACCAATTGAATTTGTTGATAATGAAATCCCGGTAAATCCTTATTTACTTGGGTTAATTTTAGGTGATGGAGGTATCAGTCAAAAAAGTATTATGTTTAGTTCCGCAGATGATGAAATCATAGAATATATTAAAGAATTATTACCTGAAAATACTCAAATAATTAAAAAGAAAAATACTAAATATGATTATTCCATTACAAAAAAAAATGGTCACAATAATCCTATCACACAAATTCTTAAAAATTTAAATTTAATGGGTTGTACTTCTCATAATAAATTTGTCCCGGATTGTTTTAAATATACCTCAATTGAAAATAGATTAGAAATTTTAAAAGGTTTAATGGATACTGATGGAACTTGTTGCCTCAATAAAAAAGGAAATTTTGAAGGGACTGAATTTTCAACTGTATCGGAAAGATTATGTGATGATGTTATTGAAATCGTACATAGTTTAGGTGGTATTGCCAAAAAAAAAAGTAGAACAACTAACTATACATACAAGGGTGAAAAAAAAGAAGGTAAAAAATCTTATAGAGTTAACATAAAATTACCATCAGGGATGAATCCATTTAAACTTAAAAGAAAATACGATTTATACAATACTCCCGAAAAATATAAGGTTGGTAGATATATTAAAGATATTAAATTTGAGGGTAATGGTGAGGCTATTTGTATTTCAGTAGATTCTCCTGATAAATTATATGTAACTGAACACGCAATTGTTACACATAACACAACTTCTACCATTATTGCCGCTTTAGAAACGGGAGCGAAGAAAATTTTAATTATTTGTCCCGCAACTCTTAAAATTAACTGGAAAAGAGAAATTGAAAATTATTCGGATAGAAGTATCTATATCTCAGAAGGAAAACAATTTAGTACCGAAGATGATTTTGTTATCGTTAATTACGATATTATGAAGAATTTTCACGACCCAAAAAAGAAAGATGATTCTTTAATCTTAATGTCAAAATTTGATTTAATTATTATTGATGAAGCTCATTATATTAACAATGCTCAAGCTCAACGAACAAAACTTATTAATGACATTACAAAAAGTGTTGATAGGTTGTGGTTATTAACTGGTACACCAATGACTTCCCGTCCAATCGATTATTTTAATTTACTTAGTTTAATTGATTCACCTGTAGCCAAGAATTGGATGGCATATGTTATTCGTTATTGTTCTGGTTTTCAATTTAAAGTTGGTCCAAGAAAAATTTGGAATGTTCAAGGGGCATCTAATCTTGAAGAATTACGAGATAGAACTGCAGGTCTTACTTTGAGAAGGTTGAAAGAAAATGTTTTAGATTTACCAGATAAAATTATTACTCCGGTTTACTTAAGATTAAAGTCTAAACTTTATGAAGAAGTAATGGGTGATTATTACAATTGGTATGAAAAGAACCCTGAAGAATCAAAATCCTTAACAGTTCAATTCACAAAACTTACTAAAATTCGTCAAATTATTGCAGATGAAAAAATTACTCAAACAATAGAAATTGCGGAAAATATTATCGAACAAGATAAAAAAGTCATAATTTTTTGTAACTTTACCGATTCATTAAATAAAATTACAGAACATTTTGGAAAAGCGGCGGTTAAACTCGATGGTTCAATGTCTAAAGTTGAGAGACAATTCAGTGTGGACCAATTCCAAGAAAATGATAAGATAAAAGTATTTGTCGGTAATATTAAAGCTGCCGGTGTTGGTATTACATTGACATCTGCTGAAGCGGTAATTTTTAATGATTTATCGTTTTTACCTTCCGACCATGCACAATCAGAAGACCGGGCATATAGATATGGACAAAAAAACAACGTATTAGTTTATTACCCAATTTTTGAAAATACAATTGAGGGAATTATCTACGACATACTTCATAATAAGAAACAAGTGATTGCAACCGTCATGGGAGATAATCAAAATACTGCTGACGCAGCTGAAGAAATTATGACAAAAATTAATAGTTTAAGAAAAAAATAATTGAATAATTTTGATTATTGTTTTTATTTATATATATTTGTTCCCTAATTATAAAAACAAGCCTATATGACAACTGTTAAGACAAGTACATATTTAATTTTACTGACTGAAAAAGCCGAAAAATGTTCTCCATCCAAAGTGGAAGAATGTAGATTATTATTTAATAATAATCCCACCGTTAAGAATCTATTTAAAAATAGTATTAACCAAATCTTAAAAGAAGTTTTTCACCAATATTACTATGAAAAAGATAAGTATTCTCCGGGAGAATCTTATGGTATTTATGATTTAGAAATGCCGGGTCGGTCAGTAATTAACAAACTAAACACAAACTATAGTGCGTTTAGTGTATTATTACGAGATGTTAATAAAGTACTCTCGGCCTTACAACAACCCATAATCATATTCCAATTCCAAACAGCCCAAGGACAAATTAGTGAAGTTAAAAGATTAAATCAATTTATCTACGAATATAAAAATAGAATATTCAATACCACTTCCCCTACATTCCAATCTTTAATGATGGTTCTGAATCAAACTCACGCTTGGGGTCAAAAACGAGAAGACACCACAATTGAAATACTTAAAAAACGATTCGGGGGTAATAATATTATACCAATTGGTAAACTTGGAAGTAGTGAAGATATGATTGGTGGTGTTGATTGTAAAATAACTGTCGATGGTGTTTTAAAAACCTCTCAAATTAAACCATTTACTCATTTTAAAACCGAAAATGGTGCTACTACAATAATGGGGTCCGGAAATGTTAAACGATATGATACTAATTGGTTGATATTCGCAAAAAATAATAAAGAAATTTTAATATTTGAAAATAAAAATATTAAAATTGACGAAGGTAATTTTGTTTTTCCAGAACAAAATTTAATTTATAGTCTTTCTTGATATTTATAATTATGGCAGTTATACCGGAACCAGAAAGAAGTAAAATATATACGAGGGTCAAACATCAATTAGGAGCACCACTTAGAAGTGTTGAACTTGAAGATGAAATGATGGATTCGTTAATGGAATTATCTATTGGAGATTACGAAGAATATGTTCTTCAGTGGTTGATAGATAGTCAATGGGTTAATTTAGTTAATCTAAACATGAATGAGAAATCAGTTGCGAAGGCATTGATTACTCGAACAATGGACTTTGAACAACAATTTAGTTATTCATATTCAAAAATTGTGGGTCTTCAAACAGAAGGTCCTTGGGTTCTAAAGAAGGACTATTTTGTATTAAGTGCAAACACTCAAACTTATGAGATTCCAGCGGGTCGAGAGGTTAATGAATTATTATGGTTTAGTGATAGACCATGGAACGCATTTGGATTAGGAGGGGCTGCCGGTGGATTTGGTATGGGTATGGGTCTTGGTGCTAGTGAGGCGGGGTTCGCCCAAATGGGAAATCAAGGTTCTTACTTTATGATGTCAGGTTTTGATTATTTATCGAGAATGCAAGAAGCAAATGTCATGAGTAGAATTTTAGGAGGTTCGCTTACCTATAGAATTACCGGATTACCTGATGGTAAGAAAAATATTCATTTATACAATACACCGGGAGGAAGATTTAATTGGAATAATATTAATGGTTATGTGGGTAAAGCCGTGTGGTATTGGTATTATGATGTGTCTCCTGATAATAGAGCCGATTGTTTAAAAAATAATCCTGATGTAATTAAATTACCGTCAGATGTTCCAATGGATAATTTAACTTGGGAAGAGTTAAATATACCGGGTCAACAATGGGTTAGAAGATGGTTTACTGCATATTGTAAAGAAACATTGGCAAGAGTTAGAGGAAAGTATAGTGGTAATCTTAAGACACCTGATAGTGAATTAACAATGGATTATCAATCATTATCGACTGAATCAAAAGATGAAAAATCAAAATTAATTGAAGAATTAACAGGTGCTGAAGGTTGGTTAACAAGATTAAGACCTGAAAAAGTAATGGAAAGAGAAGCATTAATTGCTGAAAACTTAAACAAACAAATGAAATTTAGAGCAATGCCTCGACAAATTTACGTAATATAATATGGCAATAGTAAAATCAATTCCTTCAAGAAGGATTATAAATGGAATGGTAATTGACACCTCGGAAATATCTGTAGTGTCTGAATCGGATTATAGGACAAATGGAGAAAGTTGTATTATTGTTAGAGGTGTCTCAGAATCAATAATTATTTTAGACTCAAAAACAACTGACCATATTGTAATTAAATCAATGACTAAAGTTACGATAAAACCGGACATTGGAAAAATAGATGAAGACTATGATGAAATAGTTGCCGACCAATATGCTTGTATTGAATTTAGGTTTGTTGGAGGTAATTGGTACGTGTTGAGCTCAGATGGACTTAAACAATCATAAAAAAAGTGGATTATATCCACTTTTTTTATGTCACTCTATTTCCCTTTTTCATATTATCCTTTCCCCACAATGGTTGTAGATTAGTATAATTAGATAGTCTGATAATGTCTTCCTCATTTTTTGCCGAAGATAATGGAATTATATGGTCAATATGCCACCCGTAAAATCCCTTGTTATCCCAAGTCATACCTTCACTAAATTTATCTTCTAAGTATTTTTTCAAAAATGTTGTATCACACCCTAAATAATCTATCGAGCGATTTTTTTTAATAAGATTATTATCTCTAAAAATATCTTTTAACCTATTTCGATAATTTGTAATTAATTTAAATAATATATCATTGTTATATCTTTCTTTATTTTTCTTTGACTGATAATTCCTAATTTTATCTTTGTTTTTATCTCTCCATTTTTTATTATATTCGTATAATCTTCCCGGATTTTTTTTAAGAAATTTTTTTTTAATGTCGTCAGATTTTTCCTGATTATTTTTTCTCCAATTCTCACTGTTCTTATTTTGACATTTTTTACAGTTAGACCTTAATCCATCATGAGAATCCCCATTTCTATAAAAATCACAAACATTTTTTTCTTCTTTACATTTACTACAAGTTTTTGTTTCCATCTTTTCTATAATCTTTAAGTAATTGATTCACTAATGATGATAAATTAATGTGAAGTCCTCGATAATAAGTTAATAGTTCAGGGTCTAACGCCACCGATACTTTAGTTTTCCTTTCTTCTTCTAATTTTAATTTTCTTCCCATAATAATAAATATCTATAAATATAGTAAAAGTGTGATGATTCACAAAATTATTTTATATATTCTTCCCACCCTTCTTCCGCCAAATCATAAATGTAATCAGGGCTAACACCAACTCTGTCCCAAAATTTTAGTTCTAAGTCTGTAATTTCTAATAACTCCTCCACAGTGTCTTGGTCACCATCTTTTAACGGATTCCCACTAATTAATTCACATTGAGACTTGGTAAATATACCTCTTTTTTCAGGTTCATTGACTAATAAATTATTTCTGACCTCATCTTGAAATACAACCATTAGTGGTAATAGTTTTTTATTGAAAGTAACAACAGCCCTTGCGACATTATAATCACCTTTTAAATCAGGGTTATCCGTTAGAATATCTTTATCTAATAAATAACAATTCAATTGAACCCCGTCATTCTTTTTTTGTACATCTCCATGAGAAGCTCTTAACCCATTGTTAACATACATAATAACATCACCCAAATTAACTTTTAAGTTTTCTTGTATTGCTAATTCCAAATGAGCCATGCGTGACATACTATTTCCAGATTTTGTTTTAGTCGTCAATCGTTTCTTATAATCATCTAACGATAATTTAACTCTAGCCCTTTGAGCAATTTTACTTAATGAAATTTCTTTATTATAAATCTTTTGTAGGTATTCATAGTAATATTCAACAAACCCCTGACCATTACCCTCTAATAATAATTTAACACCTTTGTCTAAAAATTCCTCAATATATAAAGGTAGTTTTTTAGATTTAATTGAATTTCCGGTTAGTTTAATTTTACCATTAGTTTCCATTACGGCATAATTTTTTCGAGCGAGATTAATACAACTCACCCAAGTTCCGTCACAGTCTAAGGCCATTTCACCTTTTTGGAAAATATCGTTATATTCAGCAACATCGGCGTAATAACCCTCATAAACTTTATCTTTTTTTACTTTCCAATTTAACCCTTTACCAATATATCTACGAGTTTCAACTCCATCGGGGATTGTAAAGTTCATACCATCAGTATCGCAAACCAAAGAAGTATAACCTTTTTTGGTAAAAAACTTTAACATCTGTCTTAAATATTGTCTACCGGTACAGGTAATTTTTTCACCCTTATTCATATCTCCCCAAGCGTATACTTGTGGAGCCGATAAAGCACCAAATAACGAATTAATGAAAATCTTAATTGGTAACTGCTTATTACCATATGACTCAGATTTTGCTTTGTCTGTTTCATAAAACTCCTCAGCTAATTGTTTATATTTGATACGAGTATTACGGAAATAGGTTAACATACCTTTCATTGCTCCCGTAACATCACAATCAGGAAATACATCGTGTACCAATTGAATTGAGGGATATAGGGAGCTAAAGTCAAGTTTTAGTACATTCTTACTATAACCAACTTTTAAGAGTCTTGAAAGACCCCCTACGAAGTCAGTCTTAGGTTCTTTAACTGGAATGGCTAAATTATATTTATATGACCACGCTAAAAGTAACATTCTCCACAGACTTGCAGTACCCATTGTTGAAACCCTTTCATATGTTGTTGGAATCATTGCCGCCAATAAGAATGAACCTTGGTTGAACTCTTGGTCAACTTTAAGGGTTTCATCTAAGTCATCGTCAAGATACATCTCTACTAACTTATCTCCACTAGTTTTCTCGTAAGTATCAATTCGTCTTTTACATATTTCATCAATCTTAGGGTCAACACCAACTTTCTTGTAATTACCATTAGTAGTGTTTAACCAAAAATCTTCCTTGTTGGCATAAAATGGACCAATGTCTAAGTGGTCAATGTAAACACGACTTGGAGATTCCGCATTAATGTATTTGGTGATATATTTTAAACCAGCCGCTTTAATACTTGAGTTGATTGCTTGAGCCCTACGAACCGCATGGATAATATCAATAACGTTATAACCCCAAATAGAAGTTTGAGTATAAGTCTCAACCTCATTAGCCAATTTTAACATACCATCTTTACGAGTATAAGAATGGTTAGGGTTTAATGATTTACATACCTTTTTCAAATCAATCCCCAATATTTTACTTCTTTCAAATATCCAATGCCAGTCAAAGTTTGCCGAGTTATATCCACCAATAATTGATGGCTTAAGTTCATTGATTACTTTAAAAAATTCAATGATTGCCCCCTTTTCTTCGTTTTCATCAGTACACTCAATCACTCTATGGAATCCTTTATTGGTTTTGATTCCAATCATAAAGATACGACCATCCTTAGGTTCAAGGGAGGTCGTCTCCAAGTCATAAACCATTCGAGTAACCTCGTTATAGTTTTCAAACCCTTTGAATAATCTTTTTTCTTTGGATACAAGGTATTGTTCCACCGGAGATAAAAGAGTTATTTTATCCTTGGCTTTATCACCCCATGGGTCACATCCTCCATCTCTAAAGAATTGGATAAGTTCTCTATATCCTTTCATGGATTTAACCAAATAGGTTAAGCCCTTTTCAAGACGTTCATTTCCATGAGTTTCCAATTTCTCAATCAGAATTCCATACTTGGACATGGCTTCTTTCTGAGCAGCCCTTGAATCGTTATAAAATTTTAGTTGTTTTAAATCACCCACCCAAGCGAACGGGGTAAAAGTGTCTTTACGGATTTCTTTTCCTTTGCCAGGAACTTCACGTACTTTGTAAATACAGTTGTCTCGGTAGTCATACTCGATGGCAACTATAAATTCTTCCGGGTCATTTCCGTGGAGGAATGACTCAATTTCTTTACTGTCTATCATATATTATCTTGGAGTGGTATATTAGCAATCACTTAGTTGTGAAGTTCACCTTACTCATCGTAGATAAATATAGTTAATTAAATTTAAGAATCAAATTAACAACAAGCGGTTTCCGAAATAAAACTTGGTTGGATATTAATATAGAGTTCTTCTCTAATTGGAAGTATTAGATTACCCTCATCATTTTTAATCAGCACCTGACCTTGAAACCTTCCCGGAGTATTTGTATCTCTTGAAGTAAATTTATAATATACATAATATTCAGTTGGTGCACCGTCAGGTAATATTAAAGAAACTATACTACAAGGAGCCGAAACGATTTTAGGTATTCCCGTCTCCACGTCAATCATTGTAAAAAATATTGTAGAAACTTCCAAATCTCTCATAAGTTGTTCATACCCTGAGCGCCCATCTTTTACAATTTGAAATTTTAAGACCGGTAAGTTTGAATTCTGTTTAATAAAAAATTCCATTTTTTTTGTTTATTAATAAATATATCGTATTTTTGTTTTAATAAAGTATAACTTTTCATACTTTACAAGATATTTATAGTATATGAAACCAAGAAAAAAAGAAGAAGAGAAAAAGATTAAATTTGCCATTAGTTTAGACCCTAAATTATTTAAACGAATGGAAGATGATATCACAAATAAATCGAGACTAATCGAAACTTTACTTAAAGAACATTATGGAAAAAAAGATTTGTAGTAAGTGTAAAGAAGAAAAGGAATTTTGTGAGTTTAATAAAAGAAAAGATTCGAAAGACGGTCATAGAAATGAGTGTAAAATTTGTTGGTATTTAAAAAGCCAAAATTATATTAAAAAATTTCCACAAAAAAAACAAGAATATAATAACAAGTGGTTTTCTAAAAATACTTCTTATTATAAACAATATTATAAAAATAATGAAAAAAAATTTTTAGAGTATAAAATAAAATTTAACGGTTTAAACCCGGATTATAATAAAAATTATTATGTTAATAATAAGGATTATTTTTCTGATTATGTAATGTTTAAATACGTTAATAATAATTTATTTAGATTATCTCACATCATAAGAAATAGAATTAGAACATTTCTTAAATTAAAAAATCTAACTAAAACAAATAAAACTTTTGATATTGTAGGATGTTCTCCGGAATTCCTTAAAGAACATTTAGAACAACAATTCACGGAAGGAATGTCTTGGGGTAATCAAGGATTGTACGGATGGCACATTGACCACAAAATACCATTATCTTCCTCCAATACCGAAGAAGAAATATATAAACTTTGTCATTATACAAATCTTCAGCCACTATGGGCTGAAGATAATTTGAAAAAAAGTAATAAAATAATAAATTAAGATTCTTTTCTTAAAGAACCATCATAGTGGTCAAATCGGTCATGCTCAGTTGGAGTTAATAACAAAATACCTGGTTTAATATTACCTTTAACAGTTTCCTGATAACAATGAGACATGAGAGTCTGCTCGAATGCGTGCGCCCATTGTGTCTCTAAATAACATTTATAATTACCTATTTTATTTAACACAATTGGCCAGTTGGATAAATAGATTTCACCATCAACGTAAGGTAACCCCTGATGTGTTTTAATGTTATTGAATTTAGTTCTTGGTGCGTTTGGGTCTAATCCTTGAACAGGTAATAATGGTTTTTCGGGGAATAATTCTACCCTAACATTTTGGGGTACATTGTACCATGAAAATTGTATGTCATTTGAACCATAAAATTCAGTAAAACTTAATTTTAAAAAATCAAAATTTTCATTTTTAATAATTTGTAATGATTTTGAATATAAGTTTGAAACAAATCTATTAAAACCGTTTTTACACACTTCACCTTTTTTAGGGTAAAACGCCATGTCATCTTCAAAAAAGTAATAAAAATCCAAATCAGTTTCATCGAAATGTTCGGCAACAAATACTCTACCACCAACAATTCCAATATTATCTTTTTTGATGTGTTCAAATCCATATTCTTCACATAGTTCCTGATATCTTGAAGTTGTCGATAGGTCAGTTGAGTTATCAAGTAAGAACTTTTTTGGTTTAAGTATGAAGTCCTTATCGTATTCCAACATTGATTTAATTAGGGTTTCAAATTGATTAGGACTATTGAATGTAATAACATAAAGTCCAACTTTGTTGGTATCCAAGGTATTCTCGACAGACACTTTCCCCTCATTTTTTGGTATTAACTTATCGTCTTTTAAATCTTCAAAAAACTTTCCAATTAGTCCACTTGACTCAATTTCAAAATAATTAATTAAATCAGAATGTTTATATGTCATAATACTAAAGATTGATTCTTCAGTACCCATATACCCTTCTTCTAAAGTTGATTTTAACAATCCATAATAAATTCCGTTAATATCACTTATTGAACTTTTGGGACCACCAAAGAATCCACCTCGAGAAACTTTAGTTACTTCATCACCTGCAATTGAATTTAATTTGTCATATTCAAACCCGTGTATTTCGGTCTCAGCTCCATATGGAAAACTGATAAATGAAAACTTTGACACATATTTTGATAATTTATCAAGAACTTTATCATGAGTAAAATAACCCGGATGTACAGTATTGGTTAAACCTCCATCAATCCAAAACATATATTCCGATTCAAACTTATCCATTATTTTTGCGTCGTGTAGTAAGAACACTTTGGACATCACAAGAGGATTATAGTTTTTTAATTTTGCTTGGGTTGATTCCCCTAACCAACCAACTTGGTCTATCCAACTTGGTCTTGTTCTAATAACTTGAATTATATTGTAAAACTCAGAATTTGTGAACCAAGATAAAGGTCTTTCAATAAATTGAGTGTTTGATTCATTTCTTTTTTTGAAAACAAACTCTTTAAGTTCATTATCACCAAATATTATCATATTTTCTTGAACATCTAATAATTGTTCAAATTTATCTAAATAATGTTGATAAGACCTAGACCAACCTTCAGATAAGTCACCTCTACCAATATCCCAAATTCCGGTTACTAATGTTATTTTATTCATATTATTTTTTAGTTATTTTTATTTATAATTTTCGTATATATTATAATATAGGTTAAAAATAGGGGGGACATTAAGAAATGAGTGTACTTTGTGTTCCGAACTTAAAATCCAATTTTCCGAAGAATATCTATGTTCAAATAAAATAGATTCGTCTAATTTTTTAACATAATTAGATTTGGTCCAAAAAAAGTTACCATTAAATATTTGAATCAACTTTGTTTTACCTCTAACATTACCGGCATGGTCTTGGTAATTAATTCCACAACAATCAAATCCGTTATCTAATGTTTCAACACAGATTTTCCAATTAGTAATTAAAAAATGTTCCATCATTAATCTCCACTCTTTAACAGGTTTTTCTCGTATTGACTCGTATTGTGTAACACCTTTAGTATGAAGATAAAGAATATTAGTATTATCATTATCGGACATAGAAAATTCTTTAAGTTTACTTAAAGTTTTTGATTCTCCAAATGAATTATTTTCATTAATGAACATTAAATTAAGACTCGGTATTTTTAATAAAAGTTCCATTAATGTTTCTTCTTCGTTATCAATTTTTTTGTCAAAAAAAACACCAATATTTAATGTTGATACTTCTAATAATCCTGAATTAGTTAATGATTCAATTTGTTCTTTTACAATATTAACCCAATTATTAATTAAAAAAATGTGATAAAATATTTGTATTTTTTTACCCATAAATTGTGTTAAATGATATAAACGATTTATATGATGAGGCATTGGTGGCATTTAGTAAATAATTATAGAATTCGAAATTTTTATTTGGCATATCCTGTATAATGTCCTTAGTAATTTCCCAAGGAATATGTCTTGCGCTATATGGTAAATTAGTGGCACAACTATGTCCATGAGGATGTCTATCGATATGATATAATGCAAATGTTGTATCAACTAACTGTTTTGTCAATAATCCATCAATGATAGTATCTTCACCCCAATTATTTAAACCCCAAGTTTTTAAAAAATGATGATAAGGGGATTCTTCAGATACATTCCAATTATAAAGTGATAATCCAATTTTTGAATATTCCAAATGGGAATCTAATTTTTCTTTCAATTGGAGTAATGAATTTTTAGGTGTTTTAGATAGGTCTAAATCAGAGTCAGTGACCACGTAATAATCAAACCCTAATTTATTTGGTAAATTTAAAATCCATGGAGCTCCTTGACCTAAATTTTCAGAATAAATTATTGTACAAGGATTTGTCTTATACCATTCTAAAAGAGGTTCGTAAGTTGACCCATTATCTAAGATAATAATTTCACCAACATTTTCAAAAGTCTGTAAATCTTCAACCATTTTTGACGGCCAAGTAAGTAAATTTCTATTATTTATTATTATTGGTATTTTCATTATTTAGTTATTATCCATAATTTATCGTTATTAACTAATTCTTTATTAGTTACCTCAAACTTATATTCATCTATAATTGAGTTTATAGTTGATATAGTGTAATCTCTATTAGCATATTCAGGGTGTAAATCTTCAATAAAGTAATAACCCCCCTTTTTTATATGAGGATATAATGTTTTAAAACTAGTTATAATATGTTCCGAAATGTGACTACCATCATCGATAATAAAATCAACCTTACCCGATAAATCATATGTTTTAATCATCCTCATTAAATCTTCAGGTTTATTTTGGTCCCCTATAATTGTGGTAATTTTTTCTCTATTACATTTTAAATGGTTACAGTCTACTATATCAAACCCATAATATTCCATATTAGGGAAAATTAAATCCCAAAATTTTAAACATCCACCAGGAAATCTTGTATCATGTACCCCAATTTCAATTATTACTGGAGTTTTATTGATATACTTTGATAACATTTTTTCATAAACCTCACTATACATATGGTTTTCATATATAGAACCTTTATCAATACCCAACTTATCAGATAATTCGGTAAAACTATTAAAAGTAATGTCCTCATCTAAAATATTTTCTATATTTGTATCCGTTGTATATCCCAAAATACTATCTATCTTATATTTATTGTTATCTAACAAATCCATAAGGTCTAATATACCTTTTTGTAAATCTAACCAATCCTCAAAATTAAAAAATTTAACATCGTTAGTATGAGTTAGAATCGATAAAACTTCTTGTTCACTAATTAATTTATTTGTTTTTGTGTAGTATGTTTCAAAAATTGACGAATAATTAGATAAAACTTTTTTAACGGATTCACTGTCCCCACCAAATAACCCACCGGGTACTAATTTAAAATCAGTGTTGAACATATCAACTAAAACCGCTTTAAGTTCATAATTTACTTGAATTGATTCTCCTCTTAAACAAATAAACCCATTATCCGATATTTTTTCATTTATTTTATTTAAAAATAGTTCTGAATGGGCGAAAACATTGATATAATCTCTCCATCTATCATGACAACTAGTCCCAAATAAACCAGAATCAATCCATACAACGTTTTTATTATCTTCACACTCATCAAGTAAAAATTGTAATTTATTAAAAATAACTTCAATATAATTTTTAACACTATAAATTCTATCATGAATTTCCCCTTCAGAAAATTTAAGGTTTCTAATTGGATTTATATTATTAAGATAGTTTTCAGAGTTTAATTCATGAAATTTTATGGTTATGTTAGGTTGATTAAATTGGTCACCCAAATGATACTTATCATAAGTGTATTGGTTTGTGTAAATCACATACTCAAAATCATCAAAAATAATATTTCGTAATGTTTGAGTTAATAATGGGTATGATTTATATACCATACCTCCTCTTGCGTCTTCATAGTTTAACTCGTAAACTGATGTCACTATTTTTAGTACCATTTATCGTGATTGGGAATTAATAAGTTTATATGTTTACTGGAGTTATTATGTAATTCAACCCCATTATTAAATGCAGAAAAACACATTTCGTCAATATTTCCTGCGGGTATATTATGTAATTTATCCGAATATTTAATTTCAATACATTTATCCCAAGTGGATAAAAAAGAGTAAAATTTTTCTTTTTCAATATCCAAAAATTGAATACAGTCTTCCGGCATCCACATATCTTTTTTGTCGTAATTAACACCAAATTTTGATTCGTAATGGGTAAATCGTCTACCTAACATACTATTAGTCTCAACTTCTTTTTCAAAAAGATATGTTACTTGCCCCGATACACTATTAGGAATGAAACATTCTAAAATATTTTCCCGATTGAATAATTGTTGATTTGGAATAATATCTGTATCTGTTAAAATTATCTTAGTAAACCCATTATCTAATGCAAATTTTACTGAAAATCTTTTAACCGAGAAATCAAAATCATAGTAATTAGTATTATATGTTGAGTATTTTTCATCGTACTCTTTAATATCGGCAACAAATACAAAATCTTCTTTAGTAATTGATTCCGGACTATCCGTTACAATAAAAATTTTTGGTTTATCTTTAAGGTTTTTAAATGATTCTATCATTCTATTTGTTTGGTTATAATATCTTTCCCCATAACAAAATGTTGCAATTGCGTAACTCATATTATTATTTATTAACTAACATGATTGTGTGTAATTCTTCCTGTTATTCTATCACACCATCCTTTAGATTCAGAGTGAGGCCATACAACCCAATAATCAGGTAATGCATCCGTTTGGAATTCTCTCCAAATTTTACAATAACCATCAGGGTCTCTCAACATATTAGTAATTTCGTTTTTATCCGCATCTTTTCTAAATAAAGTTTCGTCTTTATTATTGTGAAATGCTACCACCCAAAAATCATAATCTTTTTCAGGAACACTAGTATATCCAACATCAACACAATGTTTAAACACCATACAAAAACTATTTTTCCATTCTTCTTCTGTTTCAAAATTATATGGATTTGGTGGATAATTTTTATCTAAAGTATGTTTATCAATTGCTCGTTTTTCAAATAAAAGTCCTGAATATTTTTCATATTCAGTTAATGTCCTAACAGGCCCAAAGCCATATGGACCATCATGACCTTCTTGAACTTCTCCATCCATACCAAATAGTTTTCGATTTGTATGATGAGAATGTTTATTCTTATCCCCCCAACTCTTATCGTCATCCCATTGTTTGGTTCTACCTTTTCTAGTGTATTCATGATAAACCACCGGAATTTGTGGGTGAAATAAATCATAACCCCAAGTATATGCTCTTGCTGCAATTGAAATCTCTTCACCATGGAAGTAATATTCCGGATTATGTTGAACTTCGATTGAAAAGGCACCTAAAGTAAAACAAAAGTGAGCAGAATAGAATCTTGCTGTAACAGGCTTTTTTAATTCTTTCCATCCCGGAATTGTCTCAGGTAAAAAGAATACTGCCCCTTCAGGGATGAATCTATCAAACACCATTCTCCAAGCTTCATTTACTCGACCAGCAGGGTCATTTTCAGGGTCAAAGGATGGAACATAACCCGTAAGTAGAGGCTTCTCATAACCATCCTTTTGTAACCCCTTAATCATTTTAATTAAAATGTCGTCCCAATTTTTTACAAATCTCATATGGGAATCTATTTGAAGGGTATATGTTTCACCGTCGTATAATTGTTGAGTTAGATTTCTTGCCCAACAAACTCCTTTAGAATCTTCGTGAGGAATATCAAGTATTCTAAATCTTTTGTCTTTTCTATAGTCTTCTAATTTATCAAATCCGTCTTCTTCACTAAATTGTCTTGCAATCCCAAACGTGATGTTTTTAGGTTTTTTTGCGTTTGACAACATATCTTTGATTGTTGGTTCTAATTGTGGGTCTCTATACGACGCGATTTGAACAAATATTTTCATATTACTACTTTTTAGTTTAAAAATAAAAAACCCCCGAGATAAGTCGAGGGTTTTTAAAATATATTTTAAATTAAAATGTTATGCGCATTGATTAAAATTATTTAAATTAATTTCTCTCACACCACCGGTAATTAAATACCGTGAGTGTCATTCGAATAATGACCATAAGGTGTTATAACCCTAAAACTTATGTTAGAGTATTAGTTAAAGTTGGTGTATTAGGTTCTTGTCGGCGTTGGAGTTTAAGTTACACTAACCGGTGGGAAAACCCCTTGATTCACTAAAGAGACCGAATTTTTAAAAAATGGTGCAATTGAATACGTATTATCTATCAACCATATATTTTTTGATTGGGATGGATTTAATTCAACTTGGTATTCCCATAGTGAATCTTCACATCTTCGGTAATTAAAGTTCACTAAAGTTGAACCGGTGTTCGTTAAAGTATATTTGCTACATGCCATGTTATTTCTATTTAAATATAAATACTACGATAGTATTGATTTTATGTTTTTATGCTAAAAAAAAATATAATTGACCCTTATCACCGAGATTAATGAACCGTAGGGTCTGTGGGTTAATTTTTAATTAATATTAGTTGATGTTACTGTTGGGGTTGGAGTTGAACCAGTAGGGGAAATACCTTGTTTTAATCTAATAGAATATCCTTTACCTTTACTATCAGGTCCGTGATAAACATCGGTACGCCCGTAATTTAAGTTCATAACCATTACTGAACCACCAATTTCTGTGGTCGTCCAAAAACTTGCACGTTCATTAAGTAAATCTGGAAAACCTCCATCGGACATAACACCACTAGGAACGCCTGAGAAACCGATTTCGTTTGTTGCACCTGCATTAGGAGCGTACCATAATCCGTTATTGTCTTCTATTGTACCCGTTGTTTTTAACTTCCCACCAGCAATAGAATTACCCCCTAAACATATCTCAAAAGTATCCCAATCAGATTCACTTGGAACTATATAACCCACCGAACCAATTCCTCTACTATCCTCAACAACATACCAATTATATAGTTTACCATAAATTATACCAATATCAAAATCAAAGTTATAATAACACCAAGCAGGCGTTTGATTAGTGTTAGCATCAGCCCATTCTGTACTGTTTATTGCTTGTGGTATTATATCCCCATTTCTAAACGTTGTACCGTTGAAATTTTCGGTCATCCAACCATCGAGACAAGTTGGTATTGGTGTTGTTGTGGGTGTAGGTGTTGGAGTCGGTTCCGGAACTTCTAAACTATATGTGTAACCATATGTAGGAACATAACAATTATAAGTCCCATAGATATATCCTGAGAGGTAATTAAATGGAAATACTTGAGTCCCAAGATTAACTGTCCCCCCTGATAGAGGTAAAAATGTTACATCAGTGGTTTGTCCACTTAAATTATTACTTAAAATCCTTATTCCAATTGGCATATCAATAAATACTCAATTATTTTATTTTATCTTATTTCTAAAAACAAAGACCCTGATTTATTATTAATGTTCCGGATATTTGTATAAACCTAGCACCATCAGATATTGTAAAATTGGCGTTAATTGGAGGGAATGTCATAGTCTTATCTCCAAATACGTGGTCACCAACAGTCAATAATGAAAAAGGTTTCGTCGAATATACCGCAACATTTGCGGGATTGGCAAATGAATTAACTGACTCACAAACATTTTGATACCAACCTCCCGTTCTTAAATTTTGAACATACAATGGTGATGGTGTAATCGACGGTGTTACGGTATTTGTAGGGGTTGGAGTTTGTGTCGTTGGAGTTGCAGATAAACTAACCGTAGGGGTAACCGTAGGAGTTACCGTAGAAGTTGCAGTAGATGTTGGACATAATCCAATATTAGCGATTGTTAAAGGTGCACCATAATCTTCCTGAACTAATTCGTTGGCACAAACATAATCCGTTTGTAATGGATTAATTTGTGAGACATTTACAATTCCAGTACACCCTGTCCATGTATAATACCCTATTTGAATATTATTATAATTTACTATTCTAAAATAATTACAATTGACCATATATGACGTTGTTAATAAATTTTAGTAAGTGTAAAATTTCTTGAAAATATTTGATTTCCTGCATTATTGGTATTCCATTGGACATTCACTGATAATGTGTTGATTATTGTGGTGTCGAATGTTGTATTATTAATCTCACTTAACGGATATCCTTCATAGGTAAGTCCAGAATCTTTAAGGTAGGAGAATAGTCCACCGGATGATATTGAAGCAACGGTGGTTCCTCCGATTTGTCTTATTGTGAAATATAAAGTCAACAACCAAGGTCTTGAGGTTGAGGTATCCAAATCTATTACTCCTGTGTCAATGAGTAATGCACCACCAGTTGTTCTAACGTGAACATGGATTGTTGCAGTGTTAATACAAGATAAAATACCATCGAATGATGCCTGAAACGAATCACCTACTTTGAAACCATTTGCTGGAACAGACAAAGTTCCAACTCCTGGTCCCATTACACTAGTCTCGACAGTGGTCGCTGATACCGTAGCACTATCACCTGTTTGAGCAAATAAACCATATGCCGTTGGGTATGGAGAAACGGGTGCAGTTACCAACAACCCATTTGAACCAACACAAACTGAACTCCCTGAGGAACCTGTAAAACTACAAATAGATAAATCATTTACAAATGTTGTACAAGCTCTGTTTGCTGTGATATTACTACCAATTATATTAGTATGGGTAAATGCGGATGATATGGTATTACACATTCCCCCAAGAATTGACGAACAAGAAGAACAAACTCTATTTCCAAAACCACCACCTATTGTTGAATGAGAACCAGAGGCAGTATTATACGAACCACCACCAATTGTTGAACAAAAACCAGAAGCAAGATTGAAAAACCCACCGCCAACTGTTGAATAACCATTTGAAGTGCAATTACTATAACCACCTCCAATTGTTGACCAATTTCCAAGTGATGAATTATTCTTTCCTCCACCAATTGTTGAACAATCACCATAAGCGGTATTTAGATACCCACCACCAATTGTTGAACTATTACCAGAAGAAGTATTACGATAACCACCACCAATTGTTGAATAATCACCTAAAGCAAGATTAGAACTACCCCCACCAATTGTTGAGTAAGTACAAGAAGCGGTATTACCACGACCTCCACCAATTGTTGAAGTACCAGAAGCAGTGTTATCACGACCACCTCCAATTGTTGAATAATTATTTGAAGAAGTATTATACGAACCGCCGCCAACGGTTGAAAGATACCCAGTTGCAGTATTGTCACGACCCCCACCTATTGTTGAATAACATCCAGAAGCGATATTACTTAGACCTCCTCCAATTGTTGATGTAGCACCTGTTGCTGAATTATAAGAACCTCCACCAATGAATGATGAAAAACCTAATGCACAATTACCTCTACCACCACCAATTGTTGAACTAGCTCCTGTTGCACAGTTTCTAAATCCACCTCCAATTGTCGATAGTCTACCAGCATTACAACAAACAATTGTCCCTGATAATATACCTGTATACATATCAAATGTTCCACCTGAAGTATTGTGTCCAATACCACCACCAATTGTAACGCCTAATGAACAATATTCGTTTATTGGTGATTGAATTATATTTCTTTGTCCACCGGCAATAACCGAATATCTTGAATTTGTAATGTTACAACGACCACCACCAATTGTTGAAGTATTACCGGAAGCAGTATTAGAATAACCACCACCAACTGTTGAATTAAGTCCTGTAGCATTATTATAAGAACCACCACCAATTGTTGATTGGTAACCTAATGCAATAATATTACTTCTACCACCACCAATTGTTGAATAATCACCATTAGCAATATTAGAACCGCCACCACCAATTGTTGAGCAATTTCCAGATGCGATGTTGCGATAACCACCGCCAATAGACGACAATCCAGAAGCAATGTTATTAAAACCTCCGGCAACTGTTGAAGGGCCTAAAGAAGCGGTGTTTCCACCCCCACCACCAACTGTTGAATAAGTACCTGACACATTATTACATCTACCTCCTCCAATCGATGTCCAAGTACCTGAAGCAACATTAGTTTGACCACCACCAATTGTTGAGCAATTTCCAGATGAGATGTTGCGATAACCACCGCCAATAGACGACAATCCAGAGGCGGTATTAAAAAGACCACCACCAACTGATGAAGTACTGGAAGAAGTGTTCCTACCCCCTCCACCAACTGTTGAATAACATCCATAAGCATTATTACAATAACCACCACCAATTGTTGAACAATCTCCAGAAGCAATGTTATGATAACCACCTCCAATTGTTGAGCCACTACCCAAAGTGGTGTTGTTATAACCACCCCCAATTGTTGAACTACTACAATAAGTAATATTGCTAAAACCACCCCCGATTGTTGTTGTATGTCCGGAAGCGGTGTTCCCTTGACCACCCCCGATTGTAGAATTAACCCCATAAGCACTATTTAAAGCTCCACCACCAATTTTTGCAAACACATTTGTTGCTTTATTATCTTTACCACCACCAATTGTACTATAAAAACCTGTCGATGTATTAGTACCTGAAATAGGTTCGATTCCGGTTGGTGTTGAACTATTAAATCTAAATGGTGAATTAACACTACTTCCTGAAAATTGTTCGGTTAATGAGGAAAAATATATTGAATTTGTAATTCCTGATGATTCTACATCATAATTAACAATCACCATTAAAGACGATGGTTGTCCTGATATTGCTAATGGTAATTGAGATATTGGTAAATTAGGCATATTAATAAGTTATTATTATTTTATTTAAATCTTCTTGTAATAAATACGCAAGATTTTCTTGTAATAAGAAATTTGTGTCTTCAATCGGTGTATTTGTCGGTGTAGGTGTAGGTGTTTCAGTATTTGTATTTGTCGGTGTAGGTGTAGGTGTTTCAGTATTTGTAGGCGTTGGAGTAGTCGTTGGAGTAGGTGTAGGTGTTTCAGTATTTGTAGGCGTTGGAGTAGGCGTTGGAGTAGGTGTTGGAGTTTCAGTATTTGTTGGCGTTGGAGTAGGTGTTGGAGTTTCAGTATTTGTTGGCGTTGGAGTAGTCGTTGGAGTTTCAGTATTTGTTGGCGTTGGAGTAGTCGTTGGAGTAGTCGTTGGAGTTTCAGTATTTGTTGGCGTAGGTGTTGGAGTTTCGGTATTTGTAGGCGTTGGAGTATTCGTTGGAGTTTCAGTATTTGTGGGTGTTGGTGTGGGTGTTGGTGTAGGAGTTGGTGTAGGTTCAATTAATTCATAGTATAAATCATTTGATGGTATGGTGATTCTACAGTTCAAACAATTAGGGTCTAATAAATTATATTTTAATTTTAATAAATTAAAATTGTGTTTTATTTGGGAGGTATTTAATGGTTCGGTATACATTCTAAATGAACTAATATCTCCAATCATACTTCCCCCAAATATTTCTTCTAATCTAATATTAGTTGTTAAACCGGAATATTCTGTGTGTGTGAGGTCGTTAGTTGTAAGGCATTCGGGGTCTTGTTGGTAAACCATTTCTTCTAAATTTGGTGGGCATCCACCTGAGAATGTTAAATTATCGTGAAGACCTTGGGTTCCACCCCCCAATGAAATATTATAACCAACACCGATTTGTTTTTCTTTTGGGGTGTTAAGTAATCTTGGAATGATTTCCTCAAAGTTTTCGGCAACCATAAACAACTTACCATTAACATAGAACTTCATAGTTCCTAGTCTATATTTCTCTTCTGCTGTCCAATTATCATTAAATGTTACTACTTCGGTAGTTGCCGGGTCATAAGTTTCTTGATGAGTAATTGGAGGTTCAATTAGACTAATACTATTATTAGCGGTAGTTGCGGTATAAATTTCTTTAACTATTAATCCAAGACCTCCTTTGATATTTAAATCACAAGTATCTAACCATTCATATCTTTGAAATACTGCATCAATCTGAACCCAATGTTCCACATTTGAATAAGTTGTCCCACTACAATCATCAAAAATACCTCTTGTTGAGCACCATTCGGTCACCGATGTTCCAGTAGTATATGTAATTCCTGTAACACAAGTTCCAGTTGTCTCACATCCACCTGTAATTCTATAGGTTTTAACACATAGTTTAGGACTTCCGGTGTCACCACTTAATCTCAACGATAATGCGTTTGATACTCCGTCATATAATGGGTCTGTTTCAGGATACTGTGCCGATACACCACAAGAACAAGGACATCCACAACTACAATTGTATGAAGTACCACCAGATTGTTGATAAACTTTTAAACAATCATGAGGGTCACTGCCTAATAAACCACACGCACAAGTGTCCATACAAGTTAAACCTGAGGTAACTCTTGTATATCCTGAATCTTGAATTGGGGAACCGTCAGGGTAATGGTAGAATTTATTTTCAGCCCTTGCACCCATATAAAAGAAAGTTCCTTTGTTATTTGGGTATCGAGAATTTAATCCAACCGAAGTGTCGCCCGTCCATCTATATCTTAACATAATTTCCGTACTCCAACCTAAACTTGGTCTTTGTGGAAAAATTTGATAATCATATCCCGCAATTTTATAAAATCCTTGGAAGAATCCTCCATTTAATTTCGCAACATATCCTACATCTCCACCATCATTACTATAAGATAAATCATATGAATATGAATTATCATTCCACAATCTATTTTCAGAAGTTGTAAATCCTGTAATAGGGTGCATTTTCATTCTCCTATCGTACTTGTATCTACTAAATTTGTCTGATTGTGAAATATAAAGACCTGTATTGATTTGAATTGTCTCTCCGGACATATTTTTTACAAGACCATTATCAATACCTGTTAATCCAACATCACATAAATCAGTAATAATTGGACAAAGATTTGGGTCAGTATTAGTGGGGTTCCAATAGTTTTCAGATACAATGGTGTCATAATTAAAGGTACAGGCACTTATTGGACATAATGTTGTTCCTGAACTATTAAAATCAAACTTAAATGGCATTCTGTTACCATCTAATTCCCCTATTAATAAAGGTGAAAATACAACCTCTTGGTCGTAGTCTTTTTCGTCTGAAGCAAGACAAATGTCCGTGATTTCATTCGCCGGTTTTAGACCCCATCGTCTAAAATTATACTGATTAATGTTTTGATATGCCATATACAATTGATAAATACCTTGGTTCATAGTATTTATAGTTAAAAAGAACAGATGATTTCCGTAGATAAAGAATTTTATTCGTCACCATATTATTTTCTCCTTCGTGATAAAGGAGACAAATATTCATTATATTTCTCAGTAGAGGAAACTTTAACTGAATCTCGTAAAAAAGATGAGGTAATTCATTTCGATAAAAAGAAAGGAAAAAAAGTTAAAAATCATTTAGAAAAAGTGGCAAAAGAAAAAAAAGTTAAGTCAACCAAAACATTAAAAACTGATTTGGAAGAATTAGTAAATGCCGATGGGGCTATGTCAAATTCATCAATTCCAATCCTTGACCCAAAACTCCATCCAAAGAAAACTATGGACCAGACAATATCCATGGCTCGTATAACTAATGACCCGATTGCTCGTGGTTATAGAACTTATTATGGGGAATCAGTTGAAGAAATTGAAGAAATTGACATGTCAGGAGCGTTCGGATACGAAGAAACCGAAGATATGGATGGTGAAGAAACTTTTGAATATTTGGTTAAAGATATGGGAATGGAACCGGAAGAAGCCAAAGAAAGAACAAAACAAAAAGGACAAGACCCATCAGGAAAAAAAGATAAAAAGTCGGCATATTATAAAGACCCAAATTTTATCACAAGAGCAACCCTATCTGAGATTCAAAAACAAAAGGCGATTAAAGTTGTTGAAGATTTATTAGTTAAGAAAAAATCATCTGATAGTAGAGACGTAAATAAAAAAGATTTAGAAACCTCAAGAATGTTAAAAAGAAATTTAACGGTTTTGAAAAGACAAGCCGAAAAAGAAGGTATTTCAGTTTCTGATTTAATTAAAATGTTAAAAAGTGAATAAAGACCTATACAATTCATCCAAAGGTGAAATCGAATTCCCAAAAGACAAACAGGAACATATGAGAAAATGTTTCTCCATTGTTAAAGGAGCTGACGAAAATACTGAAGGTTTTAATCGAAATAAGGAGTTACAACATCAAAATTTCATAGAATACAAACAATTAAAAAGAATTAAAAACTTCTTTGATAATTTCATAGGTAATCAAAATGAACCTTCATTTATTTTAAATGGTGGTGCCATTATGAAAAATTGGGTTAATGATGAATTAAGAAAAATGAGGGAATTTGGAGATTTAACTAAAAGAAATAAGATGGATACGGGAATGCAAAATTCTTATATCAAACCTCACGAGAAAAAAGACTTTACAAATGTAAGAAAATCTCAAGAACATTCTAAAACTGTTGAACGATATGACGAAGCGGTTACGAATACCTTGAAAAGAATAAATGAAATAATGTTAAAATTATAATTATGGCTAACGAAATAACAATCGATTTATCACAAAATGTTGAAAACAACCTAACAGCAATTGCTGAAATGGAGAGAGCTAAATTAATACCTAAAAACGATTACAATGCGGCGGGTAATGAATATTCCTCAGTGAATAGAGATGCCGTTGCGGATGGTGATAATAAAGGTAGAGGGACAGGAGTATTTCTTGATGTTTATAATACGGCAGCAGGAACATCAACGGATGTAGTTGAAAGAAAAAGTGAAATTAAAATAAACAAGTTCAATGCTTCTAATACTTATCCGAATTTTCAACTATAATGAAATTACAAGAATCCCTTAAAGGTTTAATCTTAGAAATTGCTTCTATTGAAAGTGTCGTGGACTCAATCAAAAGAAAACAAGTTATTGTTTTATATTACACCGGTGACGCTCCGGGTGGAGATGGTTTAAGAACCATTGAGCCTGTATGTCTTGGGGTTAGTAAAGCAGGTAATAAAGTTTTACGGGCTTGGGATTATGAAGGAGCCTCACATACGGCAACATTAGGTACCCAACCATTACCGGGATGGAGACTTTTTAGATTAGATAAAATAACCTCATACAAACCAAATGGACAAGTCTTTAATGAAATGAGACCAAACTTTAATCCAAATGGAGATAAAAGTATGGTGTCTATAATAACCTTAGCGAATTTTGGGCAACCAGCACAACCATCAATAATCCCACGAGAGTTACAACAACCTCAACAAACACCTGAAACACCACAAGTAAATACTGATGAAATCATTAATAAAACAATTGATTCATTAACAACAGAATTTACACAAAAATACGGTGAAGGAGGATTTGACTTATCTAAATCAGCTGAAGCTTTCAAACGAATCTACTCGGCAATAGAGTCAGAAACCGGAAATCGATTAACTGATACCGAAAGAACAACATTAAGAACAACAATAACAAACAAATTACAAAAATAATTTTAACCTTATAGTGACAAAATAATAATATCGGTTATGATTAAATTAAAATTAAAAACTTATGAGTGATTTAATGCAAAAATTAGCAATGTCAAATGCTAAAACCCTTATGGGCCAAACAGATAGTCCAAAAAGAATGGATTCATCTCGTCAATCAATGGTTCAAGAATTTGAAGTCCCAAATATTAAATATAATATACCTCAAGAGTACTTACAAGAAAATCCACAACAATCTTCACAACCGTATCTATCATCATTACCGGTAGAAAATACTAAACCTGTTGGTGTTCCAACAGTTGACGCTATTAAAAATTCAAAATTACCGGATGAAATTAAAAAATTAATGATGGAACATCCAATTGGTCAACCCGCACAACAACAAACAATGACTATGTCAAATGAGTTGATTGAAAAGTCGAGAAGATTAATGGGTAATTCAGACGCAGGATACTTACCTGAATCCGCAAGACCAAAAACAGTACCACAACAATCACAACCCCAATCACAACCATCAAACACAGGAATTGATTATAAATTAATTCAAAAAATGATTAATGAGGCAGTAACCAAATCATTAAGAGAAAATGGGTTAATTGCTGAAAGTTCTGAAAAATCTAATGAAGTGTTTAGTTTTAAAGTTGGAAAACACATATTCGAGGGTAAAGTAACAAAAATTAAAAAATTAGCATAAGAAACTAAAATAATTTAGAGCCCACTTTTGTGGGTTTTTTTATATAAAAAATGTTCCGTCTGACAGAACGAAATATTTATAAAATATGGATACTAAAATTAAAAATAAGATAATTAAAGAATATCTAAAAGGTAAGGGTTCTACAACAATTGAGAGGGAATTAAAAGTTTCAAAAAAAACAATATTATTAATTCTTAACAATGAAGGTATTGTTAGAAAAAGAGATAGATGCAATTCTTTAAATATTGTGAAATCCGAAAATTATTTTATAGTTAATCGAATATGCCCTATATGCAACAAAAATGTTGAAACTAAATCAATAGATAGGGCAATTGCCTGTAGGAACCATTATAGAAAAATTAATAATAATACTCCTTGTAAGACATGTTCTATAAAATTACAAACAGGTGAGGGAAATCCATTTTACGGAAAAAAACACACAAAAGAATCTCTTAATAAATTGTCAAAAACATTATCGGACAACCCAAGAAAATTTAGTTCATCGTCAAAACCCGAAAAACAAATTGAAAAAATTATTAAAGGTCTTGGGTATGAGGTTAAGAGAACATATAAAGTCAATGAATATATTTGTGATATCTACATACCTAAATTTAATCTAATAATTGAATATAATGGGGATTATTGGCATTGTAATCCAAATAAATATGATTCTAATTATGTCCACCCTCATAAGAAAAAACCCTCATCTCAAATATGGTGTGAGGATAAAATAAGAATTGACAACATCATTGATTATGATTATAATTTGGAAGTGGTTTGGGAATCTAATTTTAATGAAAAAACCACAATTCAAAATATAATTAAAAAATATGAAACAAAAAATTAATGTTGTAGTAATACCCAGCGATAAAAGTGGAGTTGGAAAATTTCGTTCTGTTGACCCTCATGTCTTTCTTCAAAATCTTTATAAAGATGAATTTCATATCGATATCGTCTATGACCCACCATACGATGATATGAACTTTTGGAAACAATATCAAATAGTTTCATACCATAGGAGTATTGGAGCAGATTTTGAAAGAGCAAACGCCCTTATCAGAATTTTAAACTCCATGGGTATTGTTACTGTTTGTGATATTGACGATTATTGGATGCCGGGTAAAGAACACCCAATTCACGATATTATTAAATTTAATAAAATAAATGAAAAAATTGTCGAGAATCTTAAGGTTTCAAAATACGTTACAACAACAACAACTTTATTTGCGGATGAAATTAAAAAAATAAATAAAAATGTTTTTGTAATCCCCAACGCGATAAATCCAAATGAACCACAATTTAAAGAACCAACATTAGAGTCAGATAGATTGAGAATTGGTTGGTTAGGCGGTTCATCTCACTTACATGATTTAGATATTTTAAATCCATCATTTGGTAAATTAGCACAACACAAAGATAAATTACAATATGTTCTTTGTGGATTTGATGTTAGGGGAACTGTCACAGAAATCAATTCTCAAACAGGGGAGCACGTAAAAAGAGATATTAGACCGGAAGAAACAGTTTGGGCTCAATATGAAAAGATTTTTACACAGAATTACGGAAATATTTCTGAAGAATACAAAAAACATTTAGTAAATTATAATACTAATTCGTTTCCGGATGAAATGACTGAATCATACTTAAGAGTTTGGACTAAACCAGTTACATCTTATGCTAAGAATTATTCAAAATTTGATGTATCTTTGTCTCCAATTAAGAATCATATGTTTAATAGAATGAAATCTCAATTAAAAGTTATTGAGGCGGGATTCTATAAAAAGGCGTTAATCGCGTCTAACATTGGACCATACACTCTTGATTTGAAACATTGTTTAAAAAATGGGGAATTTGTTGATGGAAATGCGATGTTAGTTGATGAGGTTAGAAACCATTCTGATTGGGCAAAATGTATTGAAAAACTGATGAAGAACCCTAATTTAGTTAAAGATATGGGGGAAAGATTATATGAAACCGTTAAAGACAGATACGATTTGAATATAGTAACAAAAGATAGAAGAGATTTTTACTTAAGCATTATTAAATAATATGATAAACATTCCATTAAATAAGATTTTATTTTTAGATATTGAAACCGTTGGGATTGAACCCACTTGGGAATCGTTATGTACGAATAGACCGGAACTTTCCTTTCAGTTTGAAAAATATTTTGATTGGTTTCAAAAAAGGTTCCCCGAAGATGCCGATGAAGGTCCGGGAAAAATGTTTGTTAATCGGGCAGCACTAGTCCCTGAATTCTTAAGAATTGCTTGTGTTAGTGTTGCCTTTATTGGGCCTGATGGTGAAACAAAAATGCAGTCATTTAGTAATCTTGATGAAAAAGAATTACTAATAGATGTTCAAAAAATGCTTTATCGTACCGGTGAATTAGGGTTTTTTCTTTGCGGACATAATGTTAAAGGTTTTGATATTCCTGTTCTTGCTAAAAGAATGATAATGAATGGGTTACTACCTCCAAAAATTTTACCAGGTCACGATACTAAACCTTGGGAAATTAAAGCTCTTGATACTAAAGAAGTGTGGCAATATGGTGGTTATGGGTCAATTGCCTCATTAGAGTTAATGTGTGTGTGTTTAGGTGTTGAATCGTCTAAAAATATGGAAGTAACAGGAAATAAAGTTCATGAAGCCTTTTGGATTAAAAAAGACATTAAAGGTATTGTAGAATACTGCGAAAAAGATGTTGAGGTACTAGTGGAAGTAATTAAAAAATTAAAAGAATTAAAATAATGGGAGGATTTGATGGTTTAGATGGTTTAGGGTTTGACCCTGAAATATTAAATGATATTCAAAATCATTTTAAAAAAATACAGGAAGAATCAGGTGTTGAGATTGACGAAGACGACGAATACCAAAAAGAGTTGGAAGAATTGATTGGTATGACGTATGAGGAGATGAACGAAGACGCGTTAAAAGCAATTAAGACTAAAAATTTAAAAGTGGAATTATTAAATGAGGATGCGAAGTTTCCTGAATACGCTTACCCAAGTGATTCAGGATTTGACCTATTTTCGACGGAAGAAGTTATTCTACCTCCATTTGGTCGGGGATTAGTCCCAACAGGTATTAAATTATCAATCCCTGATGAATTTGAAATACAAGTAAGACCAAAAAGCGGTTTAGCGATTAATCAAGGTTTAACAGTATTAAATACTCCCGGAACTGTAGATTGTTTCTCTGAGGATATGAAAATACTTACAGTTGATGGTGAGAAATTATTATCGGAATTAAAAATAAACGATGTTGTTTTTTCAGTTAATGAAAAAACTTTTGAGATTGAAAAAGATGTCGTATCCAACATATTTGATACAGAAACTCAAGAAGTTCTTATTATTGAAACGGAATTAGGTGTGCTAGAAGTCACACCAAATTCCGAGGTATATACGACTAACGGAATTATTTTAGCCAAAAATTTAAAAGAAAATGATGAAATTATAATCTTTTAATCACCAGTATACTATCTATCAATAAAGATAGATATAGAGTATGTCGGTAAAATGTCAAATATGCGGGGTTGAGAAAGAATACTCAATAGTGGAACACTTAAAGTACGAACACAAAATAACCTCAAAAGAATATAAAGAAAGGTTTCCTAAATCTAATGTTAAGTCAGTTGAATTTTTTAAAATGAATTCAAATAATATGAAGTCAAAATGGTCGGAACCTGAGTTTAAAGAAAAGATGAAAATTTCAAGAAAAATTTCACATAATAAACCAGAATTTATTGAAAAAATGAGTGAAATTGTGAAAAAAAAACACAAGGAAACTCCTGAAATTTACTCCGGTTTTACATCGTGGTCTAAAAGTGAAAGGTTTAAAGAATGGGTTAAATCTGAAGAAAGAATTAAAAAAATATCAAAAAGTTCAAAAGAAAGATGGGAAGATGATGATTATCGAAAAAGAACTATACAAACAATTAAAGAGAGATTAAATGATGGGAGATGTCAAAAAAGTGACGATTTTAAAGAAAAAATGTCGGAGATAATATCAAAATTATATAGTTCAGGTAAGTTCTCTAATGACAGTAATAGATATAAAACAGGAACATACACATCAAATAAACAAGAAACTTTTTATTATTCATCATCATACGAGTTAGATTCTATGAAGTTTTTGGACTCTATAGATTATGTTAAAACATGGACAAATAAACACGGAATAAGAATCAAATATTATTATAATAATATGAATAGATACTATATTCCTGATTTCTATGTTGAATTAGAAAATGGTAATAAATTTATTATTGAAATGAAGGGATGGGAAACCGAAGAAGTTTTAATTAAACAAAAATATACATTAAAACAATACCCAAACTATAAACTATTTTATTCAGTCGACGATTTAAAAAAATTCATATATGAAAACAAGTAAAATTAAAAAAATCACCAAAACGGAAAAACAAACTTATGATATAACAGTAAAAAACAATCATAATTTTTTTTGTAATAAACATCTAATACACAATTGTGGTTATAATGGAGAAATTAAAGTAATCGTCTTCAACACAAATAATATAACAAAATCAATCCCTAAAGGGACAAAAATCGCTCAAGCAGTTTTATGTCCAGTGGTTAATGGAAAATATGTCAACTTAATTCAAGTTGATTCAATAACTGAAGGGGAACGAGGAAATAACGGATTTGGGTCAACAGGTTTAATTTAAAACAATCATGAAAATAATACAGTTAGGAACAAATGATGGCCAGGATGATTTAACAAAAATAGTTATGTCGTATAAACCATCGGACATTGAACTTTTGGTTTTAGTTGAACCTCAAGAAATTTTTAATAGTAGTATTAAAAATATATATCAAGATTATAATTTTAATATTGAAAATAAAATTATAAATTTAGACGAAAGTAAAAAATCTGAAATTTTTTATACTTGTATTCATAAACATTTAAGCAGTTTAAAAAAAGAAAACATTGAAAATCATGGTTTAGGTGTTCCAATATCAGAGGTTGTTTACGAATCAATAACATTGAATGAGTTATTTGAAAAATATAATGTGGTTGATTTGGATATTTTATTTGTTGATGTTGAAGGTATGGACGACAAAATAATATCAAGTATTGATTTTAATAAAGTTTCTATAAAACAAATTTACTACGAATTTTCTCACATAGATGACGAATCTTTTATTAATTTTTTAAATACAAGGGGATATGAAGTCCATAAAAATATTTTTTATAATGGATATACCAATTTGGCAACTAAAAAATGTAATTTATGAAAATATCGTTAGTTTGTATTGCGAAAAATGAGGATAATTATATTCAGGAATGGATTAATTATCATTTAAAATTAGGGTTTGATAATATTTTTATTTACGAAAATGATTGGGACTCAAAAATTGAAAATCATAAAGTCACTAAATACCCTGTTGTGGGAGTTAAACAACAAATTCCCGTCTATAATGAGTTTATTTCAAAACATAAAAACAGTTATGATTGGGCAGCGTTTTTAGATGTTGATGAGTTTTTGGTATTAAAAAAACATAAAACAATTCACGAATTTATTGAGGACTACAAAGACAATGATTCTATTGGGGTTAATTGGGTTTTGTTCGGTGACAATAATTTAACTAAAAGTGACGACTACGGAATGATTAATCGTTTTACAATGAGACAAAATTCACCAAATCACCACATTAAATCAATAATTAATTTAAAAAATGCTGGATATATGTCGGTACATAACCATAGTGGTAAATGTGTTGATACCAATTATAAAAGAATTGACAATTCACCATTTAATTATAATGGACCTATAGATGTCGCACAAATAAATCATTATTTTTGTAAAACAAAAGATGAGTTTATCGAGAAATTAAATAGGGGTAGGGCCGACAATGGAACACATAGAGACATTTCCGATTTTAACGACAATAATTTCAATGAAATTGAAGACTTAACAGCAATGAACTTTTTATATGATAACAATAATTTACTCAACACATAAAGACGAAATTTATAATAACAAATTTAGACAACATTTGTTACAAAGTTCCGGGCTAAAAGATATTCAAATATTAGAATACATTAATCACAATCAATATAGTTTATCTGAATTATACAATAGAGGTATATCCGAATCAGAAAACGACATCATTGTATGTTGTCATAACGATATAAAACTTGAAAATGGTTGGGGTAAAAAATTACTTAATGATTTTGATAAAAATCCTGATTATGGGATTATAGGTAAAGCTGGTTCTTGTTATTTTCCGGAATCCGGAATTTATTGGGAAAAAATGCGTCAGACAATGGTTGGTCAAGTTTATCATCACCCTGAAGGTCGGAAAAAATGGTTAAATACTTATTCATCAAAATTACCGTATTTAATCCCTGTCGTAACTATTGATGGATTATTTATATCGTTTAATAAATTAAAAGTTAAGAACCAATTTGATGAAACAATTGGTAAATTTCACTTTTATGACCATTTATTTTGTATACCAAATTATTTAGACGGTGTTAAAATTGGTGTAACCTCATCATTTGAAATTACTCATGAATCCGTAGGACAACCGAATCAAGAATTTTTTGAATCAAAAGATAAATTTATTTTAAAGTGGGGAAAAAAATTACCCTTAGATTTGAAACCTGAAAAAATATATGTCCCCGAAATTAAAGAAAAACCAATTAAAAATATTGGTAAAGTTGCCATTATTATTCCGACCAAAAGTAAATTAGATTTATTATTACCTTGTATCGAATCATTTTACGAACATTGTAACGAAAATTTATTTGAAATATTCATATCAGACACTGGTTCATCAGAAGAAGAAAAAAATGAAATTAAAAATTTTATTTCATTTAAACAAAACATAAAGTTAATTGAATATGATTATTACAATTTTGCGAAAATAAATAATGATGTCGTTAAAAATCATTTAACTGACTCTCATGAGTTCATTTTATTTTGTAATAATGATATTAAGGTTTGTAATAATGCGATTTACGGAATGTTAAAAATCTTCAAAGAAAATAAAAAAGTTGGGACCGTAGGTGCTAGACTTCACTTTAAAGATAATACAATACAACATGGAGGTATTACAATGTTAATTAATGGTAATAATATTTTAGGTGTCACCCATAATAATTTAGGTAGTTACTATGGTGATTCGATTAGTAAGAAAACTATTCTCGGAAGTACCGGAGCGTTATTAATGATAAAAAAGATAGTATTTGAACAATCCGGATATTTTAACGAAAATTACATCAATTGTTTTGAAGATGTTGAATTAAATTTAAAAACTAACTTGTTAGGCTACTCTAATGTGTATGACGGAAATATAGTTGCGTATCACTATGAAAGCAGTACAAGAAATGAAGATGAAGATAATATAAAAAAATTAATGTCAGATTACCACAATAATTTATTACCATTCATAATTAAACATTTTAATCATTTAAAAGATAAAATTCAAATTATTAATTAAAAAAAAATGAGAATAGAGTTACACACAAAACCGTGGTGGGGTTATAATAAATAAAGAAAAGTATTACTCATCAAATGTTACTAAATAAATAAAACAAAAATATATTATAATATGAAAATTGGAGTTATTGGGGCAAACACGTTAGGAGTTGCCTTTTCATTAATATGTGAAAAAGCTGGATACGATGTCACGATTTATGATGAAAATGAAGACGTTATTTCGAATCTGAATCAAGAAATATACAACACAACCGAACCATTAATTCAAAAAATGTTATTCGACTCATATGAGTTTTCCGGAACTACAAATGTTATTGAATTAATAGAGAGATGTGATTTTATATTTACATTCGTCGACACAATACCAACCATTGATGGTGGAAATGATACTACAAAAGTTTTTGAGGTGTCAAATCATTTTTTCACAGCGTCACAATTAGATATACCGATTCATAATAAAAAATTCATAATTGGGTCAACAATGAATCCTGGTGAAACAGAACAGATTCAAGAAAAATTACATATGTTCAATATAGAAGTTGGGTATTGCCCAACAATGTCATCTGAAGGTAATATAATTAACGGGTATTATAGTTCTGACATTATAATAATTGGGACTGAACACCAAGAACTCTCGAATCATTTAATTTATTTGTTTAGTAAAATTCAACCAAACGGACTTAATGTTCATACAATGTCTTCTAAAGCGGCAGAGATTTCTAAATTATCAATAAATGCATATTTGTCTATGAAAATTAGTTTCGTTAATATGTTAGGTGATTTATTTATTAAATCCGGATTAAAAGAAGAATGTGGTGTGATATTAAATGCTATTGGGGGAGATTCGAGGATTGGTTCAAAATCACTTAAATATGGGTTCGGATATGGAGGACTTAATCTCCCAAGAGATTCTAAAACACTAACTGAATTTATAAAAAAATATGAAATCGATGATACATTAATATCATCGATTAAAAATAGTAATGAAAATCATTTAAAATTCTTAAAAGAACATTACATATCTCAAAATCCGAATAAAGAAACCCCTTTTGTTGTTGAATATATTGGGTTTAAAAAAGGGACTGAAAATTTAATGAATTCACAACAATGGAATCTTTGTCTTGATTTACTTAAGGAGGGGTATTATATTAATGTGATTGATGACAATAAACTTGGTATTCAATTCCATGAGTTATGTTTATTTTATAATAATAGACTTAAATTTTATAAATCAGGTACGACGCCTGAAGGATATAAAATCAAATTATAATGAAATTTATAACAGAAAGAACCGACCAAGAACTTATTAGAGAGATATGTGATAAGAATAAGTTTATAATACTATACTACTATAAATCAAATAAAAACTAAAAATGCAAAAACCTACAAAAGGAATTAAACCAAAACCAACATCTGATGTTACAGGTGACAAAGTTGATAAAAAAACTAAAAAACAATTAATTTGTTCGTTGGTTAAAAAGAAAACTAAAGAAAAATTTTTATCAGAGGGTCAAAGAAAATATTACGATATTCTTAACAACAATCAGATAACAATTTGTTCCGGACCCGCAGGTGTAGGTAAAAGTTATATCGCAATGAAAGCAGCTGTTGATTTATTGTTAGATGAAACAAATTTTTATGAAAAAATAATAATTGTTAGGCCAGCCGTTGAAGCAGAAGAAAAACTTGGTAGTTTACCAGGTGGAGTAGAAGAAAAATTAGACCCTTATATTTTTCCATCTTATTATCTTTTAAATAAAATTATAGGTAAAGAGACAAGGGAAAAATTAAAAGAAATTGAAGCGATTGAAGTATTTGCATTGGCTTACATGAGAGGAATGAATATCGACAATTCAATATTAATTTTTGAAGAAGCCCAAAATTCCACCCCAAGTCAAATGAAACTTCTTTTAACAAGAATTGGATTTAATTCAAAATTCTTTATTTCAGGGGATTTGGAACAATTTGATAGACATAAAGATAGAACACAAACCGGGTTATGGGATGCTCTTAAAAAGTTTCAAGATTTAGAAGATGTTGGGACATTTGAATTTAGTTCTGAGGATATTGTGAGAAATCCATTAATTTCTAAAATATTAAAAAGATACGAACCATGAGAATTGGGATAGAGTTAAATGGGGTGTTGAGAGATACCCTTAAAAAAATACAACAAGAGTACGAAAAATGGTATATTGAAAATCCATTTAAAGAAGAAGGTGAAGAGGGATTTGAATATCAAGTAATCTCTGATTTGACAACTTTGAATATCATGACTCACCTTAAATTTAAAAATGAGGACGAATTATATGATTTTCTTTATAAAGAACATACAATGGAGATTTTCGGTCATTCGGGGTCTGTTGAAATATCGAGTATGTCCGACTTTAACGAATTTTATTTGGACATTAGGGATAATCATGATGTTTTAATTGTTTCCGATGAAATGGGTAAATCAAAACCAGCTTCATTATTTTTTATTTCAAAATTTGGTTGTTTAGTCGAAACTATAAAATTTTATAGCGAATCAACAATAAATTTGATGTGGGATTCAATAGACGTTTTACTTACCGCAAATCCTAAACTATTATTAGACTATCCTGAGGGTAAAACGATAATAAAGTTTAACACCATTTATAACTCAGAAATTAACATCGAGCACTCAATATCAAGTATTAAAGAGCTCAAATCTAAAATCGAAAAAATTTATGATTAATGTATTAGGAGAAGTTTATTATATTGACTTAGACTTAGTTGAAGAATACATTGGAATCTCCAATGATAATGAGACACTGTCAGGAGACACATCCGAAGTGAAAATAAATATTGTTAAGTTTGACTTAGTAAAAATGATGTTAGACACGGTATTATCAGAGCATGATGAGCTTGACGAAACATTAGGTATGAAACAAACATCAAATACCAGTATACCATTTAGAATTGCCTTCAATAGCCTATTAAACAAAAAACTTATAAATCACTATTAAAATATGGAAAATTCGTTAGAAGAAAAAGTAAAACAATCCATCCAAACATTAAGAGACAAACAATCAAGAATTTATCTATTAGTTCAAGACACTAAAGGTAATGCAAGAGCATCTGTTCGTTTTATGTATCAAATGGGCAAAACATTAAAAGACAATGGGTTCAACCCAATCATACTTCATGAAAAGGTAGATTATGCCGGAGTTGTTGCATGGTTAGACGAATCTTATATGGAGTTACCTCACAAGGCAATTGAAGGTCAAAATTTGGAGATATCTCCTGAAGATTTTTTGATTATTCCAGAAGTATTTGGTTACATAATGGACCAAGTTAAACAATTACCATGTGCTAAAATTGTGTTGACTCAATCATACTCATATATGTTAGAAACGTTACAACCAGGTCAAACTTGGTCTCAATTTGGGTTTATGAAATGTATCACAACTAATAATAAACAAAAAGAATATATTGAGAAAGTTATGAGAAGTTGTTCTTTTGATATTCTTGAACCTTATATTAGTGAAGTTTTTACACCTAAATTATTACCCGCAATGCCAATCATTGGTATTCATACTAAAGACCAAAGTGATGCAGTCAATCTAATTAAAACATTTTATTTGAGGTTTCCTCAGTATCGTTGGTTTACCTTTAGAGATTTAAGAGGTTTATCTGAAGTAGAATTTGCTAATTCTCTTAAAGATTGTTTTGTTAGTGTTTGGGTAGATAATGAAAGTGGATTTGGTACATTTCCATTAGAATCTATGAAATCAAATGTTCCTGTGATAGGTAAAGTTCCCGACTTACCTCCGACTTGGATGAATGAAGATAACGGTATTTGGATAACAGACCATACATTACTTGCTGATGTTATTTCAGATTTTATTCAAAATTGGTTAGAGGATAATATTAAACCTGAACTTTATGATGAAATGAAAAAAACATCAGAACAGTTTTCGGACAAACAAAAATTTGAATCATCAGTAGTTTCATTATTTGAAAATTACCTAAATACGAGAGCGGATGCGTTCGAACAACAAATCACTAAAACAGAAGAATAATATGGAAAACAAATTATCACTTTCAATTATATTACCAATCAAATCTTCAAAAGTAAAAGACTTTGAAGACTATTTTAATAAGGCAATTGAGTCTATTAAAAATCAACAAGTCAGTATTGAAGAATTAGTAATAGTACATACTCCTGAAGAATCATTAGTGTCTTTCATTAGCGGATACGACTTTGGAGAATTAAAGATTAATAAATTAGTTTGGGATAAAGACCCGAGTTATATGGACCAAGTTAACCATGGTATTAAAAACGCTAAAGGTGAGTGGATTTCATTATTTGAGTTTGATGATGAATATTCTTCAATTTGGTTTAAAAATGTTAAAAAATATACAGAATCTTACCCCGAAATACAAATGTTTTTACCGGTAGTTGTTGAGACTGACGATAAAGGAGTGTTCGCAGGATTCACCAATGAGGCTACTTTTGCGGCAAATTTTACACAAGAGATGGGATTTTTGACAAATGAAACATTGCAGAATTATCAAAATTTCCAAACTGCCGGGTCAGTTTTTAAAAAAGAAATTATTGAAGATTTTGGAGGATTTAAATCGTCAATTAAATTAACATTTATCTATGAATTTTTATTAAGGTTAACTTATAATTCAGTTTCAATTATGACCATCCCAAAGCTTGGATACAAACATATTAATATGAGAGAAGGTTCTATTTTTTGGAACTATAAGTTTGGTGAATCAGTAATGACTGAAGATGAGGTAAAATTTTGGATTCAAACGGCAAAACGAGAATACTTTTTCGTTGAGGATAGAGCCATAAAGTATGAACCATTAAATGAGTAAATGCAAGAAACTCTATCTGCGTCAACAGAAGATGTTTTATCGAAAAAAAGAGGTAGGAAAACCGTTAATTTAAACTATTTTGATGTAAGAGAAGAATTAGCCGTAAGGAATTTTTTAATTGCGGAAACCTTTGAGGAAAAAAATAAAATTTATAATGAATTTTTAAGAGGGCCTTTAGATAAAATGATATCTTCTATTATTAGACGATACAAATTATATCGTAAAGATATGAATTTTACTGAAATTCATACGGACACTCACTCATTTTTGATGACAAAAGTTGATAAATTCAAACCATCAAAAGAGAAAAAAGCGTATTCGTATTTTGGTACCATTTGTAAAAATTATTTAATGGGTCAAATAATTAAAGACCAAAAAGAAACTAATAGGAGAGTATCTTATGAAGACATTTCCACCAGTATTGAAGAAAGACCGGATATGATTTATAGAATTGATGATGATATTGTTGAAAGTCATGCCATCATCAATGAGTATCTTAAGGAATTAAAAGACTTCATTGAGAAAGAATCATTAAACGATAATGAAAAAAAATTAGGTTACGCTCTTATTGATTTATTTGATAATTATGAACAGATTTTTTCAGGGGCGGATAATAACAAATTTAATAAAAATGTTATACTTCTTTCGTTAAGAGAAATGACTAACTTGAGTACTAAAGAAATTCGTAGTTCAATTAAACGATTTAAAAAACTTTACCTAATTATTCAGGTAAAAATGAAAAACTAAATGGGAAGTATTTATTAATATGGCAAGACCTACAAGAAAAGAAATTAATTTTTCAAAAGACTCTATATTATCTCTTATGCAAGAAATCTACAATGAACTTGTTGAGCAAAGACAAACCGCGATTAGAATTCAAAACAAAATGTTGGCAATGTTGAAGGACCCTTCCGATATGATTACTATTGGTCCGGTAATTGAAAAACAACAAAAAATTGTTAATGATTGCGTCGAGAAAAAAATTAGTCTTTCTAAACTACAGTCAAGTATTTGGGAAAAATCTAGTAATAATACTGAGTCATTTTCAATGGCTGACTTAGACGATGATTTAATACAGAATCTTATTGAAAAGGATGTTTCTGATGATTTGGAAACATATAAAATGAAATAAGATATTATGGCAATACCTGATTTAGTAAATTCTGAACAAAAAATTCAAAGTAGACTTAACGCAATTAAGACATTTAATGATGTGTCTCAATCGGAAAAGTCTTTAATTAAAAATGCGGGTAATTCATTATCTAAATCTACCGCAGAAATATCGACACAACTTAATAAAATTAAAGACTTACAAAAAAGGTATTTAAAAGACCCTCTAAATTCAACTGACAAATTATTAAATTTTTTAGGGACAACTAAAGGAAATGGGTCTGAGTCATTAGGATACCTTAAAAAAAAAGTACTCGAAGTTGCGGTTAAAATTGAACCAACAATTGCAGCAATAGTTAAAGAACAAACAATTAAGGCTTTGGGGTGTTCTCAGGAACAAACCTATACAGGTTTTAATCTTAACGGACTTCAAATAAGTCCATTATCCACATTACCTCAATCTGAAGGTATTTACATTCCTATACAATCGATTGATTTCTTTTCTAATTTAAAAAATTCACCAGACACTAAATTTGGTAAAATGTTTTATGAAAAACCGGTTCCGTCCGCTAGTACGATATTTAAACCGTATGGTGGGACAAAGTCATTTCCAATGAACAAACAAATGTATCAACTTACCGAGACTCAAAATTTAGGTAAATCATTTTCACAAATTAACGGTAAAAATTACTTAGGTAAATCCGGTCAAAATTTATTTGATTTCCAATACACTAAACAAAATAGCTTTCAAGTAACCGGAGATTATTATAGAGTATTGTTACTTAATCGAGAAAATAATATAAATAATGTTGGTGAATTTTTATCGGATTATTATAGTACTATTAAATTAATTGACCCAGTTGATGTTGGAATGCAATTAGTTAATATTGTTTCAGGCGCAATCAGTATAAATTCTCAAATTGGTAGTGGGGAAATAACTAATCAATCAAAATTTATGCTAATCGCTCAACGAATTTTAGGACTTTGTTTTGATTCAAGGCAAGAAATTGATGTTAGTGGTACCGCTAAAATTGCGGAATTAGATGGGGTTGATGATAGTTTTTTTGAATTAACGGAGATTGATTTAAGAAATATAGAAATTGAAATTTCAAATATTCAAAACGGGGTAATGGAATTTGTTGATTGTGATAACGTTAAATTACCTGTTGATACAGAATCATTGGTTTCTCAGCTTGTTGATTTTCGAGATAATGTTGATAATCAAACAACTGAACAACAAGTTAACACTATTAATACAATTGTTAATTCAATTTCACAAAACCCTCAGTGGTCTCTGATGATTCCATCTAATTTTAATGCTAGTGTTGCAATTGATAAAAATATAATTAAAAAAATACCTTTGGCGGTTGCATCTGGAGTTTTATCTCCCAAAGTCTTATTACCACTTTATACTTTACTCTCAGTTGTTCAATCAGGGGCGACCTATACTTATAACCAACAGGTAACTTCAGTAAATCAAGTTATTCAATCAGGTAATAGTAATACAACACAAGGGAGTAATATTGTTGCAGATGGTGCTGATTTTTTAAAGAAATATAAAAAATTCTCAATCGAAGTTATATCTTTAATTAATAGCGAATTCTTAAAAGTGTTATTTCAAGAATTAAAAAAAGATATTTTAAATTTAGTCGTATTAATTTTAAAGGATGTGACAAAATCTCAAAGATTAAAAAAATACGCAATTATTTTAAAATTAGTTCAGTTGGCATTAATTGTATCACAACTAATCAATGACTATCGAAAATGTAAGTCATTAATGAGTAACATTTTATTATTACTTAACACAATTAACGGATTAGGTCCTAAACAATTAATTAGTAGGAATGCTATACCCCTACCATTATTATACATGGCTCAATTTTTACCGGGATTTTCACCTGAAAGAGCTTCGATTAATACTATTGAATTACTACAAGGGATAGGAATACCAACAGGTACATTACCTGACGGTTCCCCGAATTTAATGTTATTATATAATTTAATGGCGAATAAAGGTGTTGATACGGAAAGAGCAGAAAATGAATGGGTGCAAGTCGCCATTACAAGTCCCGCCACAGGTGTCGGAAAACCAGTATAATATGAAAAAAGAAGAATTTGAAAATATAATTAAGGAGCAATCTAATCTCAAAAACTTACCTAACCAAAAATTAGTTGAGTTCATGGATTTACTATCTTCAGATTTTGAAGGTACTAAACAAAGTATAATAAACTCAACACTTTATTTAGATAAAGTCGAGGAGTTATATAATAACACTTTAAAAGTTTATCAAGAAAGAACTAAATAATGAGTAAACCTATATTTTATCAATGTATTGTCTTAGATAATCAAGACCCTCTAATGCTTGGGAGAGTAAGGGCTAGAATAGTTACGGACAATTACGAAGATATTCTTAAGAGTATTGATAGTCCTAAATGGAATCCTGAAAAAGACCCATGGACTTCAAGGGACCCGTTAGTGTTTAATTCATTATTACCTTATTTTGTTTATCAAGTTCCAAAGGTTGACGAGTTAATTCAAGTAATGTTTTTAAATGTTGATTTTAAATATCAAAATCAATATTACGTTCAGAATAATTTCTCAAGTCCGACATCCACATTTAAAGAATTTAATTTTGGTGCAAATAAATTCACTGGGACCGGTTTTCAGATTGAGAACCCAAGACCACTAAAAAATCAAAATGGGACTTACACCGATAATGGTATTCATGAGGGGGTATTTCCTCAACCAGGTGATAACGCTTTATTAGGACGTGGTAGTGCCGATATTGTTATAAAACAAGATGAGGTTTTATTAAGGGCGGGAAAATTTAAAGGTGAAACATTACAACCGAATGTAGTACCTGTCGGTAATTCTCAAAGAGGATTTTTCCAACTTACCAAATTTAATAGTGTTAAACAAAGTTTGGCACCAAAAACTTATTTTGAACTTAAAGAAAATGTTCTTTTAACCAAATATCTAATAGAATGGGTTGTTAATAATCCTGAAAATAGTCAAGATAAGTTTGGAGGTTCCGTTTATTTATATCAATTAAAATCAGATATTTCTGTTAATACAAAAAATTTAACAGTTGGTAGTCCTATTAATGAAAATCTAAAACAATTAATAACAACACAAGATTTTTCATTATTAACTAAATCGGACACAATTAAATTCATTAACGCATTTATTAAAAAATGTAATGATAAAAGTCCTTCAATTGGGGGAGTTGTAACTTTTTCATCTAATGCTCAAGACACCAATTTCCCAATATTTTTTAGACCATCAAATTCAATGTATTCATTAATTAATTCAACCTCATCTAGCATTGAATCAATTAATATTTCTCAAATATATAAAGAGGTTAAATTAAACTCTGCAGACCCAGGAGGTTATGGATTTATTTATGTTAAAGGTAAAGTGACTTTACGTACTCCTTTAGTTCCTGTTAAAGTAGTTGTCCCACAAGATACTTATATTAGTACAGAGTCAACATATGGCGCTATTGGTGCGGATAAATTATATTTGTTGTCTCATCTATCTCAAATACCGGGTAAATCAAAAATAAATTTTGATAATACATTATATGGAATTGATACTAAAAAATTCGCAGATGACATTGAACCTAATACTTCAAGTATGGTTAGAGGTGAAGAACTTTTAGAATTAATCAGTTTAATTGTTAGATTCTTGGTTAGTCACACACACGCTTATCCAGGATTACCCCCTGTTAATGTCACTCAAGATGGTTCTAACGTTGCAAACATACTTACTGAAATGCAAAATGCCTATACTAAAATACTTAATGAAAATATTCGACTTAATTGATATTTATAATTAAAAAGATAGATGTCAATTTTAAGGTCTTATATAGATAAAAACAATACCATTATTTCAAACTCTTATGTTAATACAGGAAGGAACCCTGTTATTGAGTTAAATTTTGGTGCTTCTGATTTAATTGTTCCAAACTTTGGGTATACGAGATTCATCTTCGATTTAGATTTATCTTTACTACGTCAAAACATTCAATCGGGTGTAATCTCAACAGGTTGTACTACCGGAATGACACATACATTAAACATGACTAATACCTCTTCATTTGATAACGAATTATTAAATACTTTCATGTCAAACGAAAGAAGAAGGGCAACCTCATTTGATTTAATCCTATTTAGAATCCCTGAGATTTCCGGAACTACCGGAGGACCTCAACTATGGGATGAAGGTGTTGGATTTGATTATAGTGATTTTAATGTTAGTAAAGGAACCTCAAATGGTTCTTCAACCCCACTTACCTATGTTGATAGTCGTGCATATTCGTCAAGACCATCTAACTGGTTTCAAACAACCACAATAGATAATTGGTCTCAACCGGGAATATATGACAACACTAATCAAGGGGTTGTTAATTATTCGGGATTAACTATTGTTAGTCGACAACATTTTGAATTAGGTAATGAAGACTTATATATGGATATGTCCGCCGAAATTAATGGAGTGTTAAATGGAAGTATCACAGGAGTTACCGGGTGGGGATTGGCGTATCTCCCTCAAATTGAGAATATTTCAGGTCTTACCGATAGTTATAGTGTTGCATTCTTTTCAAGACAAACCCAGACGTTTTACCAACCATTCCTACAAACAACATATAATGATTTAATTCAAGACGATAGAAATCAATTTCTAAAAAACCAAGTTAATAAACTTTATCTATATATCTACCAAAATGGGAATTTTGTAAATTTAGATAGAAACCCTATTGTAAACGTTTATACTCGAGATAATTCACTTTGGTCAGGTGCGACCGGATTAACTTCTTGTCTAATTACAAAAGGAATATATGAAGTCACTATTCCTAATGTATTTTCAGGATGTGCCGCCCCATGTGTTTTTTACGATGTATGGTCAAACCTTTCAATAAATGGACAAGGAATACCAAATGTAGAAAATCAATTTATTCTCCAAGAATATACTTCAGGAATACAAATTGGGTCAACATCTAAGGAGCCTCAAAAATATGGATTTAATTTTTATGGTATATTACAAAATGAAAATATCCTTAATACCGACATCAGGAAAGTTGGGGTAACCATTAAAAAGGCGTATACCGCTCAACAAATGTTATTAGATGTTTCTTCATATTATCGAGTATATGTAAAAGAAGGGACGACTGAAGTTTTAGTTCAAGATTGGACCCCAATTAATAGAACACCGAATGAATATTATTTTATGTTTGACATGAGAGATAAAATACCAAATCAATATTATGTTGATATTCAAGTAAATACATCAGGTGAAAAAGACACCTATAAAAAACAATTAACCTTTAATATTGTAAATCACAAGTAATGAATAAAATAGTTAAACTAACGGAATCCGATTTAAATAGAATCGTAAAGAAAGTTCTTAAAGAACAAGAAGTTGCTGATTATATGTTTTTTAGTAATCTTCAACAAATTAAAAGACAATGTGAAGTCTTATTAGAAATGGACCCTCAACAAATCGATGAAATTATTAATGAAGGGGGGCATGATTGGGCGGATGACCATGTAACTGAAGCCAAAAATAATATGGACCAAGTATTTGATTTTTTAATGAATGAAACCAAAAAAGAATATATCGATTATGAGGAGGTAAACGAAGGTAAAAAAAAAATGTTGCAACCAATAAAAAATTATGGAAACAATCTTTAGATTGGGCGAGGCAACGATATGACGTTTGTCCTAGCGCTTATTGTAATGGTGCTGCCGTCAAACGATACAATTCTAAGGGGGGTAAATGGAAAAAAGAGTAATAATACTCTTTTTTTTCCGTAAAAAATTACATACTTAGACACTTTACCCAAAAACCATATATTTATATATATGGAAACAAAATATTGTAAAAAATGTGATAATTTTATCCCTATCGGTGAATTTCATCAATCACAAAATTCTTCATTGTGTAAATACCATCATAATGAGATTGGTAGAAATAATAAAAAAAAATATCGAAAAGACCCGAAAAACAAAGAAAAAGAGAGATTAAACTATCACGAAAGAAAAGTTAGACTATGGGCAAATTATCTCCTATCCTCAACCAAAAAAAGAAATTATGAAAATAATTTAACTGTTGAAGATATTTTAGAGATATATAACAAACAAGAGGGTAAATGTTATTGGTTTAAAATCCCTTTAATCCCTTCAACTATTAAAAAACACCCTCAAAAACCATCTTTAGATAGAATAGATGGGTTAAAAGGTTATACAAAAGAAAATGTTGTATTATCCTGTTATGCTGCTAATATCGGAAGAAATGAAACTTCAAGTGAAATTTGGTCTGATTTTTTAGAGGTCTTGTTTAATGGTGTTAATAAAACTGAAAAAAAGATAAATAACGAAGTAATTAAATTAAATAAAAAAATTGAGGAAACCGATGACAGGGACGAGTTCGCAATTTATGATGAAAATTTAAATTGTACTGTAGTTAAAAATTTAAATCAATATGCTAGAGATAATAATATTAGCGTAAATACTATACATTCAAGTCGGAAAAAAATAAATAGAGTTATTCAAAAAGGATTAATTATATTAAATCGAAGTAAAAAAGAGACCGTGGAAAAACGAATGTATCTATTAACATCACCAAACGGTAATAAATACACGGTTCAATCATTACGAAAATTTTGTAATGAAAACAACCTTAATGATAGTGCATTACAAAAAGTGGGAAAAGGAGAAATTAAACATTATAAAGGTTGGGGATGTGAATATGTGACAAAAATTTTAATTTAAAAAGTTTGGTGTATTCAAAAAAATATGTTTACCTTTGTCGAGTTAAAACACGATAAACTATGAGGCATTTTTTTAGAAAAACGAGATTAAAAATTTACTTGAAATTTAGGGGGATTACCCGAATTAAAATGTCGTCTGTTGATAAGAATGAGATAAAATCTTCTGCGATTTGTCGGCGTTTAATATCTCACCCGGATTCTAAATTTTTAATTGCTCCATTATCCCATAAAAGATATATTAAAAACGACCCATTAGGGATGTTTATTGTTTTATCAAACAATAGAATTAACATCACTAATCACATATATAACTATGATGTTAATTTAAGTCCAGCAATTTCCGATAAATTAAACGATATGTTTGATAATAAAGTTGAATTGTTAAGACAAACTTTTGAAACTGAAATTAAAAGTCAAATTAAGCATTCTCTTACCACAATACTTGAAAAACTTATGTAGATAGTTGTTCTTTAATCACTTTTAAAATTAAACCTCTTAATGATTCATTTTGAGGTTTTTTTATTGGGGTTTTAATTAATCTTTTTTTAGTCCCATTCCACACCGATTCTGACTCTTTAATTGGATTACCACTTAAAGTGGGATTAACAGCGGAACCCTCTTCATCATTCTGACCTCGGTAACTTTGTTTTTGTTTCATTAACAAATGAGACATTTTTTTAGTCTTAGACTCTATCTCTTTTCTTTTTTGGGGGGTTTCCTTATAATCTCCATCCGCCTCTTCATAAGCCAATTCTGCATTTGTATAGTGGTAAACTTCATCAGTAAATGGGTCTAATTGTTTTTTTTCCCATATTTGAGGGGCTAAAACAATTGGTGTTTTATAATTTCCGGAACTTCCGGAACCTGTTGCTTCATTTATTCTATTTTTTTTCATATACTTAACTATAAATATACAATTAAAGAATAATGGAACAAGAAAGACAACCACTAGGGTTATTATTTGATAGCGTGGGATATAACTCCCCTGAAGATGTTGATAGATTAATAGATGACATGACTATTGAACAATCTTTTTATATCTTAACTCAATCGTTACACTATGTTCATAGTTCTCGATTATTTACGATGCAAGAAACTGAATTAGTTTCAAAATCGTTAAGGATACTACATAAAGTAATGTCGGGTAATAATGAATCAGAAACAACTGAATAAAAAAAAAAAGGTCTCACGGGACCTTTTTTTATTTAATTATAGTTTGTTTCCACAAGAAGGACAAAATTTAAAATTACTTTTTGTTTTGACCCCGCATTCCGTACAGTAATTTCTTATGTCAGAACTTGTTTTGTTTTTAGTACTCAAAGGTTGTATTTGAATTCGAATCTGATGAGACGCATAATACTCAAATTCTTTATTTGAGTTTTGAAAATGTTGATTTGTTTTTTCACCCTTTTCAACTCTTCCGGTTTCAATACTTTTACTTATTGGGGTTTGGGATGAATTGTAAAATGCCGTATTAGTTATACCGGCAGTATTAGTTATACCGGCAGTATTTATGACCCCACTAACATTTGACGATGTGTTAAATGCCGTTGAAGAAATGCCATTAGTGAAAGTTGAACTACCACAAGTCCCAAAAATTGAATTATCTGTTGTTGTTGAAATAAAGGTTGGATTGTATGTACTATTCAATTGATTTAGATTGGTGGTACCGTAACGATAATTATTACTCAATGTTAAATGGTTATTTCGTTTCTCATTGTAGAACTCAATTCGTATGTCCCCGTTTAAGGCAATTGCCGATTGATTTTCCGAAGTATTATTAACAGTGTAGGTACTGAACTGAAATTTGTTATTTGTGTCGAAGAAACGTTCTAAAAACACTCTTTCTCCGGGTCTTAAAACTAAACCACTTTGTGAGATATAATCACCATGTAATTTTATTTTACAAAGAATAGTGTTTTGGGTTGGATTATGAATTTCGAATTCAAAATTGTCATTGTCTTCCATGAAGACTACGTGTCCGTTATAAACTTTTAGACGCGATTTTTTCTTAGTGATGTGAGCATTTGGTTTGCTCACCGCAGTTGTGTAATTCATTTTACTTAATTTTATAATAGTTAATGACTATGTTACTGATACCTTTGTGTCCGTGAATACTCTAAAGTCAAATTGACTCGGGACCAATAATCTAAAATCTATTAATAAATATATCTGAAAAAATTTTGCAGTGAAGTAAAAAATATTTATTTTTGTAGGAAATATTTAAATTATGAAAAAGTTATTATTATTGATTCTACTTATGGGAAGTTTATCGTCATTTTCACAAGTAAAGAAAAAAACCCCTAAACCCAAAAATTTGGATAAAGAGGTTAATCTTTCTTTAGATTCACTTTCCAAAATTTATAAAAAAAATGTTCTTGTGGTAAAAACATTTATTATAAATGACACATTAAAAAGATATATTGGGTACATTAAAGATGATAAATTATACCACGAATTGATTGAAGTAAAACGTATTAACTAATACAACGCCCAATTAAACCATATCCTGTTTTAATTTTATCCGTACCTATTGGGGAAAATACTTTAACTTTTTTATCCCCTGATGGTGAGTCAAATGGTATGGTAATGCCTTTATTAGATAAATTATAAATAACAAACTCAGTCTGACCTTGTTCTATCATTCTTTTCATCTTCAACAATGGTGGTCCAATTTCATCACCTGATTTTTGATACTGAATTGAATTTGAGTTATTTAATAATTGTCTAACCAAATCATTATAATCAGTAACTGTTATTGTTAAAATCTTACTTCCTGAAACGGCCACTGAATTATTAATTTTTAATTTAGTTAAGAAAAAAACAGATAATGGAGTATATTTCCAATCTTTATATTTGCTAACCTCACTTGTGATATAACCAGTGTCTGTTTCAATGTTACCATCATTTGTCGTGATAATTAACCTATCAGGTATTTGGCCTGGAGTAAATACCATTTCCCCTTTACCATTCAAGAACTCATCAGTTAAAACATAATTTAATTTTGGGTCTCCCTGACCTGCATTAATTCCTAAATTAAAATTACATTTTGTACCTCCACCTTTAATATCAAAGGTTACAAATTGTTCTTGACGATATTTTTTAATTAAATCAGGATTTCTATTATCCCCTTTTGTTTTATCATATGGGGTTGACCCTATTTTAACATCTGATTCGGATTTTGGAGTGTTAATTGTTAAAACATTCTTTTTTATTAAATCAGGAAATATTTCATCAAAATATTTTTTAACGGAATTAGCCCTTGCCAAACCTAAACTACCTTTAGTCTCAAAACCTTTAGGGTTTGTAACATTAGATTCTCCGGATGAAATATTCACAACAAATTGACCACCGCCAGAATTTTTAATAAACTCTTCTATTTTAGGTTTTAATGATAATATAACATTTTTAACTTTTTCAGAATCATACTCACCAAATCCAAAATTATTTCCAATATTTTGAGTTGGGAAAGTTTTTTGTACGGGTGTGTTATTAATATTTTTTGAAATTAATTGTTCGTTAATTAAATATAAATTTTTAGTCGCACTTTCATGTAAATTAAGAATTCTATTTCTTTCATCCTTGTTAATATCCCAAGTTTGTTTAATCATTTTTATTTTTAATTATAAATAGTTTAAATTATCTTATTAATTTTATTTTGTGAATTACCATAATATCATTATCTTTGTACTCTAAAATAATAGATATGAAAAAAAAAATTTTATTATTCGTTATTGGTGTTCTAAGTTTAGTTTCAGAATCTTGTATCTCCCAAAAATTTAAAAATGGTGATATCATATTCCAAACATCAAAATCGTCTCAAAGTAAAATGATTCAAATTATTACCGAATCAAAATTAACTCATTGTGGTATAATTTTTTATCAAAACGGAAAACCTTACGTATTTGAAGCGGTTCAACCTGTAAAAATAACACCTTTACAAAAATGGATTAGTCGTGGTTTTAATGAAAAATATATTGTATCTAGAGTTAAACTCCCATTAACTAATAATCAATTAAAGGAAATGTACGGATATTCCAAATCTTTACTTGGTAAAAATTATGATATTAAGTTTGAATGGTCGGATAAAAACATGTATTGCTCAGAATTAGTTTATAAAGTATTTGTTGCTGGAGACCGATTTATTGGACGAGCAAAAAAATTCTCCGATTACAACTTAAACAATAAAATTGTTAAAGACGCAATCAAGAGAAGATATGGGGATTCTATTAATCTAAATGAAATGGTTATTACACCTGTTGATATATATCAAAGTTCTGAACTTAATACAATATACGATAATTACTAAACTTGGAAGAAACTATCTGATTGGTCTTTAAAACTATTTACCACTGAAATTGGGGTTGGGAAACAAAAAGACCCCGTTTGAATCCCTCCTGATTTAGCTACATCACGATTGAACGTACCACAATTAGCGTCCTCGTCACCAATAGAGAAATCAAGAGCACTGTATTCTCTTTGCTTTACCGATGCATAATCAATTGCCCCGGATGGGTTTGGTAATTTAACGACCGCAACAGTCATTGACATTGTTGGTCCCGGTGGATAAGTTTTTTGTTTTGCCAATTTTGATACTTGTTTAGGGTTTAGTAGTTGACCATCTTTAATTTTACCTACTCTACCTAATGGGTGGGATAACACTTTACCATACCCTTTTTTAGAACCAGGGTATCTACCAAATTCATAACAAGTTGCATTACCGTCCGGTGATATTATAATACAACCACCGTGACCTAATTTACCATAAGTACCTTCTTTACCACCACCTGACGTAACTCTAACTAAAGAACCAAGTAATTGAGATAAACCACTTTTCCCATCAATTTTAGGTTGATATTCGGGGAATGCCCATATTAACATAAACCCACCGTTTTTTGACGGTGAAGTTACTTTATTAGTTTTATTACCTTTAATCTTATCTAATCTTCTATCTTTCCCTAAACTAACTCTAGTATTATCAATTTCGGTTGGATTTAATTCCGGTTTAAGTTTAAATTTATCTGAACCTATAGATGTCTGAGTTTTTTTCTTTACTGGTTGTACTTTAGTTTGACCAACAACGGGAGGTGTTACTGTGTTTATAACAGGAATTTTTTCATTATATATTTTACCCTTTATTGAATTAATTGACTTAGGGTTATTTGCTAAGACCCAATTAGGGTTGTCCCCATCCGACGATTTAGCGTAATAATAATCATTCCCCATTTTACCGTAAACATAAGGGTCTCCCACATTACCTTTTTTGATTATGGCTCCTTGAGTGTTTTGAAGATTTTGAGGACCAACTTGTGGTTGTGTGGGTAGTCCCATATCTAAAGTAGGTTGTTCGGATAAATATTGTCTTTTAGTCGCAGACTCGTGAAGATTTAAAATTCGGTCTTTTTCTTCATTATTAATTAAAAATAAATTATTCATATTATTTTGGTGTTGAAACTGTTGTTGGAATTTGTGGTGCGTTAATTTGTGGTGCCGGTTGTTGTGTAGTTTCGGCGGGTTTTAAATCTGATTCAACGGGTTTAAGTTGTAATTTGTTGATTGCGACAATATTTTTATAAATTGCATTTGCTGTTTTTGGACCATATAAACCATCAGCAATTAATCCCGATTGAAATTTATCGTTTAATAATTGTTGTAATACCTGAACTCTTGGATTTTTAACCCCCATTTTAATTGGTTGAACGTTATTTGTTGGAGGTGGTGGTGTAGGCGCCACAGGTGTCTCAGGTGTGGTAGTTGTGGTTGCGGGTACTGCAGTTGTAGGTGCGGCAACCGGAGTTGATTGTTCTGAAACAACAATACCTCTTTTATACCCTAATAGGTATTTCATATTTTCAATCTCTTCTGATATAATTTTTTTCATCTCCATAATATTATTGGCTTAACAAATCAATCATTTTTTCAACATTAAGAGAATCAAGATTACCTGTTTGGTTTTGACCTAACAATTTTTGAATTTCCTTGGTTGTTCTTTGAGTTTGTTGTGTTATTTGTTGTCTTCTTTGTTGAATCTTTTGTTGTTGAACCATTTTAGGGTCAACTACTTGTGTTTTTGTTTTCGTTGCCGGTTTTTCTTTTTTAGGGTTTGTTATTGGTGTTGTTGAAGTCACCTTAAATGTTCCTTTATTTAACCAATCACCAGTTTTTGATATATCGGCAGTACTTTGAATTCCTATCGATTTTAAATGGGCGATAATTGATTTCATTCCCGGAACATCAATTGTCTCCCCATTAATCATAGAAGGTATATCGGAATATCCACCACCTTGTAACGCTAATTGAGCATTTACTGCATTATATGTTGGTATGTCCTTAATTTGAGATATCCAAGCAGGTAGTCCTGATGTTAAAGTTGTGTTTGTTCCAGGTCCACGAAAACCGGCGTATAAGTTTCTAGCAATTTTTTGAGCCTCAGTTTCTTGTTCTGTTAAGTATTGTTTCTTCGCAGCACTTTCGTGAATACTTAAGATTCTATTTTTTTCCTCTTCATCCAAGAAATATAATTTTTCCATAAAATATTTTATTTATAAATATCCAATATTTTATAATAATTTATTTGACTTACGAATATTCTCCTCACCCCACATCGGTTGGAGATTGTTTAACGACCAACATCTCATAAACTCATCATCTCCCATCTCTTGAATATTAAAAGAAGTGATTGGTAGTTTATGGTCAACATGCCAAATCCCATAATTATCCCAAGTCATCGTGTCCGTGAATTGTTTTTCTAAATGATTAATTAATTCTTCCGGTGTATATTGTAGGATGTCAAAGTAATGACCGTATTTATCCACATTACTTTCTTTTAAGACTGTGTAAATGGCGGTTCTGAAATTAGATATTAGTTTATATAATGGGTCTGAGTCTTTACGGTTTTTTTCATAATCACGTTTGGTTTTTCTCCACTTATCAACATTTTCAGTCCTCCATTTTTTATGATATTCTGTTAAATATTCTCTATTTTTTTCAGACCATTTTTTGTGATATTCTAATTTTTTTTCTTTATGTTTGTGATAAGTTCGTTTATCTGATTCTTTTTTACCACCAAGAAATCTTCTACCGGATGGGCCCATTATAACTCCATTTTCTTTTAATACTCTTAAAATTGTTGGTTTACTAATTCCCGTTTTTTCAGAAATAGTATGTGAACCTAAAAGGTCTTGATTATACATTTTAAGTATATTTTTTAACTCCTCTTCTGTTGGTATAAATTTTTTCATATAATATAAATATACAACAATTATACCAAAAAACCGATTATTGAAAATAAAGGAATAAAAAAAGGGACATATAGTCCCTTTTTATTAAATATTTTAAGATTTTGATTATCTCAATTCTCTTAAATCGAATGTTCTAACACCATCAACAGTAATTCTTCCGTAAAATCTGTTGTTCACCATTTTTTTCGCGTAACGAGTCATTATACCTTTAATCGGTGTAAAGTTGAATGGGTTGTACATTGTTGGAGTTAATTGTAATGGTACGTATGGTGCGTAGATGTATCCTGTGTCTAACAATGATGTTCCTTTGTGTCCCATTAACACTTGGTTTGGTGGGAAGTAAGGGTCACGGTAAACTTGGTAACGTCCTGCAAGAGTACCAACTCTTTCAATACCCATGTTGTATTGGTCTTGCTCAGGAGAAGCATTTGATACGTGGAAGTATTCTAAATCGTCAAAGATAGCAGAGATTTCAGAAGAAACAACAATCCAGTTAGCTCCACCTCTTAATGTAGATTTGTGGATTTGAGCAGAGATTTGGTTAATCGCTGTAATAAGCGTTTGGTTCCAGTCTTTTTGAGTATAAGGAACAGCAGAAGAACCTAAACGTTTCCAACCATTGTAATCCCATCTCAAGTTCCAAGCAGCACCTTTACGTAAATCTCTTAAGATTTCACGGTCAATTTCTGCCGCCACTTGCTCAGATAATAAAGCTGTTAATTCAGCTTCAGCATCGATGTTGTGGAATGCAGCAACGTCTTGTGCCATTTCAGGAGACCATTGTGCTCTTAATTTTCTTTCTGTTACAGAAACAGTAACTGACATAAGGTCAAAAGAAACCTCACCAATTTTATCTTCAAACTCTAAGTTTTTGTAGATTTTATAAGATGCGGTGAATGCAGCATCATTAGCAGTTGAAGATGAGAATGTTGAACCTGTGTAACCGTCCATTGAACCACCACAAGTAATACAAACTGGTACTTGTAAGTCAACCTCTAAGTAGATTTTACCTTGAGCATCACATACGTTGTCATATTGACCACCTCCTGTTTTACTATCAGGGAATACTAATGTAGAGTTATTATTTCCGTATTCAACAATACCTTTACCATATTTTTGAGTTACAACTCTAAATAAATAAGGGTTATTTACGTTAGCCGCAGTTGTTGGGTTACCAGCAGCGCCTTTAATAGTTAAATCAGCTAAGAAAGATTCGTTATCCATTGGTTGACCGTCAGGACCGATTAATTTACCTGCTCCATCAGATGCGAAACCTGACATAACGATTAATACTTTTCTGTAATCAGATGTTCCATATCCTGAAACAACTAATTGGTCTCCAGCCCACGCAACAGTTGCAACAGACGCAGTAATAGCGGAAAATTGTCCTTTTGAATAGTCATATAAACCTGGTGGGTCTAAAGCTGGTTCATTACCTTCATAGAATCTGTCATAAAGGTCTTTTGTATTATTGTAGTCATATCCACTGTTTGGTGTTTGACCTTCAGTTGCATTTGGTGCTCCGTAAGGTGCGTAGTGAGCTCCCGGAGTTTCGTATGCTTGAATGTTTGGTACGAAGTAGAATAATTTACCAATTGGTAAGTTCATTGCTTGTACTGAAACGATGTCGTTAGATAATAATTTAGAGAATACTCTTCTAACGATTGGGAAAACCACTGTTTCAAATGCACCTGTATCAGATGTAGATGATGCTTCGTTAATTAAATACGATGCTTGGTTTTCATATAATTGTGCAACGTTTTCTCTCATGTGACCTTTAAGACCCTCTAAGAATCCTAATTTATCCCATTTGTTGATTGTGTCTTCTTTGATAACTTTAAGGTGTTTTAACCCGATGTTACCAACTAATCCTGATTCTAATAATGCTCCCATTTTAAAATATTTTGTTTTTGATTTTTATTTATTTATTTTGATTACCCTAATTTACTCATTAAATCTTTCATTCTAAGGAATTGAGGATTTTCATAAGTTTTTGATTCAAGTAGAGTAGTCGATGAACCTGTAGATACTGTTTTTTGAATTTTGTTTCCTACTGATTCACTAATTGATTTTTTAATTTCTGGTTTAGATAATTCACCTTTAATTGACTGATAAAGATTTTTAGATTCTTTTAAAGTTTCAACATCGTCAAATCTTCTTAAGATATTAATTTTCTCTTTTTTAGTAGTCGAATGTTCAGTGAACAATCTTGTTGCGTAAGCTAAGTTTGAATTAAATATTGCAACTTCATTAAGTTTTTCTCTGAAAACATTTAACGCTTTTCTATACTCTTCATTTTTCTCTCTTAACAACGAAACTTCTTCAGTAGATTCTTTATAAACTTTATTACGATTTGGTGTAATACCTTTTCTTAATCCTCTACCTTCTTTGGAACCCATTCCATAAGTGTGGGCAGCTTCTTTAGTTTCCTCTTTTTCAAAAGCTTTTCTTTTTAAAGTGTCACCTTGTTTAGTAGTGTAATCTTTATCACCTTTAAAGGTTTTAGATTTATCACCCTTATTCATTCCGTAATCACCTTCTTTTGTTTCTACCTTAACAACTTTGGATTTTCCCCCCATATTTGCCCCTGCTTTGTATTCGAATTTAGGTTTACCTGTCCCTACTGATTTAGGCCCTTGTTTTCTTTTTTCATTGAATCCTCCAGCCACTTTTTTAATTTCAGTTTTACCTGGTCCATTTCCAATTCCAACACCTTTAGGTTTGATTGTTGATTTCGCTTCTCTCACAGCTCTTCTTGAATTGTAAGACTCTTCTAAATCCTCTTCTTCGTCGTCCATCATGTCATCTTCAAATTCGATTTCAAACATAATTTCTTCATCATCTTGGTCTAAATCGATGTCATTCGTACTACCACCCGCAAAAATCGCATCAAGTACGTCATCTGTAGTTTGGTCATCCATTTCACCTAATTCATCAAATTCCATGTCGTCCTCTTCGTCTAACATTTCCTCTTCTTCTTCAGATTCCCCAAGTTTAACAAGATACTCAGAGTCATTATCGTTATCAGTTAAATGAATGTCATTACCGTCTTTTTGAACTATAATACCATCTTTTTCACCCATAGCTTTAAACACTTTAAGAATTTCTTCGTCAGAAGCTCCTGTTAAGTCAATTGGACTTTCATCAGAATCCATGTCCATGTCAAAATCCATGTCCATATCATCTTCATCTTCGTCTTCATTATCAATGTCCATATCTAAGTCGATGTCTTCTTCATCAGAATCCATATCGTCTTCCACATCCATATCTAATTCAATCCCGTCTTCTTCTTGTTCAGAAAGAGATTCTTTTACTAGCTGATTGATTTCTTCCTTCATAGTTGAAGCAAGTATTCCTTTTGCGTTTTCGGCTATAGCTTCTTCAACTTGTCTCATTTGAATAAGTGCCTCCTGTACTAATTTATTATTTTCTTGCATGAAAAATTATTGTTATTTTCATTATAAATATTACCAAAAACAAAAAAAGTTTATTTTATCTAACTAATAGACAAAATAAACTTTAATTTAGTGCAAAAAAAAGTAGTCGAATACGACTACTTTTTGTTTATTGATGATTAAATCAGTTATTGAATAACCTCATCAATTTTACTTTCAGAGACTGCGGTTATTCTCCACTCGTGTGTGAACCCCTCATATTTTTTTGTAACCTTGGCCTCAACATCTGTTACTGAATACCCTTCTACAAGTTTTTCTTCTCTGATTTTTCTAATTTTACCTGTATTCTCATCAGGTAAGTCGTACTGAATTTTTGCTACGAAATACTTTTCTTCCATGTGTTTTTTATTTTCCTAAAAAGTCGTTTAATTTTTTCATTAAATCAACTGACTTCTCAACATAATCGTCTTTTTGTTTATGTTTTTTTTCTTCGTCTAAATTTTCCTCATATTTTTCTCTATCATCCGCATTTGAAAATAAATAAGCTCCCGGTGTGGACGGTGACGATACTAAGTCAAAACAGATTAATTCAAAATCTTCCTGAACTTCATTTCTTTCTCCAACTTTTTTTAACGACCCAACCCCTCTTGATGATATACCTAAGGTTACTCCTTGTCTCATTAAGTTCGCTGCTATATCCCCTTTTGTGGATACAACTCCTGATTCGTGAAAACCCGGAGAAGTTAATAATTTTAGTTTTCCCATTAAAATATTTCGGTCCCACCATATTTCAGTGATAATATGGGATACTCGGTCTAAATCGATTAAAGATGACTCAGGGTGGTTTAATTCGGATGTTGATAAACCTTTGTTAATTGTTTTTTGATAATTGTCCGCTTCTCTTCTTAATATCTTTTCAGGGTATGAACGACCATTTCTATTTGGTGTATCGTATTTTTGTAAAACAGCATAAAATTCAAATGGGTTTCTATAATCCATGTCTTTAGCTTCTTGTAAAACTTTTTCATTATGTTTGTCTTTAGGAGACACCCAACCGGCATCCGCTTCAACTAATATACCATGTCCTACTTCAGTCGCTTCTAATATTCTTAATTGTTTCATTAATTCTTTTTAAGATAAATATATCGATTATGGTACTTTACAAGGATTCCTCTTTTTTTGTAGTAGAAAATTCAAAATATTTATTGGTGGTAATATTATTATTAAAGATTGATTGGACAATATTTTTTACAGAATTTTTAATTTCTACGGATTTGAAATCAAATTCATTTGTGGTATATAAATTTATTTCTAAATTAAAAAATGATTTTTTTCCATGAGAAATGCCACTTGTCCTTAAGTCTAAATCAACAATACTTTTATCTTGGAAGATATTGGTATCAATTGATTTATAGACGGAATGTTTTATTTCTCTACTTAAATTAGAAACTATCCGATTCCAATTGTCATATTCATCTTTGGGGTTTACCCATGATTGAATGTTTATGTATATTGATTTTAAATTTTTCGAATCTACTGTTCCGTAAACCGATTTAATTGGAGCGTATAAGTTTAATTTTACACTTTTTCCTTTTTTCATTAATGTTTTTCATTATAAATGTTTATTGATTATAGTGAAAATATAAGTTAAATTATAATTGATGTCAAAAAAAAAGTGTTTCTACTAATTGAATAGTAAAAACACTTATCTTTTTTGATAAAATATGTTAAATTAAATAGATTCTTCTAAACTTTTAAGTTTTAAAAAATTCATTTGGTCGAACTTTTCATCCCCCAATCTATCAATTGTTTCGGAGATTTTTGTTTTTATTTCAAACTCTTGTTCCTTTTCTAAAATCACTTTTAATTTACTAATAGTGGTTTCACGTAAAACTTCAAATTTGGTTTCAAGTGATTTAGTATCTTCGGATATTAGTTGGAAAAATTCTTTTTTTGTTGTTTCATCTAAATTATCAATATATCCTCTTAATGTTTGGTTAGCAATACTAACCATTGATTTAATTGGTATATTAATTGACCCTTTAACTACTTTTTTATTTTCTTTTAAAACATTAATTATTTGTTTCTTAACTGTTAATCTTTCGATTAAGTCCAACTTATTGGAATAAACTAAAGTATCTAAATCCTCGTAATTATTTTTAACGGATTCAATTAATGATTTAGGTAATTTTATTGTCGGTAAAATTTTATGTAACAGATTAATACCTTCTTCTAAGAATTCTTTAGCATCCTGTTCAGATAAACCTTGAGGAGTACTTAATTGGTCATATAAAGCATAGGCTTTCGACATAGATTTATTGTTCAATACATTATGTTTGAACTCTCTTAGAGATTTTTTAAAATCTTTCTCGTCATTATATGACTCAAGTAGATTTTTTTCGATTATGGATTTTAGGTTTCCGAAGGTCATTATATGTAATTTTATTAAATAAATATTAGGAATTTAGTAACTTATCCAATTCTTTTGAAATTTCTCCTAAAGATTCTTGTCCATGACCTAAATTAATCATTTGAGCCCCTTCTATTAAGTTATTCTCAACCAACATATTTAAGTTATTAATTCGAGATTCCGGGGTTATTTCCGCTTCTCCTCCGACTGGTGGAGGTGGAACTGTTTCTTCCCCTGCCGGTGGTAATTCTTCGCCGCCTAAATCGGAGGTTTCAAATTCTCCCCCGCCAAATGATGGAGGTGGTTCAGATGTTTCAGTTGAAGCTGTTTGGGTTCCTCCTGAGGTACTACCATAAAGTTTATCGATATTATCAAATAAACCTGTTTTAGTGATAACCGTAGCAGTTGCCTTAAGCTCTTCCCCTACCGCTCTTTCAATTCTTTGTTGTTGTAAATCCAAACGAACTTCTTCATCTGACCATCCAAAAATATGTTTCTTAGCCCATGTTGCTGAAGTCGCTTGAATACCATTTCCTGGGTCCGCAACTAAATCTTTGTATAATAAAACTTTTTCTTTCCAAACGTCAATTTTTAATAAATCTGCTTGGGTTGATGGATTACTTAATCCTAATGTGAAATTATCCAATTCGTCTTCAAATCCTAATAAAAATAAATGGACGATTGCAATTTTATTTAATTCTGCAACCATACTTTTTTGAATTCTATTAATTGTTCTAGCAAAACGAATATCTTGTAAAGATAAATTTTTACCATCTCCTACAACTTCTTCAAAACCTAAAAATGCTTTAGGTACACGAAGAGCTGTTAATAGTTTCTTTTGGATATATTCAATATCGGCAATTTCTGAAAGGTTGGTCGCCCCTGGTAATGTAGTAATCGGGTCAGGTGCTGAAGGGTCTCTAACTGGGATGAAATAATCTTGGTCTACCGCCATTTGGTTAAACCTCATGTCAACATTACCTGTTTTATTATCTACAACCTGTTCTCTTTTAAATTTATTTGCAACTCTTTGTACGTATGCCTCGACATCGTCATCGTTCATATTACCAACAAATACTTTAAACATTCTTCTTTCAGGTGCTCTTGATGTACGATAAATTAACATCGCATCTTCTGATAGTAATAATTGTTTCCAAATTCTTCTTGCTTTCTCTAACATAGAAGTACCATAAGGAAGTTTTCTGTCGTCACCTAATAATCTAAAATGACCAATTTCCCATGTTTGGAATTCCATGTTTTTAATCTTCCAAGTAAAATGAAGAGATTTTTTGTCTTTATCTAATTCTTTAGTTATGTCAGTCGATATTTTTGCACTTACCCCTACTTCATGTCTTTCAATCTCGATTGTTGGTAATTGTTGAACACCTAC